AAAAAAGGTTTCCACCTTTCTCTCAATCCAGACTACAGAGATTCTGAAAGGCAGGATTTTGGAACAGGAACGATTAAATCAAGTAGGTTTTCTTCTTGAGGCTATTTATCATCTAGTACAACTATATTGTGCAAAAAGCAGCAAGCAGGCAACCTATCACTATACTTGGGCAGACTATTCTGTTACTAAGACTCTAAGCTCTCTTTCTCCTAAAGTTGCTGATAATATGGGAAAACAACTTGATCAGCTTAGGAAAGAAGCTGTCAAGAGAGGACTAATAGAGGAGTAGCATTGAATACTGTCACTATTGTTGGAGTCGGAGCACTTGGTTCTCATGTAGCTCTTTTTGCTCGTAACTGGAAGAACTATAGGCTCCGACTTATAGATCATGACAAAATTGAGTCAAAGAATATTATGGCCCAGGTTCATACAAAAATGGGGCTTGGCAACAATAAGGCTTTGGCTCTCCAGCAAGTAATCAAACAGCTCTTTGGCGTCCCTATAGAGGCTTTCCCTAGAAAGCTAATTCCTGACAATGTAGAAATACTTCTAGGTCGCTCTTCTCTAGTTATTGACTGTACAGATAATATTGAGGCCCGTAAACTAATTCAAAAGTTCACACAGGCCCATAATATTCCCTGTCTACATAGTGCTCTATCAGCTAGTGGCGATTTTGCCAGGATTGTCTGGACTGAACACTTTGTTCCGGACCCAGAAGGAACTCCTGGGCAAGCTACTTGTGAAGATGGAGAAATGCTACCATTTTTTGCAGCTGTAGCAGCTCAAACAACTATTGTCGCTCAAGAGTTTCTCTCAACTAGTCGAAGAACAAGTTATCAAATGACTCCCCAGTTCCTACTAAGAGTCGTCTAAATGTCTCGCTATCTAAAAATTAGTAGTGAGATTATCTTCGATCCTTGTACAAACCTCCAATGGGCAAAGGATTATGTAGACAATAAGACCTGGACTCAAGCACAAGAATATTGCGATGAACTAAATGCCCAAAGATATGCAGGTTTTGATGACTGGCGATTGCCTACAATAGGAGAATTATGGACACTGATCGACCATTCTAGATTTAATCCAGCAAGCTTATTTCCTGATATGCCTTCAAAAAATTTCTGGTCGTCGTCGTCCTGCGCCTACAACACCGACTACGCGTGGAACGTCTGCTTCGACGTCGGCTTCGTGTACAACGGCTACAAGTCGTACGTTTACGCGGCGCGGTGCGCGCGGGGCGGACCTTTGGTCCTTGACTCTAAAAAGAAAGAGGGCAAGAAAGAAAGGTTACTACCTTTCTCTCAATTTAGGCTGAGAAGATTCTAATGTCTCGCTTTCAAATCATTAACAATGAAATTGTACTAGATAAAGAAACAGGTCTTCAATGGACCAAGAACTATGTAATAGAAAAGACTTGGGACCAAGCACAAGAATACTGCAACGAACTAAACGCCCAAAGATACGGAGGTTTTAGTGATTGGCGAGTACCGACAATTGCAGAACTAATAACCTTGATTGACTTTGAAAGAAGGGGCCCAGCTAGTTCTTTTCCTGATATGCCTTCAAAAACTTTCTGGTCGTCGTCGTCCTACGCCAACATCACCGCCAACGCGTGGTACGTCTCCTTCGCCCACGGCAACGTGAACAACGCCCACAAGACGAACGTCTTCGCGGCGCGGTGCGCGCGGGGCGGACCTTTGGTTCTTGGCTCTCAAGATAAAAAGAAGAGAAAGAAGGAAGTTCCTTTATCTTTCTCTCAGCTTAGACTGAGAAGGTTCTAAAAAGGAGAATCTGATGGTTTCCAAAGTCCACCTTCTAATTATCGACCCTCAAATAGATTTTACAGAACCTGGCAGACCTCTTTATGTCCCCGGTGCTGATAATGATATGAGACAAATCGTGAAATTACTGAACTTCCTGATAGAAAGGAATGGACCTACTAGTATCACTGTTTCATTGGATAGTCATTCTCCCTTCACTGTTAGTCATCCTTGTATGTTTATTAATAGTGAAGGTCAACATCCAGAACCCTTTATCCAAATTCATCTAGAAGATGTCTTCAGTGGAACATGGCAAGTTATTAACATTGATTGGTACACAATAGTTGTACAATACCTCAAGTTTCTACAAGAACAGGGAAAGAGCCTAACTATTTGGCCTCCACACTGTATTGTAGGTTCTTCAGGACATGCCATTTGTCCTGTAGTAAATGAAGCAATTATTAAGTGGGAAATGGAGTTTAACTGGTCAGCAGTACGTCTTCTTAAAGGATTGTCACAGGATAGCGACCAATTCTCTATTTTTCATCCTGTTTTTGCTTCTCTAGCAGATAGAAAAGAGGCAATTGATCTAGCATCTAAGTTTGCAGAAAGCGATCTCCTACTTGTTTGCGGTGAAGCAGCAAGTCACTGTGTAATAGAGTCTCTTGAAAGCTATTACAGTATCTGCGAAAGGTATCAATTGAGAGAGCTAGGAACTCATAGACAAGTTATTCTTCTAACTGATGCAACTTCTAGTGTACCAGGCTATGAAGAAGAGACCCAGAAAAGGCTGGATAAGCTTCAAGAGAAGGGACTTCTTTTCTCAACTGTTAAGGAAATTCTCAATAATATTAATCCTTTGCTAAAGGAATAAAAATTGACTGCTTTACTAACTGACCTTTATCAGATTAGCATGATGCAAGGCTACTATCTAGCCGGTAAGCATCAGAATCTAGCAACTTTTGAGCTAACATTTAGAAAGGGCTATGGTAATCAAGCTTGGCTAATTTTTGCTGGGCTTGAATCAGTCCTACAATTCATCAAAAAGCTGCGGTTTACTGAGGAGGATATCAGGTATCTTAGTAATATGGGCTTTGACTCTTCTTTTCTTAGAGCTCTTGAAGATTTCAAGTTTACTGGCGATATTTTTTCTCTTCCAGAAGGCACAGTTTTCTTCCCTAGAGAGCCAGCTCTAATTGTTCAAGCTCCTTTATGGGAAGCCCAGTATCTTGAAACAATGATTGTTAACTTTATTGGCTTTCAAACCCTAGTAGCTACCAAGGCAAAACATTATAGATTCGCCGCTAGGGATAAACAACTGATCGAAATGGGACTACGTAGAGGTCATGGGTTTAACACAGAAATGTCCCGAGCTGCACGAATTGGAGGCTTTGACTATACTTCTAATGTTGAAGCTGGAAGACTCTATAGTATTCCAACAGTAGGAACAATGGCCCATAGTTGGGTAATGTCTTTTCAGGAAGAAACTGAAGCTTTCATTTCTTTTGCAAATCATGGCAGACCACCAATTTCTCTACTTCTTGATACCTACAGTACCCTTGATAGCGGTCTCCCTCATGCTCTGAAAGTTATTACAAACAGAGAAGGAATTAGTAGTATCCGTCTTGATTCAGGTAATCTTCTTGAACTAAGTAAAACAGTTAGAGAAGAGCTTGATTATCTAGGAGATGAAGGACAACACGTTAAGATTATTGTTTCCGGCGACCTTACTCCTGATAGCATAGCTACTCTTGAAGCTCAAAATGCTCCAATTGATATGTATGGAGTCGGCTCAGCTCTAGCAACACTCCATCCTTTCCCTATTCATACTGCTGTCTATAAGCTTTGTCAGATTATAGATAGTAGGACAGGACAAATTCGCAAGATTTGTAAAAAGTCCGATTCACCTGCTAAAACTACTCTTCCAGGTCGAAAAACTTTAGTTCGAGACTATGACACTAAGAAAGACACTATTGTTCCAGTTCTACCAACATACAATCATACTTCCCCTCAAGACCCTTTTATTGTGGCAATCAAACAAGGACAGACTACTCAATTCCTTCCAACAATGACTGAGAAAGCTAGACAAAGACTTCAAGATACTAACGAATTAGTTTTTAGTCCAGATTGGAAGGTAGAGATTGATTCAAGTATCTAAAGTGCAGAACTGGATTAGTAACAATGTTCCTCAGCTTCTAGGAGCTCTGGTTATTGTTATTGACTTGCTCGCAGCTATACTTTATCCAGTCTCTGAACTTCTTGCCTTAATTGCCTATCTTTTGTATAGAATTAAGGAAAGAAAACGACCCCTACTAATAGTGCCAGGAGTCTAAAGTGGAATCAGATAGATTCCCCAGTTGGACAATCAATGGAGATCTAGTTATTCTAGATCGAAGAACTAGCCTTGAATGGACCGGATGCTTTGGCTCTAACCTAAACTGGGACCAAGCGCAAGAATACTGTGATACACTAAATTCACAAGCATATGCTGGACCTAACGACTGGCGATTGCCTACAATAGAAGAATTATGGACACTAATTGATTTTCAGAGAGCTAACCCAGCAAGTTCATTTCCTGATATGCCTCCCAAAACTTTTTGGTCGTCGTCGTCTTACGCCTACAACACCGGCTACGCGTGGCTCGTCTACTTCGCCTACGGCCACGTGAACCACGACTACAAGACGTACGGATACGCGGCGCGGTGCGTACGGGGCGGACCTTCGGTTCTTGACTCTTCCAAGAAGAAAGAGGGCAAAAAAGAAAAGGTTCCACCTTTCTCTCAAATGCCTTTGAGAAGGTTCTAATGCATCGCTTTCAAATCATTAGTAATGAAATTATTCTAGATGAAGAAACTAATCTTCAGTGGGCAATGAACTATGTAGAAAAAAAGACATGGGACCAAGCGCATGAATATTGTGATGAACTAAATGCCCAAAAATACGGAGGCTTTGATGATTGGCGACTGCCTACAATTGAAGAACTTAGAATGCTAGTTGATTATTCTAGATTTGACCCAGCAAGCTTGTTTCCTGATATGCCTCCCAAAACTTTCTGGTCGTCGTCGTCCTTCGCCTACAACACCGCCAACGCGTGGCTCGTCCTCTTCGACTACGGCAACGTGTACTACGACTACAAGACGAACGTTGGCGCGGCGCGGTGCGCGCGGAGCGGACCTTTGACTCTTAACTCTTCTAAGAAAAAGAGCAAGAAGAAAAAGGAAGTTCCCTTACCTTTTTTCCAATTACCTCTAAGAAGGTTCTAAAAATGATGAAATTTCCCGACACTTACCATAATGTTAGTTACACCTGTCCTTGGTGTGGCGCACCTGGAAAACATTTGACAAAAGGTGCGCCGACAGGTGTAAGAATCAGAGCAACCTGTTTTTGCAAAATCTGTAAAAAACTCGTTGGAGTTACTTTCGAGTTTAATCCGGACTTTGTGGCTGTCCTTGATACCTATCAAGCATCAGTCGCACCTTAATTAGGGAAATTCGGGAAATTTTTTGTAGGGAGATTCACTGTGGAGCTACAAGAAAGACTAGCCGCAGCACAATTGATTGCTAACCAGCCACAGCTCATAGGAGCAGCCTTAGCTGGACCTCTTCAAGGAGCAAAGATTAGAGTCTTTCACAGCCAAAATTATTATACAGCCTGGTGGAAAGACTCAGGATTGTTTCTCCGAGTCCCCTTCGCTAATTGCCAAGACCCCCTTTGGTGTGAGTCTGGCCCTGAAATCATTGATTGGGCCATAACAGAGAAGTGTAACAAATCATGTCGGATTTGTTATTCTAATGCGACACCTGAAGGAAGAGAGACAACAGAAGCCGAGTTAGAGGCTTTTTGTAAGGCTCTCAAGACTGTACCTGTTCATTCAGTAGCTCTTGGCGGCGGCAATCCTAATGAACATCCTCTATTTCCTACAATTGTTCGCCGGCTACATGAAACAGGAGCTATACCTACATATACAACTAATGGAGAAGGAGTAACAGATGAAGTTCTAGAAGCTACTAAGCAACATTGTGGAGCTGTAGCTGTTAGCTGGCCATGGGATGGAGATACTAATGACCTAGTCTTAGTTCTCTCAACTCTCCGAAAGTTTATTAGGGCCGGCATCCAAACAAATATCCACTTTGTTCTTGGAAAAGATAGTATTTCAGAGGCTATCAGAATAACTAGATACTCGCCTAAGTACTGGAATCTTGATGGTCTAAATGCTATTGTCTTCCTCCTCTATAAGCCTGTAGGAAGAGCAACAGAGGATGGTCTTCTTGACGCTTCTAATCCGAAACTGCTAGAACTCTTTTCTCTTCTTGGTTTAGTTCAGGGAAAACAAAAGCCTACAGGCTGGCCAGTGGGATTTGATAGCTGTTCTGTACCTATTCTTCTATCTCTTACAGATACAAATAGAGAACTGGTCGAGACATGTGAAAGTGCTCGCTTTTCCATGTTTCTTACCACTGATTTAAGAGCAGCTCCATGTTCATTTATGCAACATCAAGGAGAGTTGCCATCTATCCTTTCCAGTTCAATTCTAGATGTCTGGCAGCATAATGAACTATTTACCACCCACCGAGACCTACTGCTCCACCATCATCCAGTAAAGTGTATGGGTTGCAGTGACTTAAAGCACTGTCTTGGAGGCTGTACTTACCTTCCTCAAATTGTAGACTGCCAAAGAAGTGATGTATAATAGGCTCATGACAAAGAATAATACCCTTCGTTCATCACTAGCTAACCTAAGAAAAGCAATAGGTGTAGAATCTGACCCAGATTCTTATCAAGAAGACGATGATACTCTTCCTGTTCTTGCAGGCCTAGTTACTGAAGCAGGAAAGATTGCCGTAAATACTCCTTCTCCTGAGTGGTTCTACAACTGGCGAGGACCTTGTCCTGATGGTCATCCTTGGGCATATACTACTGATGCAGAACTCAAACTTCTTCTTCTAGTGTTCGAACATCTTACCGCTCAATGTATTGATATGAGAGGACCTGGAGCAAAACCTACCTCCTTCATCAGTGAAACAAACCCCGGCTGGAAACCAGATAGACAGCCAGGGAAAGAAAATGGAATTGGACTGGGAAGACCAGTCACCTTTGAGGTATAGGACCTCATTGCTTCTAGAGAAAGGGACAAAATGACTTTTGAAATTGAACAGGTAAAGAGATTGGCAAAGGCAGCAGGAAGTATGCTCGGATATGGCGTCCTGGCTTACGGAGATATGCGAGTTAACTTCCGTGTTATTCAGGCCAAGGATGGTAACATCTTTATGTCTCTGCCCTCTCGAAAGGGTACAGACAATGAATGGCATGACGAAGTGCGATTCATTTCCGCAGACGCTCGCAAGGAAGCTAATACTGCTCTAGTAGATGCATGGGCCAAGCTCAACCAGAACAATACAGATAACAAGCCAGCAGCTGATAAGGGTAGCGACATTCCCTTCTAGTAGGATTTTCCCCCATGACCATTGAATATCCTGTCCGTATAGGGAGCAATCGCTCTAACCGTTGTTCTCCTGAACTTCAAGCTCTCATTTGCAATCTAGCATTAACGGAGCCTAGAGCTGGGATTTCAGAAATCTGGAGAACTATTACACAACAGGGACATCAAGTATCTTACTTTCCTGTCTTTCAAAAGGTTAAGGAAGCAAGAGAACACGGTCCTGAGATTGTTATTAACCCTACAAAGGAAGAGACAGGCTGGATGCACGGACCACAAAAGCAACAGGTCCGTGAAGCTTCTGTTAACTTTGCTAAAAGATTCCTGCCCAAGAAAAAGATAGTTGGCAATGCTATTGGTCTACCCTACAAGTTTCATGACCAGACCAGAGATTACGCAGCAGTATTTCCTCATGTAGAGGGGAGGAAGCTGTATTCCTACTTCTTCGAGAATAATCCTCTAATGATGCATGATACAGTAGAGGCTCATATCAAGTCATTTTGGCGTACCAAAACCACAATAGTTTTGGGCGATATTCTCGAAGAAGGTCTAAGAATTGTGCCAGATGTTCAAACACTTGTCTTTGACCTTGACTTCATGTGTCTTGTAAATGCTGCCTTCCTTTCTAAAACTCTTGACCTTGTGGTAGCCAAAGCACATTCAGAAGCCTTCTATCTGTTCCTAAATAATGCTTTTGGCCGGTGGACTACTTTTCATGAGACACTAGCAGCTCACCGAGCTATTGTTCATTCAATAGCTAGTGCGTGGCTTCAAAAACCAGCTGACAAAGAATTTGACGTACAGTATAATCATCAACGGTATCGGGATTCTTTCCCTATGCTAGCAACAACGCTAGTGGGGTTTAGGAGAAAGAGATGACTAGCTCGACACTTGGAATCATCTTTCTTCTAGTCGCTGTTGGTTTCTTTGCTCTCAACAAAGCTCTTAGAAAGGACAGATAGTGGCCAAAGATAAGGAAAAGAAGACTAAGGATGCTGGTGCTAAGGCAGCTCGAGAAGCTAATGCTCTTCAGCGACGTAAGCTTCGAGGACTAACTAAACAGACCCAGCATACCAGGAAGCTGCAAAAGGCACGAGAAAAGGTTACAAAGTGTAGTTCAGTAGCAGAGTATAAGAAACTGGCTAATGTTTTTCCTAGATTGCTCAAAGAAGAACATACAGCAGCTCGTCACCGTCTCCATATAACTAGCAGACAATTACATGAGTGATACTCACTCGAAAGGAAGACAGATGAATGCTTTTCAGGTTAAGATGCAGGCAAGACAAGCTCTCCTTCGAACCAAGCGGCGCGGCAATCTTTCCGGTGCCAAGCTAGCCGTAAAGGTTAGACAGGCAAGGACAAAGATTGTAAATAATCAAGCACTCCCTGATTCTGTCGTTAATGCAATCAGCGAAAACTTTGATGACTGGACCATTAAGGACCTATCTCCTGCTCAGAAGGCTGCTTTTTCACGCCGGGCCTATGACAAGTATCTCGGCTACTACGGTTGACATCCTAAGCTCCAGCAGATAGACTCTTCTCATGATACGTCCCCACCTAGTAGACCCTATAAGAACCAAGCTAACCAAGTTCTTATCTAAACTAACAGGACAGCTAAATGATAAGGAATTAGTGCTTCTTTGGGCTCTTGTAGGATTTGATATAGGTCGAAGCATTCATGGCCAAGAGATTACAAACACAGATCAGCTCATAGAACTACACAAAGACAAGCCTACAATTGCTACAGCTTTAATGTTACAGTCCATGATAGCAAAGTCATGGACAGAGGAAACAGCAAATGAACAAACTAGAGAAGGCAGTAGCTCTAGAAGCAGCACTACCTGATCCTTCTAAAGTTTCACCAGAAGAGTTCATAGATAAGCTATCAGAAACAATGGAAGAACTAATGCTTCCTAGAGGCAGAGTACTAACAGCAATAGAGTATGAATCCTGGATGTTTCCAGAGAATAACTTCACGAACTGGAAAGCGTTCCTTGAAAAGTACTTCTATCTTATTCGTCAAACAGCGAATGAACTTGAGCTACTGACTAAGATTTATGGCTTTATTGCTAACTCTACTTTACAGAAAGAGCTAGACAAATATACAGGAGATAATTATGAGATGGACCGAGACAGAGGACAAGATTCTGGAGACTCTATGGCATTATGCGACTAGTGTTGAGATTGCAGCTGTTCTAGGGCTACTAGGATATAAAAGAGGCAGTAGTGCCATTAGAAACCGAGCAATCCGTCTCAACCTGGCCGAGACAGGCTATCAAGGAGAGACTCTGGAAGAAAGAGTTCAAGAGAATCTATCTCCTGAAGAAGCTAAGATAGTTCTAAGTGTTCTTGGACCAGAATGTGGAGAAGATGAAGAAGTAACCTCACAGCTACTCCAACCTGTAGCCTCAAGCTCTGACAAAGCTGCTTATACTAAGCAGTCCCGGTCTATCTATAATGAACTACTGACTTTCCTAGACCAACTAGCTGTTACTGATAAACGAGTATCAATACCTCTACCTGCAAAAAGTAAGGGAGCTGAGTCACTGGTTGTGGTCTTAAGTGACCTTCACTTTGGTAAGTTGATTAAGAACAGACGCGGCCAGGACCTTTATAATGTTCAAATCGCTACTGAGAGAATGCAAGCTCTTACTGAACAAATAGCTAAACTAGGTGCTCATATTGAAGCAAGTAGCATCATTGATGAAGTTGTCATAGTATTGGCCGGAGATATTGTTGATAACGAAGGTATCTATGAAACTCAAGCATTCCATCTTGATGCTACTCTACTAGGTCAAATTCAAGCTGCTACTGAATCATTATGGTCACTAATAACAACCTTAGCAACACAATATCCACAGGTTAGAGTCATAACATGTAGAGGTAATCATGGTAGAACAGGAGGAGCTGAGAGTTCTAACTGGGACAATATTGTTTACTATATCCTTTCAGTTCTAGTTAAAACAACAGGTCTTCCCGTCAGTGTTTCTACTTCGTTAGATGAGTACAATACTTTCTTTGTCAAAGGATATAAAGGACTCATCCGGCATGAAATTCCTAAGCCTGATGGGACACCAACAGCGAGTGCTAAGCTAGGTGGATGGTATGCCCGACACCACTATGATTTCCTGATTTCTGGTCACTATCATCAAGTTCGACTAGGTTATTATCATGGTAAGCCATTGTTTAGAAACGGTGCTTTGACAGGAGGAGATGACCTGGCAGAAAGAATGGGAGTTGATGATGACCCTAAACAACTTCTCTTCGGTGTCTCAGAGAAACATGTCCCTACTTTCCTGTATCCCCTAGAGTTTTAGGAGTCTTAGATGCAGTCTTTGCAACAAAAACTGATGGCACAGGTCCCACAAAAGCTTTCTTTTGGAGATACAGAGCAGATTAAGAAGCTATCAAGGATAAGAGAGCTTGCTCCTGGTTCTTTTCAATTCACTGCTCGCTATCTTCTTTCTCTTAGCTGCTATGTAGAGACAAGTCTAGATATATGGGCGGCAAGTGCTGAAGAAGCCTATAATATAGCAAATTCTGAGAAATTTTTTGATGAAGCTTTTCAACAAGCATCAGATGAAATTCTAGAGTGGGATGTAGACAGAACAGATCTTCTTTCGGTAACTCCTGTTACTCCTCTACCTCCTAGTCCCAAAAGTCAACTCCCCCTTCTACAAGTGAAGCCTAACTACAGACCACAACTTAAAGATTGGAGATAAAATGTCAGGTCAATTCAGTATCTATAAGCCCAAAGCCGCTGTCCAATTTCGTTGCAAGTCAGCTGAGCCAGGTGCTACAGAACGTGATGGCTGTGTCTTTATGGACATTGCTCCTGGTATTGGACAAGATGACTCTGGAAACAATCGATATGACTGGGAAAATAAGATTGTGTTTGCCTTTGCACTAGTTGATTTAGGGCAAACAATCTTAGGTCTTCGAACTAAACAGTCAGTCAAGCTCTATCATGACCCAAGTAAGAGTGCTGGAGCTGCATCAACAGGACTCAAAGTACTTGTCTTTGAGCCTGCTGAGTCAGGAGACGGCTCATGGTTTCTTCGTGTCTCTCAAGGCCCTAAGGATGGAGGAAAGAGCTATTCAATTAACCTATCAGCTTATGAGCTACTCATTCTTGGGACATTGATGCAAGATGCTCTTTCAAAAGTGATTGCTTGGGGCAAGTAATGACTAATGTCTATCTTGTGGCTGATGGACAGCACTTCTGGGTAATCATCTGGGACTCAGAGACCCAAACCCTATCAGTTATCAAAGAATGTGCTCGTAAAGGCACTGATAAGAGGACAACTATTCTTGAAGCCTTTTGGTTTGCTCTTCAAATGCTTCAGCAACGGGCAAGATTTACTCTTCCAGTAAAATTTCTCGTACCTAGAAGAACTATCAAGAAGCTTTCAGAGCTACCTGATTACTTCCATGAGGAGTTTAAGCAGCTGCGAGGACAATTCTTTGAGCCCAGCGACTGGGTTCTAGGTCACTATCGTCTGTGGTTTTCAAAGACAGGAAAGTATATCCGTCAGCTCAAGAACTTTGCTAAAGGTAGACGAAGAATTGCCTTTCAAAAACATGTGGAGTATGATCCATTATGTCCCTAACGTGCCAAGGTCTTTGTGGAATAGTTAGCGACCCAATCTGTCCTGGAAAATCATTACAGGACGGAGCTTTCTATTCCCTCCAAATAGCTACAGCAGATCCACATAAGATAGTTGAAGGCAAACCAAAGATTCATAAGTATACTCTTGAAATCTGGGTGCCTCGAAATGAAAACAAAGAATTTCTAGCTAAGTGTAAACGAAAAGAGATTTACCAGCTTCGTCTAGGTACTATTCAAGACCGAGGTAATGGGACTACAGCTCTAGTCACTTCAACTAGCAACTTTATCCATCTTGAAAGACCTCTGTGGGCTAGTGGTAAAGAGCAGGCTGATGAGTCTTGATACAACAGCAGTCTTTTTTAAGTTTCCTGTCATTCTTCTTAAAGAAGGAGAAGAGCTAGATGTCGACGAATTTCTTACCGGTCTAACAGAGATAGCTAAGAAAGAAATTGTTGAGGCAAAAGGAGTAGAGGTCACTGGCACACATGCCATGATTCTCCGATTGTTTCAACAGATTCTTCCTACTTGGTTCGACGCAGACTCTTTTCTCTATATCGCGACATCTAATAACAAACGTCACGGGTTCTTAGGTGCATTAGCTACTGCTTATCTAGCTGGACTATGGGTCGGTCAAAACAAAGTACAAGTAAAGCCAGGGAAAATAGATGAGAAAAGCCCTGACAGCAATAGTCAATGAGCTAGGCTTGCAAGATGGTACTAGCTATAAAGTACTTAGAAATGGCGACGGATTAGTAGTAGGCTTTACTATTATCTGTCTTATCCAAGTTGAAAACAAAGCCCTCTCTGTTCAAATAACTGAGGCTAATGATAAGTTCTTTATTCGCCTTATTAGTGATCGGGTAGACCAATTCCCAATGCCTCGTTGGGTTAGCCAAGCTCTTCGAGTTAGTAAGATTTGTCCCAATAACTTGACCCCTACAAAGCTTACTATTGGAAGCTATAAAAATGGTCAGTCTTATCTTGCAGTAGATTTACTAGTAGAAGACAGTGAAATTCTACGACTAGAAGCAAAAGATCTGCATATTGTTGGGAGATGGTAAAGAATGCTACTCCTTTTAGGGTATAAAGGCACTCAACAATCACGAGAGACTCTCTTTGGCATTGCCAAAAGACTTGGAGTACCAGTAAGTGTGAGTTTTGCCATTGAGGATAGTGAAATCATCAATAAGGCCACAGCAATCATTCCTTTTGGACAAGCAGCATTAGGAGCTATCCCAAGTAGCTTTACTGGACCAGTCTTACAACATGTTCCTTCTCCTAGTACATTAGTTACCTTAACTTCTGTTCAGAAACGAGTAGAATGGGAAAGGATTATGGCTTTCGTCTCTGAACACTCTCCTAGTATGGGCAAGACTATTGTTTATACAGCAGAGAAAGGAACAGAGATTACTGTAGGAGAAGATAGTGATCTGACTTGGCAGGAACTACAAGCCATCTCAACTCTTGTCGAATCCCTAGGCTTAGGACCTGGCAGTGTAAGACTGGAGAAAAATTCTCATGATTGATGGACTTACCGAGCTTTCTATCTATATCAAGAGTGCCAGGCCTCTTGTATGGGTAATTAGCCAGGAAAAAGAGAGAGTTCTGCGCGATCTGAAAGGAATTCTCGACTCAAGTGATGCAGGGTCAGTCCCCTTTCTTATTAGACAGACTGCTATTAGCTGTCCTCATCTAGTCTCTCAAGAATTACATGATTCTGTAATCCTTGACCCTCGAGCTAGTATGTCTCTTAGTGAGCTCGTAAGCGCTCTTCTGGAACAAAAAGCTCCTGTAGGCTTAACTAATCCGCATATCAATAAGATTCTTTCCGATCATGATAATCAGCAGAGATTAAGGGCAGCAGGGGCTATCATCTTCTGGGAGAATCCTGATTTCTGTCTTCGAGAAGAGCGTGAAGACAGTAGATTCCTTTGCTCCGTACTGCCCCAACTACAGCAACATGGTATCTCTATTGTAGGAGTTGCTCCTGGTTTTTGTACTCTAAATGGGCCTGTTCCACATATAATTGCTAGTCATTTTGCTGTTGTAAACTATATTCTCCCAGACATCGAGAAGCTTCGAGAGGTACTAACTAAAGAACTAGAGGAAGCCAGTAATACCGTCAGCTCTACCATTGCAGCATATAAGAAGGTAAAGAACACCAAGCTTGTTCAGACTCGTATTGCTAGACTACAGGCTATCAAGCTAGAGTATTCTCCTGATGAAGTTCATCAGATTCTTAGAGCCTCTGCTGGAATGACAGCCTTTGAATTCAGAGATCACCTTGAACATTTTCTCATGCGTGACTCAGAACTCAAGCCTCTACAGTTTCTAGAGGCTAAGGCTGCAATTATCAAGAAGTCTCATCTACTTGAGCTTATTAATCAACCAGAAGGACTAGACCAAGTAGGAGGACTAGAAGAAGCAAAGAAGTTTGTTCGCCAATGGAAGAATTGTTTCAGTGAAGAAGCTCAAAAGTTTGGAGTTGAAAGCCTTAAAGGTCTAACTCTAACTGGTCCTCCAGGAACTGGAAAAAGTCTCTTTGCCAAGGCTGTAGCAGCCGAGCTAGGTCTACCACTACTCAGACTTGATATTGGGAGACTCCTAGGTGGAGTGGTAGGGCAAAGTGAATCTCAGGCACGAGAAGCTATCAAGTTGATTATTGCCTGTGCTCCTGTAACACTTTGGATAGATGAAATAGAAAAAGGATTGGCCGGTTCTACAGGTAATAGCCTTGATTCAGGAGTAATGGCTCGGGTTTTGGGCACATTACTAACTGCTATGGAAGAAGAATTTGATGGGGTAATTCCTATTGCTACTTCCAATAACATCAAGAATATTCCTCCTGAATTTCTGCGCCGATTTGAAGAAGTGTTCTTTGTTGACCTTCCATCAGCAAAGATTAGAGAACAAATCTTTAGTATTCATCTTAAGAAAAGAGATAGAGATCCAGCTTTGTTTGATCTCAGTGCTCTGGCTTCCTTTACTGAAGGATTTACAGGAGCTGAGATTGAAAAAATAGTCCGCCGAGCTATTGCTAATAGCTTTGCCTCCTATCAAGGCAGAGAAGATATCTCTACTGATAACCTGACTCAAGCTGTCAAGGGAGTTAATCCTATCTCGCAGCTAATGAAGGAAGAAATCGATTCAGTAAGAACCTGGGCCAAGGAGCATAATGCTATCATGGCCGACGCAACGTCTGAAAAGACAAAAATGGTAGAACTTCGACGAGGACTAGGTGAACTATGAGCATTCAGATTACCCTTCGTAGCAACATTCGTGACCTTACTCTTCTGGAAAAGGCTCTGTTTCGTATGGGAGTAACAGAGCAATCAATGACCAGAGACACTATCGTAGCACAGCAGAAATGTGCTCTGGCAATTGACCAACAGGTAGGGTTCTCCCGCCAGGCAGATGAAACTCTCTCTCTTGTAGGCGACCCATACTATACTCAAGCTCTCCGAAAGTACTACCGGAAGACAGAAAGTCTTCGTCAAGATCTCACAGCTAACTACCTGCTAGAAGACGCAATCGTAAAGGCAAGACGGGCAGGATTTACTGCTAAAGAGGAAACAATTGCCCGTCATAATGATGGTACTGTTACCTTGGAGGCGTGGGCAAGATGAATAAGCTAATCATTACCATTGATCCCAAGACCGAGACAGTTTCCTTCAAAGTCAAGGGAGTCAAAGGGGCTGGCTGTCTAAGTATTAGTGACGATCTTCGTCGAGGCTCAGAGATTATTGAACAACACGAAACCGAAGAACTTCATGAAGTTAACGTGGAACAGGTAGCCCAGAGATGATTCCTGCCCAAGTAGATAGCAGAATCCATTTCGCCAACCTAGTTGTTAACTGTGGTTGGTGTAATGCTTCCTGTCCTAATTGCTATGTTCCACACAAGAACTGTGCCTATGACTACACTTTTATGTGGCTTGAAGGTCTGTTCATTGACCCAAGTAATTGTCCTCTGCAACCAGAAGCTATTGTTCTATCTCTAGCTAACGATCATCAGCTCATTAAGGAAATCAGTTCAAAGTTTGGAGATAGCATCCTCTGTAGTAAGCCTGATATTACTCTGGCTATCAGAGATGTAGAACACTTTCTCACTTGGGTTATTCATTCAGGAATCAATCTCCAGACTTGGCTAGGCAATGTAAAACTTGTTCTCAGTAACTATGAAGGTCTTGTTCCTCTTCTAGCAGAGATAGATTATCGAAAAGTAAATGTTGAGATTGGGATAATTGATAATGGAAGTCCTCTCTCTGCCAGTCAGATTAAGAACTGTCCTTTCCCTATCTATCGAATTATTCCGAAGCCAGCTGAAGCTCTGGTCTCGGCTGGTACTAATGACCTATGTCTTAGCTATATGCACAATGATCCTCCTTGTCCTGCTGGGACACAACATTTTAGTGCTTGGCCAGATGGAAGAATCACTGGCTGTCCATATAGAAGATTTCATTCTGCTCCTCTTCTGCATAGTAACCTTAATATAAGTCAATTGTTCTTTGCTCCATATGATTCATGGGTTCAACAGATTAGAGGACAAATGCGGAACCCTGATCCATATGTTTTCTGTCCAGCTAATTATGAAAACGGTTACAAGTTTTGTAACCAAGCTCAACTGCAACGATTTCGTGACTCCTTGTAAACTAGAAAGTATGAAGAGTTATTCAGACTTTCTTCTCTCCTGATGAAATATCAATAGGTTACAGCTTACCTGTTGACTAGAGCATCACCTAGGATAGAGTAGAACAATGTCAATAGACCAGGTAATTGTAGGCCCGCTGGATAGTATCTCCTCTCCAACAGTACAATCTCTCCTTACTTCTCTAGCTGAAGGCAAAGGAATTGCTGATAGCTTTAAGGGTAGAATGTATGAAGAGTATACTGTTGACGGAAAATCATTAAGAGAATGGCAAATAGCCTTCTCTATTGATATTCCAGTTGATTTAGGTCCTCAAGAGTGTAAGATATTAGCTGGCCAACTTCTTACTCATTATGAAGAAGCTACACGTCATTTCATTATTGCTGATGCAGTATTGACTGCTCTCCTCGATGGCAAAGCATCTGATCAACAAGTAAGAATGGAAGCTCTCATCAGTCACTATAGAAGAACAGTAAGAAAAGAGCCACCAGCAACAACTCTAAGAGAATTCAAAGAGCTGGCTGAAAATACTACTATGAGAAGTACTGTAGCAAATGCTCGCATTGCCAAAGATTTCTTCAAAAATATTCTGGACTTGCTTACTAATGCAAGAAAGATTTGTGAGCAGGCAAGTATTGCTAATGGAACAATGGCTAAGCTAGTTAGACAGGCTGACTAGAGAAGAAAGGAAAGAAAAGAATGGGCGACGAAGACAAGACCATGGTAGAAACAAATCGAGGACCTGAAGACTCTGATAAGAAGGTGCCCCTAAAGTTTGGGTATATCATTGGAGTTACTGAGGAAGGCGAGCTTAAGTATCAACTGATTGGAGATACTGACCTTGTTCACCTCCTATCACTCCATACAGCAATGGGACGTATTGTTGAGGCAGAGCTAGAGATGACTGAGCCTTCTCCTCTATTTATTGGAATGGCTCGTAATTCTAAGCTGCTAACTGATATTGCTCAGACTGTTGCTGCTATGGGAGATGCTCTCCAAGAGATTCAGACCAAGCTAGGAATCTCTGAAACAGCTAAAGAGACTAATGAATGTTGCTGTGCAAAGGAGGAAGCTACTAGTGACACACCCTCGGGAACTGACCAGAGCAGCTAAACAAATCTTCATAGAAAGATATCTTCTTAAAGATAAAGATGGACAAGTCATTGAGACTCCTGATGAATTATTCAGACGTGTCGCTAAAGCTGTAGCTAAAGCGGAGAAGCCTGGAGGACCTCAAGGACACTGGGCAGAGAAATTCTATGAAGGAATGTCTTCTCTTACCTGGCTTCCAAACAGTCCTACTCTTCTAAATGCTGGAGCTGGCCAAGATGGAAAGAATCGAGGCTGTTTATCTGCTTGTTTTCAGCTAACTCCTGAGGATGATGAAGAAGATATCCTCGATACAGCCAAAAGAATGGGGATGATTCTTAAACATGGAGGAGGAGTAGGTATTGCTCTCTCCAAGTTAAGACCTCAAGGCTCACCTATTAAAAGTACTCATGGTATAGCTCATGGACCAGTACTTGCTTTAAGAGAAGTCTTCCGAGCTGTTCCTAGACAGATTACACAAGGCGGTGTTCGGCAAGCTGCCAATATGTGTATTCTACATAGAAGCCATCCTGATATTGAAAAATTCATTACGGTCAAGAAAGACCACCTTCCTAATGGTCCCGATGACCCAGGCATGGCTTTGTATAATATCTCAGTAGCTACTGATGATGAGTTCTTTAGAACTTTTGACCAAGAAAAGAACAAGCAACTCTTTGATAAGATTACTGAGATGGCATGGCAACATGGCTGCCCTGGATTCTATTTCATTGACCATGCTAATAAAGATAATCTCCTGCTTCGTGATTACCTAGAAACAGAAAATCCCTATTATTTTCATGGAGTTAATCCGTGTGGAGAGCAAAGTCTTCCAAGTACGGGAAGCTGTACCTTAGCTTCTATTAACATTGCTCGTTTCTTTAAGGGCAGTACTTTTGACAAGGTAGGATTTGGTCTTTGTGTAAAGACAGTCATTCGCTTTTTGGATGACGTTCTAACTATTAATACCTATCCCGATGAGAAAATAGCAGAGTATGCTCTCTTTAGTAGAGACATTGGTCTAGGAATCATGGGCCTGACTGATGTTTTTACAGAAGCAGGAGTAGAATATGGTTCTCCTGAAAGTCTAGCCCTCTGTGATACTGTAATGACAGAGATGGCTAGAGCAGCTAGAGAAGCATCAGAAGACCTTGCTCAAGAGAGAGGTCCTGCTCCAGCAATGGAGAGGATAAGAAAAATTGCGCCGAGACGAAATACTAGTCTTCTAGTAGTTGCTCCTACAGGTAGCCTTAGTATCTTTGCTGATTGTGTCGGTGGTGTTGAACCTCTATTTGCACCAGTAGAATTAAGAAAGCAAGGAGGAATAGAGTATTTCAATATCCCCCGAGTAGTTAGACAGTTTCTTAAGCCTGGCGATCTTGATAAATTGGATAAGATACTATCATCAGACAAGATAACTAAAGAAAAGATGACCCTGGCTGAAGAACTAATCAGACCAAAACTACCCAAGTTTCTCAAGACAGCTCATGAAATACACTGGAGAAATAAACTTGATGTCATTGCTACCATTCAAAAGTATGTAGACCGTGGGATTAGTCATACTCTAAATCTTCCTCATGATGCTAAGCTAGAAGATGTAAGAGAGTCAGCCATTTATGCTTGGGAGCAAGGACTAAAGGGATGGACATGCTATCGAGATGGGTCCATTCCTCAGCAGCCTTATACAGCTCTGTCTACTCTTCAACAGCAGCAGAAGACAGAGGTACAAGGATTATTCCCTGTACCTGATGTAGTTCCTGGTGAAGTTCATAAAGTTAAGGTAGATATTGACGGAAAAGAACCAGAACATGTCTATATTACTGTAGGATTCATTCCTGGAACTAAAAAACCTTTCGAAGTATTTGTTTCTGGCCGCGTCCAAAACTTATCTCCTATTGCTATGCAACAAATTACTCTTACTACAAGGTTAGTATCTACTTGTCTAAGAGCTAGAGCTCCTCTAGCTGAGGTGATTAAGCAACTAGAGAGAACAGAGGGCCAATGGATGTATTCTATCCCTCTCTCAATTGCCAAAGTCTTGTCTCAATACTTACTGGCTGCTGGAGCAATTAATGGTGCCCGCTGTCCTGATTGTGGAGAACCTACTCTCCATGGAGAAGGTTGCGAAAAGTGTACCATTTGTGGCTGGTCTCGCTGCAGCTAGTCTAGAAAGTTTGTCCTACAATGATGAAACTAACCGACATTCGTCGTGATCCTAGTGGTATTGTCTGGAAGCTCATCTTTGAGAGTGCTAGCAGTCCAGCAATAGCAGAGACTGTAGTCTATCGGTATAACGATAGAGTAGTAGTCTGTTTCTCTTGTCAAAGTGGCTGTCCAGTAGGATGTGTATTCTGTGGCACTGGTAATCATTTCATAAGAAACCTTACTGTTTCAGAAATGCAACTACAGATTGAGAAAGGTCTAAATCTAGCTGGTCGAGCCAAACAAATGCAAATCATGGCTATGTCTATGGGTGAGCCAGCATTAAATCACCAGGCTGTATTAGAAGTAGCCGAGGATTACTTGTCTCAAGGCTATGACTTTTTCTTCTCAACAATAGGATTAAGAGATAACCCTTTCATTGACCAGGTATGTCTACTAGGACAAAGATACTGGCGCTGCGGGCTACAATTTTCTCTTCATTCTCTTAATGACCAGGAAAGACTTTCGCTCTTCAGAAATAAACGCCTTCCATACATGACCATTGAAGAGATGATAGCCGCAGCTGACAAATTCAAGGCACGAAGCAGAAGTTCAGCATACTTCAACTGGATTTGTACACCAGCTAATGCCACTCAGGAGAATGCTGAAGAAATGCAAATCCTGAGAAGACACCATCTAACCTGTTCTGTTATGTGTAATACTTCTTGTCCAGAAAAAGGTGATATACAACTAGCAGAAAAATTTGCCTCATTAGTCAGAGACTGTACTAACGAAGTCACAGTGTCTACTTTCGATCCTGCAGGACAAGACACTATCGGAGGAGGATGCGGGCAACTTTGGTATGTACAGGAAAAGTTGAAAGAGTTAAGAGGAAAAGGAAATAAAAATGAAGCTCTATAAAGTAACAACAGCTAAGGGAGTTTCAGGCACACGATTTCCATGTATTGCAAAAGTTTACTGGAAAGCAGGAGTTACTAAGGAGCTTACACCTAGGCCAGACCCACGGCTATGTACAAGCACAGTTTATCATGCTTATGTACACCCAATCCAAGCAGTTCTTGCAGACTCCCTCCTTCATCTTAACTATCTTCTTGCAGGACAACTTTGGGAAGCAGAAGGTGAGCCAGTAATCTGGGATTGTAGAAAAGTTGGCTGCTTCAAACTAACAACTATCAGACCAATCGAGACTCCTTCTGTATCAGGCACACTTCTACTCTTTATTTTTAGAGAACTAAATACTCTTAGGCCAGCTTTGACACTACCTCCTGAATCAGCCATTACAGCTAGTTATCTCTTTCTCTCTGACTTTGATTCTATCTCCCCATGTGAGCTTCAGGAAGCATATGACATTGCTTGGAGGAAATGGAAGAAAACGGAAGAAAAAAATGAACTGGATGCCTGAACTCGAAAAGGCTCTTCAAGAAAATAGACTAGCTTTCAAATGCACTAACTGGGGCGGTTATCCATGTAACGGTGGCAAACAGGATCATCAGCTAGCCCTCGGGCCTGATAATGAACCGGGTGAATGGCTGCCTACCCAGAGAAGAGAGATGTGCTGTTCAGGCTACCATGTAACCGTTAAGCCATATCAATGGCAAGGCAGTCAGGTATGGCTCGTTGAAACAAAAGAGCCTATTAACCTGGCCAACGATAAGAGCTGTGTAAGCAGTCTTAGAGCTGTTGCACTAGTTAATCCGGCTGAATGTATCAATCCAGGGGTTTGGGTTGTAGCTTCAAAAGCTAATCTCTCTGAAGCTAATCTTTCTGGAGCTAATCTCTCTAATGCTGATCTTTCTAGAGCTGATCTCTCTGGAGCTAATCTTTGTAGCACTGATCTTCTTAACACTAATCTTTCCAGAGCTGATCTCTCTAGAGCCAACCTTACGAAAGCCAATCTTTCTAATGCTAATCTCTTTGGAGCTGATCTTACTGGAGCTGATCTCACTAGAGCTAACTTTCAAGGAGCTGATCTTACTGGAGCTAATCTACTTAGAGCTCACCTTGCTGGAGCTGATCTCTCGGAAGCTAATCTAACCAGAGCTAACCTTCGAAAAGCTAATCTCTTAGGAGCTAATCTTTCTAGCGCCAATCTTCGTATGGCTAATTTCTGTGAAGCTAACCTCTCTGAAGTTATTCTTTTTGAGGTTAGAAATGCTCATTCAGCTTTCAACTTTCCAGAAGAAATTGAAGGAGCTATCCAGAGGTAGGGTTGTAAAATGTCTATGACTATGATAACTTAGAAAGACTATCACAAGGTCTATGAGAAGAGAAAAGAAAAGATATAGTTTCTACTCAAGGGTGACCGAGTGGCCGATGGTAACGGGCTGTTAACCCGTCGACTAACCCTCCACCGCAGGTTCAAATCCTGCCCCTTGAGCCATAACCCTCGTTCGTCTAGCGGTTAGGACTCCACCCTTCCAAGGTGGAAGCGTCGGTTCGACTCCGACACGAGGGTCCACTATCTTTCCTCTTAAATAGTCGCAACTTCCTCTTTTTTGAAAGGCGAATGACATGACATGGCAAGAGCTTCTTGACCAAGTAACTCTGGATGCTGCTGATTGTCGAGATGTTCGAAAGGCTTTGAGCCTTTGCGAATACAAAGCTACTGAAGATACTGGGGACAATATGTTGGAGAATGCCCGAATGACTCCTTGGGCATTCGGACAGATGTGTCAGCGACTAGGTATTCCTACTTCCTATATGAATATTTGTCCTTCTCAGCTGAGAGAAACCAATATTCTCTATTGGCTAACTCGGTCACCAAGAGATGTAATGATTCGCTTTCGAGAAGATACAGTCAGAGCATTAGTATCTGACAAGTACGGCCCGCTTGATGACCATAAAATGGTTAAGCTAACAATGGATAAAGCTGACGACCAACTAGATATTGTCAGAGCCAGCTGTAGTGATTCTTTTACTGAGCTAGTAACTCTTGACAAGCTAGGGCCTCTAGGAGTTAGAGACCTACAAGACCATGAGTTTCGTATTGGTCTAATTCTTCATAACAGTATGGTTGGCCGGGCTGCTTTTCGAGCTAGACTTGCAGTTCTGAGACAAAGACAGTCTTGCTGGTGGATATATCTTTCATCTGGTAGTGTTAGTGTATCCAAGCGGCACATCTATATTGATGAGGACCAGTTTCTTCTTAAACTAGAAGCTGTCCTAGCTCAATTGAATACATTCCGAGTAGCAGCAGAACAAGCTCTTGAGTCAGCCCTTATTGATAAGGTTAAGCCAGTTGAGCTAGCAAGGTTGAAGCATAAGATGGCTCTCATCTTTGGAGCTGTGTGGGTAAAAGAAAGATGGCCCGGCTTTGAGCAGGATTCCTCTCTTACTAAGTATACTCTAGCAAGTATTATTGCTGAAGAAGCTAATAGAGATGGAATTTCTCCTGAAGATCATGTATATGGCTCACTCATTGCTGGAAGACTAGTAGGAGTATAACTGTCCTATGGCTCAAGTAGCTCATCTGGTAATGTGTACCTCCGCCAACAACAATAAATACTACAACATGGAAGAAAAAGGTGGCGAGATTCATGTAGAATATGGCCGAGTAGGAGTTACTTCTGTCTCTTGTGTCTATCCATTAAGTAAATGGAACTCGCTCTATAACTCTAAGATTAAGAAGGGCTATAGAGATATCACTGCTATGAAAGCAGTACAGACAAGTAATCCTTCAGGATTTCTTGATATCTCGGACAGAGCTATTGCTACTCTTATTGCTGACCTTCAAGCCTTTGCTAAAAAATCAGTGTCTCAAAACTACACTGTTTCATCAGAAGCAGTAACTGCTCAACAAGTTGCAGAGGCACAGAGAATTCTAGATAGCATTGCTCAACAACTTTCTCCATCAGCAGATGGTAGAGCTATTGATGCTATGCTTCTCAATCTCTACCACGTAATTCCAAGAAAAATGGATCACGTCCATAATTTCTTGATTCGTGGTACTAATTTAACAGATACCAAGCTCTATAAGAGAGCTCAAGAGTTAGTAAGTAATGAGCAAGCTACTCTTGATGTCATGAGCGGCCAGGTTTCTTTACATACAGCCCAACAGACTCAACAAGCTACTCCTGATGACCCCATTACTATTCTTGATGCTATTGGTATCTCTCTAACAATAACAGCTCAAGAAGATATAGATATCATCAAAACTCAGCTCGGAGGAATGCAAAATCAGTACCAAACGTCCTATAAAGTAACAAACAAAAAGACAGAAGAAAGATTTCAAAAATGGTTACAGTCAACAAAGAATAAGACGACCAAGCTCTTCTGGCATGGTAGTCGTAATGAGAACTGGTGGAATATCCTAGGCTCTGGATTAATGATTCGTCCTTCTGGAGTAGTACATACTGGAAGTATGCTCGGAAATGCCATTTATGGAGCTGACCGAGCTAAGAAATCTCTAGGCTATACATCAATCAATGGCTCTTATTGGGCTAGAGGTAGTGCTAGACGAGCATTTATGGGTCTCTTCCTCTTTCATCTTGGCAAACAATTAAAGCTAACTAATTTCCCTTCTGATGCTCATCGCTTTTCTTCCAAGTATTTAGCTAGTAAGGGAGGTTATGATAGTGTATTTGCCTCAGCAGAAAAAGGAATGCTTCGTAACAATGAATTTACTGTCTATAGACCTGACCAGGTAACTATCAGATATCTGGTAGAAATTAAGTAAGCAGAGAGATGCCTGAGAGGTTAAAAGGGCCGCCCTGCTAAGGCGTGCGAGGTAACACTCACGTCAGTTCGAATCTGACTCTCTCTGCCAACTTATAACTTTTTCTAAGCCTGATGAAAGGGAAAAGCAATGACCATTTTCAAGTTTTCACTTCCTGTTCATGGCCTTAATACAGTTCTAATGCCCAAGTGGGCAGACATTGTGCATTGTGATTTTTCAGGTGACGACCCAGCCATTTGGGTCTATTGTAATCAGGAAGCTTTGAAAGAAGAGCGACAGTTTCTTGTTCTAGGCACTGGGAAGCCTATTCCTAAGAAGGCCATCTACCTGGGCACAGCAGTTAAACCAGGGGTTGGTGTTCATGTCTTTGAAGTATAAGATATCTAGAGACCTCGTCGTCTAGTCTGGCTCAGGATCCTGGCCTTTCACGCCAGAGACGCGGATTCAAATTCCGCCGAGGTCGCCATACATATACTACTTGCCGGTGTGGAGGAATCAGGCATACTCCTCCCACTTAAAATGGGAGGCCCTTAGTGGATTGAGGGTTCAAATCCCTCCACCGGCACCAAAAGAAAAAGAATGTCCAGACGTGAGTATATAACTACTGAGCCACCTCTTAACCCACCAGAAATCTGTGAAGAATGTGGCAAAGCAGAAGCCTTCAGGTGGATAAGAGATGGTAACTGGCAGCCTTACTATCTTTGTCATCATTGCTATCTAGAATTTGATACAGTAAGAGGTGAATTTCTGTTTGAAATTGAAAAAGAAAGGAACAGATAATAATGACCTCAGGACAAATGATGGTCTGGGCAGCAGTCCTAGCTAAAGAACTAGATATCTCTAATCCCCCAAGACATGTCCTTGAAGACGAAACACAATGGAGTAAATGGGAAGACAATCGTCTTATTACTGCTATTGAACAAGCAAATCATGTAGTAAAATGGCTTGAAACAATAGGACCTCAAGTAAAAGAAGCAATGGGCGGAGAGACTGACTCTTATATCACTCTCATGGAAATGATTCAGTAGTGGTCCTGTAGGAGAATTGGTATATCCAAGAGGCTTAGACCCTCTGGCCTAACAGCCGTCCTGGTTCGAATCCGGGCAGGACCACCACACACACACACAATCTTAGTTGCAGAAAGTACCACTTAATGGTACCTTTAGTGAATGAAACCTCGGAGAATGGGCAAGTTGGTATGCCACCTGTTTTGGGGACAGGAAATCGGGAGTTCAAGTCTCCCTTCTCCGACCATTCTTGGTGCGGTATGGTGAAACAGCATCACACTAGGCTCATAACCTTGAGTTTCCAGTGCAACTCTGGATACCGCTACCACTATGACTATTAAGCGTTTCTCCTCTAAAAAGCTTCAGAAAGAATTCAAAGTCATTGGGGCTTGTGCTGACTTGCTAAGTTCTCTGAAAAATGAAGATGCACAGGCACGAGCAGCAGGTTACTTACTTCATCTCTTCGGAAAAGAAGAGATAGAGGAAGAAGATAAGCAAAAAGTAAAGATAGAAGCAATTGGCTTTACGTTACCAGAAAACGATGAAGATGAAGATGAAGGCGCGTAGTTCAGTTGGGAGAACGCTGCCCTTACAAGGCAGAAGTCGCAGGTCCAAATCCTGTCGCGCCTACCACCTTTCTTGTGGGAAGATAACGTCCGCAGGCTGTAAACCTGCCCTGCTTTAACAACTGGCGTACGGTCTAGCAGCAAGGAGGTTCAAATCCTTCTCTTCCCACCATCTAAATTATGCGGCAGAAGCTCAAGTGGCTGAGCATCTGACTGTGGATCAGAAGGCTGTGAGTTCAAATCTCACCTGCCGTTCACTTGACTAAATAGTCTGAATTGACTAGTAAGTCAAACTAGGCTATTTAATCAACTATATGTGGAGCTATAACATAGAAGTCTATGTGCTTGACTGAAAATCAAGAGATCCTGGAGCGTTACCAGGTGGCTCCACCATTAGGAAGGTTGGCCGAGCGGTTTAAGGCGGTAGTCTTGAAAACTACAGAGGTTAATAGCCTCCAGAGGTTCGAATCCTCTACCTTCCTCCACAAACTATAGGAGAAAAATTAGATGGTTAGATGTCCTCAATGTAATAGTGAAGTCTACTATGTTCAAGATGTAACTGAGTATCATTCTTTCGACTTGCTAGATAATGATGATGACTTTGTAGACCTAATAGCACTAGTTGACAGTGTTCCTAATAACGATAAAGGCTATCGTCTTCACTGTAGTCAATGTCCTAATCAACCAACTATGACTGAGCTAAGGCAATATTATGAAAATAAGACTGACTCATGTAACGAATAGTTCTTCCTCTTCTTTTGTAGTTTCGCGAGCAGCGATTACTGGGAAGCAACTACAGCTCATTCATAACCATATTCTCATGGCCGAAGAATTGGGGCTTCATAAGAGCCCTCCATGGCAAATTATTGAAGATGGCCATGTCATAATTGGGACAACCTCTATGGATAACTTTGATATGCATTTCTTCTTGAAACACATTGGGGTTCCTCTTAATAGAGTCTTCTGGGCTAGAGCCATTCTGAGAAGGGATAGGGATGAATGTCTTTCTTTAGAGTAACAGTAGAAACAGTAGAGAAGGTCTGGCCGCATTCAAATGCTGATAGATTAGAGCTAGCCTCTCTTCAGAACATGAGCTTCCAATTCTGTGTACAAAAAGGGTTATGGAAGTCTGGGGATAAGTGTCTCTATTTCCCAGTTGATTCTCTCCTCCCCGATAAGACAGCTGAGCTACTAGGAGTAAAAGGATTACTCGCTGGGAAAGAAAAGAATAGAATCAAGACAATTAGACTACGAGGAGAATACAGCCAAGGTATCATTGGCCCTTGTGACCTAGTCCCTGAGGCTATTGATTATGAACAGCTTACTGAATACTTTGGGGTAGTTAAGTATGAACCACCAGTAACAGAAGAGAAGAGTGCCAGGCTTTTCCCTTTACCAGCTTTTGTTCCTACCTATGATATTGAAGGAGCAGATAGATATAAGCTGGCGGCTGATGAAATGATGGATTTGCCCATAGCTATTACTGAAAAGCTTGAAGGTATGTGTTCCTCTATCAGCTGGAATCCCGCGACAGCAAAGATTCATCTATGTTCTCATCGAAAAGATGTAGTACCTAAAGAAGATGGCAGTTCCCATTTCTTTTGGACCACAGCTACAAGAATAGGGCTCTTTGATAAGCTAAGAAAGCTAGTAGAGTTACTACAAAAAGATGGGCTAGCGTTTCAAGATTCAACTGTCTCTATCTTTGGCGAGTTTTGTGGGCCAAGAGCTCAGGGGAATATTTATGGACTACCCAAACATGACATCTACTGTTTTGATATCCGAATAGGAGAACAGTGGCTCGACTTCCCTCTTTGGAAAGACTATTGCCTCAAGGTAGGTCTTACTACCGTTCCTATCCTTTGGGATGGACGAGGAACATTGAGAGAAGTTCTAGAAGCCTCCAAGGTTGATAGTATTCCAAAGCTATCAGATGGAGAGTCAGTATTAAGAAAGAATACAAGGCGGGAAGGAATTGTTATCCGGCCAGTTATTGAACAAAGGTCTGAAATTCTTCATGGCCGGCTTCAATTAAAACAACGATCTCCAGCCTACTTAGCAAAGTCGGAGAACTAAAATTGATTCTTGCTATGACTGCTGGTCTCCCTAGTGCTGGGAAGACCACATTTTGTAGACAACAATTACTTACTAACTACGTCTATATCAGTCCTGAGTTCCTTGCTCCTCAACAAACAGAGCTGCTGATTCGGACATGTATACAGGCAAACCAACAGCTAATAATTGATGCCCCTAATCTAAGCAGGGATGACCGAGCAAAGTGGCAAAAGTATAAACCTCATGACTGGAAAAGTTACTGCTTCTACTTCCCTCCTAACATAGACGAATGTCTTGAAAGGAATAGACAACGGGAAAAAGGTAAATTGCCTGCTCATGTAATCTCTAATGCAGCTATGTTCTGGCGTGAGCCAGAATTAGAAGAAGGTTTTCACTCGATTTTCAAAGTCACAGTCCTAGCAGAGAAAAACTTTTCAGTACTATGGGAGAAAAGAGATGCCTAAGAAGGATTTTACCGTTGTAGCTTGCATCCTTGACCGTTCTGGCTCAATGCAAGGCCTTGAAAATGATGTCATTGGTGGCTATAACACCATGCTCAGAGAACAAAAGCTGCTGCCTGGCAAAGCTAAGTTCACTCTTGTCCTCTTTGACGATAAGTATGAGCTAGTCTATGACCTTGTACCTCTTCAAAATGTTCCTGAGCTAACTAAGGAAGTGTACTACACTCGTGGATTCACTCGTTTGGTCGATGCTTGCTGCGAGACTATCGACTCTCTTGGTGCTCAGTTGGATGCAATGTGTGAAGAGGAGAGACCTGAAGCAGTAGTAATCATTATCAATACAGACGGGCAGGAGAATGATTCACAAGAGTATTCTTCAGCTCAACTAGCAGAAAAGATTAAGACTCAGCAGGATACCTACAAATGGAAGTTCATTTTCCTTGGTGCTAATCAAGATGCTTTTGCTACGGCAAATCAGTTCCACATTCAGAAAGGCGGGACCTATAACTTTGCGGCTAACTCCGCAGGAATCCGTGCCAGCTATGCTACCTCTTCAACCCAGATTGGAAGAGCAAGAAGAGTATCAATACAGAATATGCAAGAGCTAGGATTTCAGGGCGATATTCTAGCCCAAGACCCTATCAATCAGGGAGTAGATAGAGATACAACAGGAGACTCCAATGAAGATTCGTCTAGCTCATGTAACTAACTCATCTTCTAGTAGCTTTCTAGTAGCTTTTCCTGAAGAGCAGCCAGATACTCCTGAGAAGATGCAAAAGCTTCTGTTTGGAGAACAAGAACTACTTTACCAGACATTTGAAGATGAACCCTGGCCTACAGAGGAACTAGCTAGAGCAGTATTAGAAAGCCGGCAAACAGTTAAGACTATACCTCTTGAAGTAGAAGCTGTTGTAGCAATGCTAGTTACAGGCTATGGCTCATGGAATCATCTTGCAGAAGACCTTACTCAAGGAATGAGTCTAGACGAAAAGTGCAAAAGTTGGCAGGCAATCACAGATTTTGAAGCAGACAAAGTAGCAAGAGCTTTTATTGAACAAGTCTTACGAAGATTTCCTAAGACTAAAGAGCTTGAAGTCTACGAGTTTGCTGATGAAACTCCTTTAGGTAGTGCATTAGAATACAGTAGTGTCTTCAGTACTCTTCCTCATATAACAATTAGTCATCACTAGGAGCATCAATGATTCCTCATCTAGACGTAGAGAAGGCTTGTGACCAAATCGTCAGAGAATACACAGACTTTCTCTCCAAGACGTGGGTTCGTAGACCAGTAGTTGGTATCTCAGGCGGAATTGATTCAGCTGTAGCTGCTGCTTTATCTTTACGAGCTACTAGAAAGTTCAATACACAGCCGCCTGTATTAGTACATCTTCCAATGGACCATTGTTCCTCTAATGACTCTCTTTTAAGAGCCAGAGAACTAGCTGTTTCCTTAGGTCTCTATATGAAAGAAGTTTCAATTACCTCAATAGTTAGAGCCTGTGACATAGCCTTTTCAAATGTAGGAATTCTAGGACGTTCCTATGTCTCAGACAAGTTTCAGCTGGGAAACATTATGGCCCGAGTAAGAATGATTTCCCTTTGGGCTCTTGCTCGAGCAGAGTCAGGTTTTGTTGTCGGCACGGGAAATAGAACAGAAACTCTGCTAGGCTACTGTACTCTTCATGGTGATGATGCTTGTATCATTAACCCATTGGCTGGTCTCTACAAGCAATGGGTATATGAACTGGCAGAGTATCTAAAAATTTCTGAATCAATCATCAAAGCTCCTCCATCGGCAGAACTTTGGTCAGGACAGACAGATGAACAAGAGTTAGGTTTTTCGTATGAAATTGCCGATGAAGTCTGCTATGCTCATGACCATCTCAATTATCCTTTGCAGGAGGTTACTCAAAGTATTAAAGATGTTATTGCTCAAATCAATAGAACATCCTTTAAGAGAGAAGTTCCCTATAATCTAGGAACTAAACTTCCGTTGGCCCTGTAGCTCAAGGGTGGCAGCTCTGGTCTTATAAACCAGGGGAGGTAGTTCGAGTCTACCCAGGGTCACCAGAAAAGATAATTGACCAGATACTAAAAAAAGATAGAATAAAAAGTACGACTCATAGGATAACGGTAGTCCGTATCTCTGATAAGGATAAAGAGGTAGTTCGACTCTACCTGAGTCGACCAGGAAAATGGGGTCGTAGCTCAATTGGGAGAGCACCTGACTTGCACTCAGGAGGTTGCCGGTTCGATTCCGGCCGACTCCACCAGTAGGGTATTAGTGTAGAGGTTAGCACGGTAGATTGTCGATCTACAGTCAGGAGTTCAATTCTCCTATACCCTGCCAAAGAAAGAAGTTATGCCCTAGTAGCACAGAGGCCAGTGCAGGAGTTTTGTAAACTCAAGGTCGGCGGTTCAAATCCGTCCTAGGGCTCCATACGCCCATAGCTCAACTGGATAGAGTAATGGGTTTCTACCCCATAGGTTGTAGGTTCAAGTCCTACTGGGCGTACCAAAAAGGTATTCAAGATGTGTGAGTTATCAGAAAGACAACTAGCTGAAGGAGAAAGGTATCTCCGGCTTTGGCAAGAAACCTCTCAAGAAATGTGGCTAGTCTATTTAGAAAAATGGCTATGGGATTATCATGAAGCTCTCATTTCTATGGCTAGACAGCAACTAAATACTCAGAAAATAAGATAGAGTAAGTGAGAAAAATAACTTTACTCATACACTTAGTAGTATTTTTCTTTCCTCTAACTACTATAGCAAGATCTTCTGTAATTGTACTTCCTTCTATAAATAAAGAAACTAAAATGGCTAGTCCTCAGTGGCATTATCTTGTAGAAGGAATCATTGTTCAGCAACTACTTACTGAAAAATCTCCTTGGTCTGTAAGTAGTTTATCTTCTATAATAGAGCAATTAGAAACTGAAAAGGCTAAACAATTGGCTCTATGTACAGAAGATAGAGGGCGCCACGAGCCTCGAGCCATTCCGCATGGAGCTCCGCTCCCTGGGCGCCCGCTTCGCCACACATGCTCACGAGTGGGTGGAGCGCCAGGGCACGCGCCTCTCCCTCCCGGCCGGTGCCTCCCTCGAGGGCCAGGCCACGGTGCAGCCGGGCGGCACGGAGATCGAGCTGCGGGGCTCCCTGGACGGACAGGGCCTCTCCCTGGCCGCCCAGCTCCCGGCCCTGGACCTGCCCTTCGCCAACGGCACGGCGAGCCTCGTCTCCGATCCCCTGGCCAAGGTGGCCCGGCTGGCCGGCGGCGCCGGGCAGATCAAGGTCCCCCACGACAATCGACTGAACATGGCCGCGGGCACCATCGAGGCCTGGGCAGACTGAAGAGGAGGATGACGATGGGACGAGAGACAGTGAGGAAGGGATACCAGCCGTCCTCCGGCAAGAAGCCGATGACGGAGGGGTATCAGCCGTCCCGCCGGTCAGCAGATGCGAGCCACACGTTCGTGGCTCCGAAACCTCCGCGTCCGCGTCCCTCCTCGAACGGAAAGTCCCACTCCAGGTCTGTTCAAGAGCTTCGTAAAAGACTACCAAATCTTGAAAAAGATCTTGTTCAGATTCCTATATCAGAAGATCACTATAAAACAATAGGATTGTTAGAAATTGATTCTGAAGGAATCTTAATTGGAATCCCAGGAGCCAGGGGTATGTCTCCGAACGCCAAAATGGAGCCTATAGTAAGATATCAGCTTCAAAAATCAGGGTTTTATCTAAAGCTTGAAAAGCTTAAGAAGGATTCAAAGACCAATATGTAATTCTCGATAGCAATTGGGTCTGTAACTCAAATGATAGAGTTCCGCCCTTTTAAGGCGGGGGTTCTGGGTTTGAATCCCAGCAGGCCCACCACTTAACTATTAAGGAAAGAAATATGCGCTATTTCCTTCTCCTAGCTTCCTTACTATTCCTCTCCTGTGATATAGACCTTTCCTCTCAAGCAACAAGACAAGTAATCAAACAGTGCTTAATAGCACAGGAAGAGGGATATCTTACCTGTCAGCTAAGAATCATTGGACAAGTTCCAAATATATCTTGTCTATGTAAAACAGTACCTCTATTAGAAACAGGCCCGTAGTGTAATGATAACATTGAGGAATTTGGCTCCTCAGTTGTGGGTTTGAATCCTACCGGGCCTGCCATTTTTAGAAAGGTTCTCGATGAATACACTATATCTTCCAGCTCTCTATCATCAAGGTTCTAAAGGAGCCATAGTTCAATGGCAAGTATGGACAGTAAATGATGAAATCCATACTCTCTATGGACAAGTAGATGGCAAACAGCAACAGGCTATGAAGAAAGCAGTAGGAAAGAATACTGGAAAGGCTAATGCTACTACTGCAGAAGAACAAGCTCAACTAGAAGCTAAAGCTATGTGGACAAAACGTCTTGAAGGTAAATATAGTGAGACAATAGAAGAAGCCAAAGAGACAGTCTTCTTACCAATGCTTGCTCATAAGTTTGCAGACTATAAGAAGAATTTAGTCTATCCTGTAGATGTTCAACCAAAGCTGGATGGTCTTCGTTGTCTTGTGTTTTGGCGAAAAAACAGAGTTTGTTTTTTAAGTAGAGGTGGGAAGGATTATACTTCTCTAGACCATCTAGGTAAGAAAATTGCCTGCTGGCTACCTAAAGATTTCATTCTCGACGGCGAACTCTATCTCCACGGTCTTACCCTTCAAGAAATTAACCGACGAGTTAAAAAGTATAGACCAGGAAAGACAGAAGAGATTCAGTACTGGTGCTATGATGGTTTTCCTCTATCAGACCATGATACTCTTCCTTGGCAGCTACGCTTTGCAAGTCTACGAGGTCTATGGTCCTCTATCGAGGCAGAAGAAAGAGACCAGTGCAGACTAGTCAGAACAACCACTGTTGATAATGAGGCTGATGTTCTCACTCTTCAACAAGAATATATGCAGACAGGATTTGAAGGAGCTATTGTTCGAGCTCGTACTGGTCCTAATGTCTTCTATACTCTTGGTCATAGAAACCAAGGACTATTAAAAGTAAAGTCTTTTGATGATACTGAGTTCCCAGTAATAGGCTTCAAGGAAGGTGTTGGCCGATTTGAAAAGGCAGTTGTCTGGACTTGTAAACTGCCCTCTGGCGAAACATTTGACTGTGTTCCTAAAGGCACTATGGAACAAAAGCGAGAATGGTTTGCCAACGGACATAAGTACATAGGCAAACTGCTTACAGTCAAACATCAAGGGACTTCTGAAACAGGCGTCCCTCTATTCCCAGTTGGCTTAGGCTTCCGACTTGAAGAAGACCTACCGTAAGAAAGGATACTCTATGCCCTACAATGCTTTGAAATGGAAGAAAGGTCCCGACCTTAAGCAAATCAGTCTCTGCTTCAAGGATGAAGAAGGTGAATGGGAACCCATTGTCACACTCTTCCCTATGATTCAACCAGGGAATAAGATTCTCTGGTGGGAAGCCACCATTGTTACCTCTTCATGGGCTGGCTCTTGGCGTACTCTCAAGGAAGCTAAGCAAGCAGTAGAAGCCTATGTAAAGACTTGGTATTAGAAAGGAAAGAGCATTGATTGTCTGTGTAAATTGTAAACAAGAAATGCAATGTACTAAGAATGGAGTAGGCATTGACTTTGGCAATGGACATATCTATGCCGGGGATAAATACTCCTGTTCTCAGTGCAATGCTACAATCATTCGAACTAACGCTGCCTCACATCATGACCCTGAATATACTTTTCATGATGAATATCTAAGAATGCCAGCCCTATTATGAGACGATTAGAATATTCCATAGTAGCTGAGTTTACAGCATTACCTCATGATATCAGAGATATAGACTATTGGAGTAACCAAGTTCCTCTAGGCATTACTATTTCTGAACCAGGGGACCATGACTATATCTATCTAGCAGTAGAAGAAGAGTTACCTAATCATACTCCTACAGACCCAGACCAACCTTGTCTGGACTGTCCTATTAGAGAAGAGGACAGCTGTCCTTTCTGGTGCCAGTTTGCCTATAAAGGGCAGGTATTACATGCTTCAGGAATTCTCACTCAGAAAGAATTTGACAAGTGGGTAAGTAATCTGTACTTAGTTGCAGATAGTACTGAGACAATGGGTACTTTAGGAGGTCCTTTAGCTCCTTGGGGAGGAGTAGTTCCAGATATAGTTTTTCAGTATGAGTCTCAGACAGTTATTGCTTCCATTCGTGTAACTCCTTTTGTAGTAGATGAGAATAGAGAAGGGGTTCCTATTCCTTGGCGCGAAATGAACAATAACGATTTACTTAAAGCCTATCTAGGCCAAATGACTAGAGAACAATACATGCATAGAAGAGCAGAACGGTTCTGGATACGACTTAAGAAAGCAATCTGTCAAAAGTATCAGCCCTAACTCTATTGGAGAAGATATGTCTGTATTGACTGTTGCATACAAAGCATTTACTCACAATCTCTGCTCACCTATTCAAGGCGGCGAGCCGATTTGGGATGGAGCACTACCGTTCAGTCTGCCTTCGGTTATAATGGATAAATCAGATAAGAAATGTAGTTATGGCTGGAATGCTGCCAGAGACCCTAAAACTGTAATCCAGATTGCTGGTCTTTGTCCAGGTGGATGGCCGGTACGACTCTATTGTGTTGAAACTAAGGGTAAAGTCATTGAGAGAGGGGATAAATTACGTGCTTCAACATGGCGGATTGTTAAGGAAATACCAGTTCAACCAGTGATAGAGAGCTTTTCTCAAGAGGCATTTTCAGCACAGCATACTAAGATTATGAGCAAAGAGCAAATAGCATGGTATCAAGCTCTCGGACGTCCTCAATGGTCACTGTCAAAGGTAATTCGAGGCCTTGAGACCTCATTGAAAGCTAGAGGCTTGAACTGGACCCTTCAGCGTTTTGAGTCTGCTGGAGCTGTCTGGACTTTTAGAGCGGCTGCTCCTATTTGGCCTACTAATAATGCCTGGAACATCGTAACTACCGAAACTGGTCTACACTGCTTAAACAAAGATACTAGGGAGGCTACTAAAAAAATTAGGAATACCTGGTTTCCCTGGCCTACTTGTAATATTCAGACCTCCTGGGCTGCTGGAGATGCTTGGGCCGCATTATTAGTTCAATATGCTGCGCGAAATAACTGGATCTCACATCGCCCAGACCTACTAACTGTCGGTTTACGATCAGCATATCGACATGGATTAGCAATTGCCTTACCAGTTGGGGCAGACACACTAGGCTGGGCAATGATATAAGGAGAAGCTATAATGTCAGAGAACACGCTCAATACCACTGTTATAACTGAGACAGAGATGCATGTTGATATCAGCCGTTCTCAACTACAAGAGTTCCTAGCTCAGGTTACTAGAGTAGAAGGCTTCCTAGATAAGGAAATTCATACCATAGAGATTAAGCCTATTACGAGTGGGGGAAACCATACTGCTTTCAGGGTAGTAGCTAAGAAACGAGTATGCCAATTAATTAGCAACTCTCCTATAGCTAACCATGATTATTGACAAAGTGTTACTTGTTAGACTACAATTGCAGGCGAGAGGACCTGCAGTTTGGTCAATTCCCCTGAACACAATGAAATTCTATTTGACGATGTCAAACACCTATTAGCTGACCTATTAGAACGAGCAGTTCGAGATCTATTGATACTAAGTCCAGATGACCCCTATTTTGAGACAGCTTTTGGCCTAATCTTTGATGATGAATATCTTATTTATTTTGATGAGCCAGATGAAAAAGGACATCAGAAGCCTGACGGAGAAACCCTTTCACTTGACGAGATTCTATCAGTCGTCGATATTGATAAGGAGTTCCTCAGATGTCAGATGAGAAAGAGACTATACGAGATGAAGAGACCTCTTGCTTGCCAACTGTTTGGGAAAGAATTGGACTGGAAATAGGAGAACTTGTAGCTCAAAAACAAGAAGCCTATGGAAACTCTTTCGGCCAGGCATATCGAATCCTAGAAGTTCTATTTCCTCAAGGAATAAGTCCTCAAGACTATCATAAAGTTCTATTAATAGCTCGAGTAATAGATGAACTCTTCCGGTATGTTACTCTCCCTAATGCTTTTGGAGAATCTCCCTGGAGAGATATTGTAGGCTATGGCCTACTTGAAATTGCTAACCAGGAGAATAGTCAAGAATATAGTCCCTCAAAGCTACTTGAAATGACCTCAGATGCTCTTGAGACCACTACACAAGCTCTCAAAATTATCAGACAACTTGCATCTTCCTCTACAGCCCGGGCTAATATAATGGATATAGAGTATGAGGCCGACAAAGCATTGAAATTAACAGTGGAGAACAGCAATTGAAAATCCGTCTAACTCATGTGACTAATAGTTCATCTTCTAGCTTTCTCTGTCTAGTAAAGAAAGAGGCTGCTAATGAGGTTCTTGATACATATCCTGAGCCAGTAAGAGAACTCCTTCTGGAGGAAGTTGCCCGGGAACTTCTTTGTCTAGGTCAAGAGGCTCTCGCTTTTGTAAATATGTATATTCAGAGCTATTCTCTTCATGAAAGAGAGATGCAAGATAAAGTCACACAGCTACAAGAAAAATATAAGGATCTTCAGGTCCTTGACTGTTATGATCATAGTATCATAGAGATAATTGACAACTTCAGTCGAGAAGTAGAAGAAAAATATCCTGGGGCAACTTTTTCTGCTCAAATATTTGATGATAATCCTCCAACCTTTTTCTCTAGAAAGCCAGAAGATGATTCTAATCAGACCGAGTCATGAAATTATAGAGACAGCTGGAGACGAAAAGCTTGTCGAGAGAGTAGCTCGTACTTGCTATAAGTCTGAGAGTAGAATTACAGATGACTCAGCCAATAAGTTTGTCAAAATGCTTCGAGATAGAGGTCATCATGCAATGCTTGAATTTGGCTGGGTATGTGTGAAATTCATATGTGATCGGGGATGCTGCTATGATTCCCAGACAGAGGTTCTAACTCAAGGGGGGTGGAAGTACTTTAAGGATCTCATACAAGAAGATAAATTGGCCTGTCTCAATGACTCTAACTATCTAGAATGGCACCAACCTCAGACTCTACAGCAATATGATTTCAAAGGAAAGATGCTCTCCTTTCAGACACCTGTAATTGACCTAATGGTAACTCCAAACCACAAGATGTGGGTATTTGATTACGACAAGTGTTCTTCAAAGACAGGAATGTGGAAATTTCTAGAAGCGCAAGATATGACCAATGGTCACTATGGAATATCCAAGACTGCACATTGGCATGGCGAAGAAAAGACAGTCTGTATTCCAGAGCATCCAACAAGACGACTACAATTTCCGGCACTACAATTTGATCATATTTTAACTGCAGACCTATTTGAATTACTAGGTCTCTGGGCTATAAATGGATCTTATAGATATAGCACCGGTTGGCGTAGTAGCTCTTCAATTCAGATCTCACTAACTGAGCTTTCTGTATATCAAAAGATCAAATCTCTATGTCAAAACCTGGGACTCCGCTGTACTCGTCATAGAAACGAGCTTCATATTGATAATCTTCGCTTGTTCCAATTTGTCTTGGAATTATTTGGCCAAGGACCAAGGCGGGTTCCTGACCTTATTAAGGAGGCCTCAGCAGCACAAATTCGCCGCTTTTTGGACGGAGTAGTTGCAGGAGATAACTCTATCCAGGCCAGTAATGGACATATAACAATCTACACAGCATCAAAACATTTTGCCGACGGTTTACAAGAATTATACCTCAAAGTAGGAGGATTATCTGCGAATATTAAAGTAGAATTTCCAAGAGAAAGCGAAATACTTGCTGGAATTTCTACTTCCCCTAATCAAAAGATATATCTTGTCTCTGTCCATAAAAGAAAAAGATCTATACATCGCCTTGATCGCAGATCTGCTGAAGCATTTAGAGAACCAGTCAAGTATAGTGGTAAAGTTTACTGTGCCACAGTGCCTTTCCATCGACTTTATGTTCGTCGCAATGGTAAAGCCTGCTGGTCTGGTAATTCGCATGAACTAGTAAGACATAGACTAGTATCATTTGCACAAGAAAGCACAAGATACTGTAATTATAGGGGTGGCATAACATTTGTTATCCCTCCCTGGCTAGATTTACCAGAAGGAGAATATAACCTTGACTCTGAAGAGGTTCACTGTAATAACAAACTAGTTCCTGGTCTATATAAAGCATCTCATCCAGCTGGAAGATGGTTCTGGCATATGATTGATTCACAAAGTAACTACCAGGCTCTTCTTACAGTACAAAACTGGACACCTCAACAAGCCAGGTCAGTTCTTCCAAATAGTCTTAAGACAGAAATAGTATGTGCCGGAAATCTTCGAGAGTGGCGACATATTCTCCAGCTCCGAACCAGTAAAGCTGCTCATCCTCAAATGCAAGAACTAATGGTCCCATTACTCAAAGACTTTCAAACAAGATGGCCAGTTTTGTTTGAAGACATAGGAGAAAAATTATGACGCTAGCACTACGAATCCTGAATATAGCAATCGCTCTTGCCTGTCTAGGTAATTTACTTAATGTCTATCTATCTAATGAGAACTCTATGGCTATTCTCGGATGGACTACTGCATTCATGCTTGCAGTAGTAGCAGTAGCAAACAACGAAAAAAGTAATGTTCTCAACAAGCTAGCAACAAAAGAAGAAAGAAAGGCCGGTAGTCTTGAAAATCAGACTTAGCCATGTAACTAACTCCTCTTCTAGTAGCTTTATAGTCTTGGACCCTCATCTAACTAAAGAGCAGCGAGAGGTTCTCGTAAATTATCCTGGCTTTAAGTTTGAAGAGACTACTAGAGTCTGGCGAATTAGTGTTATCTGTAACGAAGAAGATGTAAGTAATCTACTTGAAGAGCACAGGATTCCCTATAAAGCCAAGATACACTATAACTGTGAAGCTCACATCTTTGATGGAACTTATCTAGCAGTAATACCCAACTTTGGAGAAGTAGCTAGTATATATGGACTTCGACATGTCCTTCAAGATAGATATCCTTCCCTAACACCTTATAATGAACAGATTAGAGGAGCAATCAAGATAGTAAACGTGCTAAAAGGAGAACAGGAACTCACTCCTGAGTTAAGAGAAGAGTTAGTTCAAAGGGAAAAAGGATTAGAAGAAAAGGAAAGGGAATTGCAATGAAGATTCTAAAGTATGGCGGCGACCTTTATACAGCAGCAATAATTACTATTAGAGATGGAGCAATTATTGCCTCAGAAGTTAGACAACTCCGAATGGCTTCTGTACGACACGAAGGTGTATCAGGGATGATTCCCCTTCTGACACCTCCCGATTTTTGTAATGCTCCTGTATCAACAATGACTTTTCCCCTAGCTGCTACTGCATACTATGCTGCAGAGGGAGAAGATGAGAAGACCTACCTGGAAATTATCAAACAGACCGAAGAGATTGAACAGTCTCAGAGAGCTGCTAAGGCAGGTATTGCTCTAGCTGGTAGTATCCCTAGTGGTCTTCCTTCACCAGGAGCTTTACAGTCAGCCTTCAAGTAGAAAGGCTAATTCTTATGCCAATGTTTCGAATAAGTATTTACTGGGCCGACCCAGATGAAATGACTCAACACCATCTATTAGGCACAGTTACTATCGAGGCAAATAATGTCTGGATAGCCAAACAAGATGCTATGGATATACTCTGGGACGAAAGACTTAATGCCTGTGCTATTATTGAAGTAGAAGAAATAGAAGCAGAAAAGGAGGAAGAATGTCACGAATTGCTCGATCCGACTTAATAGAGTTTGTAAGAGAAGATGCTCAACAAAACTGTGACAACCCTTTTAGTAGCTGCTATACCGACTGTACTTCTCAAGACCAAGCTAACTGTACTTCACTGCTCCTGTATAAGCTTCTAAGCAGTATGTCAGATGCCGAAGTAGAATATCATCTGTATGGCGAGCCAGGACTAGGAGAATTTTAACGATGAAAATTAGGCTGGCACATGTAACTAACAGCAGCTCTCAGAGCTTCTTTATTTGCAGACCTCTAGAAGAAGAGAATAAACCTATCCTTCTAGCTGTGGATGTCTCTGCAGAGACCAGGACCTTCCATTCTGAAGAAGAGTATGAAGCTTTCATGGTAGACCATGAATGGATTCCAGAGGAAGATTCAAAAATCCGGGCTGCATTAAGACAAGGAAAAATCATCGAGCTCGTAGAAGGTGATACAAATGAGTACGGTATTAGCCGAAATATTGGACAGGCCATGAGCAAAGACTTTCTCTTAACAAATGGTGCATATTTAGTAACTAGAGAGGAAAATTGAGTATGAAAATAAGACTTTGTCATGTTACTAATAGCTCATCTTCCTCTTTCTGTATTGTAGGAATGGGGATTGATAGCTTTCTACAGATTGCTCATAAGCAAGACCCAGAAAAGTATCCAGAAACTTCTGGAGGCTGGGGAGATCAATGGTTTGAAGAGCTTGCAGGACAAGACCTAGCAGAAGGCCAAGAGGCAAGCGAAGTCATTGGTCTAGATATTACTAAAATCAAAGAGAATGAAACTCTTGGCCAGTTTCGCCAAAGAGTCTGTGATAAACTCCTAGAAGCTACAGGGGTTCAACTGACTCCAAACCAACTATATTTCTGTAAGGATAGTTGGTACGATGGCTAAAATGCAATATCAGTACAGTATTGGCCAATGGGTAGCTTGTCGAGGCACAGTAGAAGCTGAGTATGAAAATACTGAGGATGAGCCTATATGTGCTCCTAATGCTCCTCGAAAATTAGTTCGAACAGACTATTCAAATTCTGAAAAAGTCCCTATAGGTCAAATATCAGGGATGAAGCGACTGTTTCTAGGCAAGTATAGACCTAGACAAGGCTATATGGACGTAGACGGTGGAGGCTATGAGGACCCTTATCTTAAGGTTGAAAGCTCTCAACTAGTCTATCTTGTGCGACAAGGGATGTTAAACAAAGAGATTCAAGTTCTGCTAGAAGACCTCAAGCCTCTAGAAAAAGGCTCCTATAAAGCTCCTCTGCCAATACTTCATTCTCCTCCTTGTAAAATAGATACAAGGGATAGACAAATGCTTAGTAAAGAGGCTCAAAGCTGGCCACGAGATGCAAAAGGGAGATGGACCAAGTGAATGCAGATGTTAGTGCGCTACTCAAACTAGTTAATAAAAAGTTTGGCGAGGGAACTCTAGTAATTCTTGGCTCTGACCAAAAGGTAGAAGTCCCTGTTATTCCTACTGGTTCTGTAGGTCTAGACAGAGCTCTAGGTATTGGTGGTTGGCCGAGAGGAAGAATTGTAGAAGTTTATGGGCCTGAACGAGGAGGCAAGACCACACTTGCTCTACATGCCATTGCTGAGTCTCAAAAGCGAGGAGGAATTGCTGCATTTATTGATGCTGAGCATTCTCTTGATGTGGAATATGCCAGGACTATTGGAGTAGACACAGAGACTCTTCTATTGTCTCAGCCTATGAGTGCAGAAGATGGTCTTGAGACAGTTGATATGATTGTCCGCAGTGGTACTGTAGACATCATAGTAATTGACTCAGTAGCAGCTATGGTTCCTAAAGTTGAACTAGAAGGAGAAATGGGCTCTTCTCATATAGGTGTTCAAGCTAGACTAATGGGTCAAGCATTACGAAAGCTTGCAGCAATTACTAGTAAATCTAATACTCTAATCTTCTTCATCAACCAGATAAGAATGAAGATTGGGGTAATGTATGGGTCGCCCGAAGTTACACCAGGAGGGGAAGCCTTAAAATTCTTCAGTTCTGTTCGCTGTAGAGTATCTGGTCTTTCAGAACGTAGAAAGAATGACCAGAAGGAAGAGACTGCTGGGCTAACAAGGGTAAAGGTTGTAAAGAATAAACTGGCCGTTCCATATAAATCTACAGATTTCTGGGTAGTTTTTGGTCAAGGCATTGATAAAAACTATGAGACAATGGAAGCTCTTCTCAATGCAAATGTACTACAAAAGAATGGTGCCTGGTTTAGCTATAATGGAGAGAATGTAGCTCATGGGAAAGAACAACTCCTAGAATTTGTAGCTAGTAAAGAATGGGACCTATCTCAATTAGAAATCAAGGTGGATAATGCCTCGGGGCCGGAAGAAGAAGAATCAACCAGTAGCGAGTGAAGAAGGAAATATTTTTCTAAAGATAGGTGATACGTGGCGTATTGGATATTCAGAACATAGTTTTGATGTCCAACAAAGAAGAACAAAAAGAGATGGTTCCGAAGGATGGCGACCACCTCTTTACTATAGTACTATGCAAGCCGCCCTTCTATCTATTCTAGACCAAGCCCCAGCTGTTCATCTTGCCAGCTCTATTGAATCAGTAGTACAAGCCTGGAAGGATGTAGCTAAACAGATAGAAGAAGGAATAGCCAAGGCTAAAGTAATTCCTATTCCACCAGGGACATTAAAGGCCTATGTGGAGTTCAAAACAGGACAAGCCGTAACCAAAAATACTGACCAACCAACTAAACGAAGACGACGAAAGGCTACTAAATGAATCGCTGGCTTCAAGAAGAACTCAGAAATGTCGAAAAGAATGAACCTATGTGGCCCGGAGATTCAATCTCACATCAGAACATTAAAGAGCTTACTCGACTTGGTCTAGTAGCAAGAGACCATGAAGGAAACATTCTATTGACCATAGCTGGCAGAACATATTTACATTCAGAGAGGCATCAGAATGCAGGAGTATCACCTAGAACTACGGAAGCTAGTATCTAAAACCAACCTCAATTTCGTTCATTACAACGCTAAAGTAGGAGTATCATTAGACATTGATAGTTTTTGCCCTCGTCAACTAGCAGGAAAAGAATGTGCCTATTGCTATGTAAGAGCAATGAAAGAGCGTTCATTTATGACTCTCAAAGAGACCCAGTACTATGACCCTCAAGACTGGGGAGTTCTTCATTCTCAAAAGTTTCGTCACTTTCTTATGCTCTTCCACACTTTAGGTCTTCGCTTTGGAGTCAAGAGACAGTTTATTAGACTATTCTCCAAGAGTGACTATAAAAGAGAACATAAAGGTTTCTGGACTCAAGTCCTTAATCTTTGTAAGAAGGAACATGTAAAAACTGTTGTAATTACAAAGCAACAGAAGGCTGTAACAGATTTATCTGACTATGCTACAACAGTTCAATTTAGTATTGACCGAGTTTCTAATGACAAGACAGTATTAAAGGCTCAAGCAACTCATGCAAGAAACAGCCGTCCTAATGTTGTAGTAAGAGCTGTAGCTTGTAGTGAACAAGAGATTCTTGCTCTTGGGTCTACAGTTGATATCCTTACTCTTTATCATAACGATGCTCAAGGAGAATTACGCCAAGCTTTGAAACAGAGCTTCCCAGAGACAGTAGAATCTGCATGGAAGCCAGAGAACTATCAGGGAAGAGTAAGAGCATATATCTGTTGTGCAAGTAAAGGCGACGGGAAACACGCAAAGTGTGTATACTGTGGGAATTGTCTTAAGGCATTAGAAAGAAAGAGGAGACAAAATGGGCTATCGCAATAACTTTGGGCTAGCTATTCTAGGACCAACTAGTAAAGTTCATACCTTGCTAGAGATGATTAAAGAAAAGGCTGATTCAACAGCAGATTATGATTCAGAGGCAGGAGTTTATGCTACTATTCTCCTATCCTTACAGGAGACAACTAGAGAGGACCTACTTTGGTTCCATGATGAATATGTTAAGTGTCAGGGTGAATGGCATGATGTAATATCACAGATAATGACAGATGCCCATGACCTAGGCTGTCATTCAGCCTATTGTAGGATGGGTGAAGACCTAGATGATATTGAGATAGATGAGCTTGGAGTAGGAGATGAGAGTCTAAGGGTTTATATCCCTGTATTACGAATTCTAGGGGAGCCTGTAGTTCCCTAATGAATTTTGTACATCTACATGTCCACTCAAGCTATTCAACCCAGGATGGAATGATTAAGCCATCCGACTTGGTTGATACTTGTCTAACAAAAGGCTTCATTGCGGCTTGTATTACCGACCATGGTAATCTTAGAGCAGCTCCTATTCAATGGGAAGAGTGTAAAGGAAAGATTAAGTGTATTCTAGGGATAGAAGCATATCTAACAACAGGCTCACGACATGATAAAGACACACAGCAGCCTAAATCTTGTCATTTAATTCTTCTGGCCAAGAATAAAAAAGGCTGGCAGAACCTATTAAAACTCAGTACTCTTTCCTTCCTTGAAGGCTTCTACTACAGTCCTAGATTAGACTGGGAGCTATTGAATAGTGACCTAGGGAATGACCTTATTGTTCTTAGTGCATGTATGAGAGGCGAGATAAACTTTACCTCAGCCATTGTGGATGATGATAAGAATATTCTTGGCTGGGATAGTAATAAAATGCAGACAGCTGTTGAAAAATATCTTGCTCGCTTTGGAGATGATTTCTTCATTGAACTACAAGCTACAGCTTGGAGTGGTCAAGCTGCTCTAAATGAGCAACTCGTAGACATGGCAGTTAAGACAGGTATTCCCCTAGTAGCAACTACTGATGCCCATTTTTTAACTCAGGATAGCTATAAAGCTCATCAAGCAATGGTTTCTCTTAGACGAGGGACTAATCTAAAAGAGATAGAAGCAAAAGGTACTGAACTATATGGGTCTTGGTTCTATCTTCAGACTCCAGAGGAAATGGAACAGTTTCTTCCTTCTAATTATGCTTATGAAGCTCTAAACAATACAGGTATCATAGCTTCAATGATTGAAGAGTTTGATATTGGATTAAATCCTGGCAAGCCTTTCTTAGTAGAATGGGTTGATGATGGACCCGGTAACTAAACTGACTAGACTAACTCGCGGAGGTATGAAACTTCGTGGAGTCGAAGGGAAAAAAGAATATGAAGCCCGGCTTACTTATGAATTAGGAGTTATCACACGTTTCCATCTTGAAAGCTACTTTCTCAATGTCTGGGACTTAGCAGTTCGCTTTGCCAAGAAACAAGGCATCCTACTAGGTCCCGGTAGAGGCAGTGCGCCATCCTCATTAGTTCTATACTGTCTAGGAGTAACTCACCTTGACCCTATTCAAGAGAAGCTACCATTTGAGCGATTTCTTAATGAGGGGCGTCTAGAAACTGGTCACTTACCAGACGTTGATTTGGATTTTACCAAAGCTGGCCGGGAGAAAGTAGTCAAGTATCTCATCGAGAAATACGGAAAAGATAATGTCGTTGGTATCGGTACAGTAGGAACTTATGAAGCTAGGTCCTCAATTAAATCTGCTGCTCGGGCTTTAGATCTCCCCTACATTGTAGGAGAAAAGCTGAATAAGCTTCTCCCACCACCTCTTCATGGGTTCCCTCTATCTCTAGCTGAGAGCTATGATAAGGTTCCTGAACTCAGAGCTATGAGGTTTAATCCTGAGTTTGAAGGCACAGATGAGAACCAAGTATTAAGTTTAGCTGAACAGTTCGAAGGACACGTACAAAATGTAGGTCAGCATCCAGCAGGAATAGTTATCTCGCCTGTCCCTGTTGTTAATCTTGCTCCTCTATGTACTGCTAAGAAGTCAGAGTTTCCTATTGCTCAATGGACAATGGAGACAGTAGAGAAATTAGGGTTCATCAAGTATGATTTACTAGTCATTTCTAACTTAGATATCATTGAGGATACTATTAAGTTAGTTAAAGACCGTCAAGGTATTGAAATAGATATCTATTCTGTGCCAGATGATGACAGAGTTTGGCGAATGCTGAATACAGGACTCCTTTCTGGTATCTTTCAGCTAGAAGGTTCACCAGGAATGAAGTCCATGGCGACTAGGATTGGAATGTCATCTCGCCAGCATATTTCTGATATCCTAGCCCTATATAGACCTGGTCCAGTATCAGCAGGACTATTAGAACAATACATTAGAGTAAAAAGAGGACAAGATACTTCTAAATATCTTCATCCTGGTCTTCAACCTATACTAGAAGAAACATACTCAGCTCTAGTTTATCAAGAGCAAGTACTAAGAATTGCCTCCGAACTAGCTGGGTTTAGTCTCATTGATGCAGATATCATGCGAGATATTCTGGGCAAGAAAAAGAAAGAAAAAATGCCCGAACAACGAGAAAAGTTTATCTCTGGACTTATTCAGAACTCAGATTTTACTGAAACCAAGGCTAATGAACTATTCGATACTATTGAAGTTTATGCCGCGTACTGCTTTAACCGATCACACAGTAGGGCATATGCTCAGCTCTCTTACTGGACAGCCTATCTTAAGGCTCTCTATCCTCTTGAGTTCATGCTCTCATTGATGACACATCGCAGAAAGAAGTTAGAAGCTTTCCCGCTCTATATTCATGAGTGTAGAGAGCTAGGATTAAAAGTAACCCCGCCGGATATTAACGAAAGCGGAGTCAGCTTTTCTCCTATTGGCAATGACACTCTGCGTTGGGGCCTAGGGGCTGTCAAGGGAGTAGGTAAAGGGGCCAAGACTATTATTCAAGAAAGAGCCCAGGGTCCATTCAAAAGTGTAGCTGACTTTGTCTTGCGAACACAAGGTCTAAATAGAAAGGTCTATGAAGCTCTGATTAAAGCCGGGACTGTTGATTCAATTGTAAAGAACAGAGGTCTAGCATTAGCTGAGTTGGACGCTGCATTGAAACTGAGAGATGATGTTCCCCGTTATCAAGCAAAGCTTGCTACTTATGAGAAGCGCTTGCTTCAAGCAGAAGAACGACTGATTGAGATAGATAAATTAGTCGCCGCTAATACTCCTAAATCTAAGGTTCCTAAACCTTTCAAAGAACCAGAGAAGCCTAAAGCTCCTGAACTCACCGTCTTTGATAGTGAGCCTTCCAGTCAGACAGAAGACCTCAACTGGGAAAAAGAACTACTAGGAACTTATGTCTCAAGTCATCCTGCTGCTCTAGCTTATGTTGAGACCCAACCAATTGATACAGCAATTGCTGAGGCTATTGATGGTCAAGGTATTCAACTATCGGGAGTAATTGATGAGGTAACTGTTAAGAGGTCAAAAGCAGGGAGACAATTTGCAACAGGTACTCTTAGTGATAGTACTGGGCAAATACGTTTCCTTTGTTTTGAAGATACAGTTAAGGCTCGCCGGGCTCTATTAAAAACTGGAAGTCTTGTAAAACTTACAGGAAAGATACAACGAAGAGAAGAAGCAGAAGACCCAGAAATAATTGTTGGAGATGTCCATATTCTAGGTAAAAAACATGAGACCAGACAAGCAATGAGTATCAAGTCAGATAGGATCCTTACGCCTACGGGAGTAAGAGACTTCCTTGAAGAGACAGAATGGCATAGACGACCAGACCCCTTCTCTCTTACGATTCAAATGCAATCAGGAACACGAGTAATTCTTACACGAGGTTAATATGTCCGAACAAAAGAAACCTGACAATGGTATACCTCTCTTTCCTTTACTATGTGCCGGGGTAATTATTACCTCAATAGCTCTTCCTGCTCTGCTAATTGCTGGAGGACTCTATCTACTTACCAGAGGTAAAGATGACTGACATTATTGCTTACATTGCCGGTCCCTACCGAGCTAAGACAGAGTGGGAAGTAAACAGGAACATTGAACGAGCTAGACTAGTAGCTGCAAGAGTAGCAAAGCTCGGCCTTATGTTCATCTGTCCACATCTGAATAGTGCTCATATGGGAGGCACTGAGCCAGAAGAGATAGGTCAAGATTTCTGGCTAGAAGGATACCTAGAAATTCTTAGCCGCTGCGACTTAATTGTCTTTACAGAAGGGTGGGAAGATTCACAAGGCTCAGTAGCTGAAGAGGGACTAGCCCATCAGCTAGGCCTCAACATCTACTATTCAATTGAGGAGCTAGAAAAAGAAGGGGTGTAGTGAAAGCATGGAAGAAACAATCAGAGACCTCTATCGAGAAGTAGATAACTGTCAAGACTGTGAGTTATATCTCCTACATTCTCGTACACCTAGACCTAGACCTGTAGGTAATCCTCGGTCTAAGGTTATGGTTATTGGTGAGTGTCCAGGAGAAGTAGAAGAGCGACTCTCTAAAGTCTTTGTAGGTCCTGCTGGCCAATTATTAGGGAGAATGCTACAGGCCATTGATGTTGATGTCTATGAAGACGTCTACCTTTGTAACGTAGCTAAGTGTAGGCCAGCATCAGCATCAGGGTCAGGACGACAGAATGACACACCTATGCTTGAGTACAGACAGATTTGTACCAAGAAGTTTCTATCCCGTGAGATGGATATTATCAGGCCCAAAGCTATTATTGCTCTAGGTAAGTCCGCTACGATTGCTTTGACTGGCCACCCAACGACTGTAACAATGCGGCGGCTTCTAGGGCTTCACCCCCCGACAACAGACGTAAAGCTTCAAGATAGAGTACTTTGGAGGACACCAGATAATTCAGAAGACCTAGAATGGATATACGCAATTTATCATCCAAGCATGTTTTTACATACAAGTAGTGATGAACAAAAGACAATTGAACTTAAGAGGGTACAATGGGAACATCTAAAAGAAATCGCAAAGTTACTAAATCAAATCAAAGGGTAAGACGAACAGAGTTTGGCCAATCAATGGCTACAATAGCACAAGGGATGCTATTACAGGCAGGTGATGCAACCTACCAATTATCAAGACTCGTAGACCTAGTCCTCCATGCCTGCCAATCGTTGGCTGTGAAAGACCAGGCTGAGTGGGTAGATGCTGAGCAAGGGTTAGTTCGGTTTAAGACAGAATTGCAGGCTAAAGTTCAACAACTATTAGGAGGAGTAGGACAGTATGGACCAGCAGGAAGTGAATCGACAAGTGACAGCAGCTCTAGAGGAATTCAACCAGAAGATGGAGATGTTAGAGGGGGAACTGGGAATGTTGAGGAGACAGTATGCCGAAGTGGGGAAGACGCTGTTACAGGTGACTCAGAACCATATAGCCTTGGAGACAGCGATGAGGAACAAAGGGCTGATTAGTCGAGCGGAGATTGAAACGGCTTATGACGAAAAAATCAATGAGCTCATCCAACAAGGGACCAATCCAGCGACCGGGATGCCTTTGGTCAACAGATGGCCACACTAGGAACTGGATTGCTGCTACAGTAAAACGGCTACAGGACCAAACACAGCAACTAGTAGAGGCAATGACAAAGGTTAGAGACCTGGCTCATGATACTGGCGAGGATTTCTATAATCTCATTGAGATATACCAAGAGATGAGTTTCGTGCAAAAACAGGCTTATGAAGCTGCTGGTATATTAGAGAACATTCTTAATGAAGAGGAAGTAAACTCAGAGGTCCATGCTAAACTTCAGGAAGTATGGGATCTGCTTACTAAAGCTTCTGATGCTCTGCTATAGCTGTTGTTTCTCATAGGTAATCTTCACACAATCACCTATTAACCACTCGATCTTCTTTACATGCCGGCGAGCTTTCAGAACATTAGCCAGCCATTCTGCTATCTCATTAGCTGGCTGAATGTGAATATTCTGAATACCAGCAGGACGTAATGTATCTGTAACAATAGGCTCTTCAGGTTCTGATCGTTCTCGTTGCATTTGTTCCATACTACGAAGTCTTTGTGGTTCCATTGGTGGCTGCTGTGGAATGATTCCTCGAGGCATATTAGGCATTACTTCTGGCATTAGATAACTCCCTTCAGTGATAAAATAGCAGGTATAGCTACTTTCTGCAATAGTTAATAACCCAGGACCTTTTAGCTCTCAGGAGAGAGCAGATTTCTGAAAAGGTGAGCATAAGATGACGAGAATGTTCAATAAATACTTCCGCTGAAGTAATCTTATCAAACTTAAAACCTCGTCGACGGTCTACTAACATTCCCAATAAGCTATCTCTCTACTATATCTCTTACTAATATCATGATAAGACCAAATCTCTGGAACTTCAAGTGAAGAAAAGAACTTGTAAGCTTCTGTCCCTTTCCCACCAGCAACAACAACCAGCTTCTGAAACTCATCAGGATAGAACCTCTTGAAGCGTTTCATTTTTACTCTATCTCCTGGACGAAGATATCCTTTTACCTCTACCCAATGTTCATTCTTGTTAGCTAAAGTAATAAGAAAATCAGGAGTATAATGGCGATTCCCTCGTCTAAATGATTCATACCAGAAGGTATGAGGTTCATATTCCCAGGAGACTACTTTGAATTCTTTGTTTTTCTTCTTGCTCCATTCAAAGAATCTTGCACAATTAGCTTCCCAAGAAGAACGAACATATAAGTTATCAAGGTCACTACGTTTTCCTTGTCGTGTACCAGTGGCTGGGTTAACTAGGATAGGTGCATCTTTTGCTCTGATTTTTGCGAGATGAGCTTTAACCGTAGTAGGAGCACGAGCTAGGGCTATACCTAGTTGGGCCAGAGGTAGCTTTTTATAGTTTGCAGCCAGCCATTCTTCTTCAACGGGCGACCATGGGCGCGTCTTTTGAGCCATAGTTCTTCTACTTTTACACGATCAAATAGTGGGGCGTAAGACTAGCACCGCGAATCTGTTTAAGATCCGCGGCACATTTTTTGGTCCTCCTTCCCCATATACCATCTACTTCTAGTTGTACGTCAATAACTCTTTTGAGTATCTTCTGAGCTTGTTCTGCTACTCTACGTCGAACAATGTTCATCTCTACAGCTCGACCTGGACAAGTCTTTCTCAACCTTTTATGACCTTTCTTATCTAAAAACCAGCCTGTTCCTTTAAGTTCTCTGTGTCCTAAAACAGCTTCATAAGGGTTAAGGCCCAAGTATAAACAAGTAGCAGCCGCCCAGATAATGAAATTGGAAAGCTGAGCATCTGTTGGGGCTCTATCAAAAGCTGGTGAAGGCTGTGTAGGTCGATACATGAGACAAGCACCTAGGGAATTAGCATTATGGCCTCCAGCGTGCCATACAAGGTCTTCCCAGGCATTGCAGTGAATACGTTCTCCATCCTTCATGAATACTTCATGATAGCTAATACCTGGTAGGCCTAACGGGTCAATTAGATTTCTACCATCTTGACTCCAGCCAAGAGTAATAGCATCAGGGTGAAAGCCTTTCACATCATATTGCCAGAGGTCTTCAATAGTCCAATCAATATCTGAACAATGTAGGATAATGTATTTAATAGAATGAAGACCACGTCGTCTCCATTGTTTTGAAGAGACAAAGAGAGGATTTACGGTAAGGTCTTTCGCCATATTTTCTGCTTTCGGTACTGTTCCTTTCTGTACTGTCTGGCTCTATCCAAGAGTTCTTTCTTTCTTTTACTAGAAGGTTTAGGAAGCTGAATAGTAGAGTGACTCATGGTCTCTAAAGCTTCCTGAATCCTTGGTAATAGAACCTCCTCTGGTTTCTCATTATATTGTATCACAACATAGCCAAAACCAGCAGAGCGTGCTGCAGTTTCTTTTGCACTGTCCTGTTCCTGGATTTCTTTTAACCCAGGAGTTTTTATACAGGTACGACAGTCGATTTTTGTATCTACTCGCGGCCCCCATTGAACTAATTGACTATGCTGCTCCCCATGACATTCAATAACTACTTTCAAGTCTAGAATTACCCAATCATATCGAGCTCTTCCATTAGGCCATGATGGATTTATTTTCTGGACAGGGTATTCTTGGTAGATACGATAACATGGATAGGTTTGACGCAGCCAGTCACCGACTGAACGATGTAGTTTACTGGCTGATTTTCGGTAAGCGAACTGGAGACGTCTAGATTTCAACTACTTAGCAGCTAGCTCAAAAACTAGAGCTTTACCTTTGGGAATATCAGAGAAGAGAAGCATTTCGTTAGAAACAGTAATTTGTAATCCTCGTTTAGACTGTGCTAAATATTCTCTAAAACGAATAGTGACCAAATCACATCCATCGATAGTTACAAAACAGCTGACATTATCAGCTAGTTCTTCAGGGTCAGAAGGCACGTCTTTGTAAGGGCGAAAGTGTGTCTCTTTCATCTGACAATCAGGATATACAGCACACTCTGCAAGAGGCTTCATTGCTTCAATAGGAACAGCAAATAGAAGATGTCTCCAATCAAGATGGACATAATAATACGTGCCATCTGTATAACATTCTTGTCCTTCTAATGTAGAAATGAGTAGTGTATTATTCATCTTTAATCCTTTCTATATCTTCTTTAGCCTGACTATCGATAGAGGTGACATCAAAAACCAGGACTTCTTCTGTGATGATATCGTCTACACTAACTCCCCAAGTTCTCTCCTTGAACTTACAAGTGAAGGTTTTCCAAATCACAGGAGGTTTATTGTTCTCTCCAAAATTATGTAAGACTTCAATTCGACATGTACCAACATTAGATTCCCACATTTCAGGTAAGACATTATCACCAAAATCTACAAGCCGCAGAGTAAGAGTGAACGAATAGGGTTCTTGAGTACATTTTACATCAACAGAAGAACAGCTTGGTACGTATTCTCCATTGATATGTATTCGAGTATCAACTCCACTAGGAGAATAAACACTATATGGCTTAGAATCACCTAACTGATAGACTGGAACTTTATTCTGGATTGCTGCCATTAACATACCTCTCTCTTAGTTTCTGTGCTTCTTCTACACTCATAACAGAAACGAGATGATATGTCCCATTTCTATTAGCTTGGTCTGCATTTTGTTTTAGAAGGCCTAGAGATACTACGAAAAAACATCCTCGAACTGAATTACCATCTTCTCTAGTTAGAACAATCTCTAAGACATTTTCGTTTTCCTTCAGGTGACTTTGTCCTTTTACTTTTTCACTAACTGGGGCTCCATGAGCAAGATAATATATTCCTTCCCAGCAGATAGCATTGTCATCAACCAGAGTTTCTCTGCGAACATAAGGAGTATCGTAAGGAGTGTCGAGAAGAAGCCAATCGGCAACTGTAAAAATTGTTCCTGGAAAATCAGGAAGAGTGACTAAATAATTGTCTTGACCATCTGCCCAGATAGGATAATTTTCAGGAAGACAACGAACAATAACATCAGACTGTCTATTCTTGGAGGCCATAATCTACCTCATTCCGGGAGTAGATTCTCGAATAGCAATGACTTGTCGGATATGATTCATTCTATCAACAATTCTTTGACGAACATCATCTCTTAATGATGAAGGAAGAGAGTCTAAATACAGTTGGGCGGAATCAGGAAATTTACCTGTCCGTTTCCACTCTTGAAAGTTTTTGACTTCAGAGCTGAGACTAGGAGAAATTTGAAGAGCTTGTTTTTCATAGTCAGTCAATCGAGGAGTACGCTCATTAGCAAATCCATGACGATGACGTAGCTCTTCAATAAAATGAATCATTTCAATACCGTTGAGACTTGGGGCCATTGAACTAGCACCTACTGGTCGCCATTCTTCGATAAAATGGGCAAGAGCTTCCCAGCGTTCATCTTCTTCTATTTTTTGTAAAGACCCACCAGTGATTTCTTCAAGATAGAATTGTCTATCCCAAAGAGTTACGTAATAGATATACTCCCTTACTCCTTCATGTACTGTAGCAAGATGCCAGATAGCATTAGGACACTCTGGTATCTTCAAAGGAAAAGGATTGGTATCAATCATCTTGAAACTCAAGTTAATACCTCTCTGTAACCCATGCAGGCTGATTATTCACTAATCTAGTAGGATTAGAAAATACTTTATCATCAGGGACAGAAGTTTTATCTCTCCGCCGAGTAGATAATTTAATCCCTAGTGCTTGAAATTTCTTCTTTCTATTCAAGACTTTGAATACTCTAAAAGCAGCATCATCAGCTTCTTTTTCATCATCAAAGCCATTAGCATGAGCTAATTCATGAAGAAGAGTAAGAATGATAATAGCTATAGGCCGTTCAGCAAGACAAAGCGAAGCATGAACACTTTCCATATCAGGGTCCCAAGCAGCAAGAATATCTGCAACACTGAACCCGTTCTCTCTTTCGAACTCAATCTTATCTATTGCAATATGCTTAGCGAGAGCTACACCATCCCAATGCCAGACCAGATGAGGCTTGACTTCCCAATCTGCAGGTAAGCACTGTAACAGTACTTTGTATAGACAATGGGTTGTTCGAACCATCTCTATTGCTTCTTAATCCGCTCATTATGTGCATCTGCAGCATCCATAGCTGCATTATAGGCATCTAAATCCTTCTTAGGTAGGCCTACAGTCATTGCAGGAGCTGAAGATAGAGCACCACACTTTAGACAACGAGCAAAAGCAATAGACGGCTCTTTAATCTGAAGACCGCCTCCAATAGGAGAATTGAGAAGATTGACTCTGACAGCCAAAACCTCTTCAAACCATTCACAGCCACAATCATTACATTTGGCCGTTTCAATCTTCTGAATGAGTCTCTTAACTGCCTCATCTTGTGCGCTTGCTACGCCTTCCCACTGTTGAACCATTTAGTCTTTCCTTTCTTGAGTCGTAATCGTATTCACTATTCCAGCATGCCAGAACTGAGCAGCAATGTAAAGCTGTCTATCTGTAATCTGTATAGATTGATACCTCTCTTTCTTCAACTGACCTCCAGGAGCTGGAGAGAAAAGGTAATAATCTGGCTCGTCTACATATGTAAGCATCATCCTGAATTTGAGTTCATGAATTACAGGACTCCACCAATTCATAGTAGTCAAATCTCGCGGAAATATATCTATGACTCGTACTCTATTCTTGCCTATAGCTACGATATCATTAGTGAATTTAAGTAATGCTCTACCTATTTCACATGTACCTGGCACATTAGCAATTCTCTGTAATTCAGGGATAGCATTAAGGATTTGTTCAGCATAATCTAATAGCCATCGGGGTCTATCTAAAGGTAGAGAAGGGGGAAAAGTATTAGCAATCAGGTCATCTAAAACTTGATACTTAGCTCCTCTTGGGAGAGGGCCCCATTTGAATTCTTCTTGGATTAGAGAAGCTACAAAAGTCTTGAGCTGCCACCATAGTTCATCAAGATAGGGATTAGTCTCTCTATTAGTTAGCCATTGTGAAGAGCTATTAGCATAGAGACCTAGCTCCTCGATACTGAGGGCCTGCTGATGATACGGCATGACGGCTCCATAATGCAGTTAAACTGGGCTTCTACAGCGGGAGAATATCTACCCATGATTTCTGCTTGATAAGTTTCCGGAGACAGAACTTCTTGAAGACTTTCCATCGCCTTGGTGTCATGAATAGAGTAATGTTCTCCAAAGATACCTACAGGGATGCCTGTTTCAATAAGAAAGTCTGAAAAGGCATCACCTTCATAAGTATACGGCGAGGAAATGAAAAGAAGAGTCTTCTTCGCCTGCTCATGAAATAACCAAGACAAGACTGTCTCATTACAAAAGACAGCTTCATCTACTACTATTTGGTCAGCCCGTTTAATTGACGAGAGAAAAACGTAATCATCTTCAGGACCTAATGGACAAGGTTGTATTTCAGCATAAATATTTACATCTTCTGTCTCAAGCCAACGAGCTTTTTCTCGTACATAAACTGACATCTGCATACGAGGAACAATAACTGTTGTTACTGGAAAAAGTCTAGACCTCAATAAAGCTCCTGTTGTCTTGCCTGATTGTCGTGGAGCAATCCAGGCACTAACAGGATATTCACAATCAAGTAGTTTCTGTTGAAGCGAATTGAAAATCATAGTGTACTCCCAAATCCAATCCCAAAGCCATATGAGTTTTGAGGGAAAATCCAATGAGCCATCGGCCCAATAAACAAATCAGATAGAAGAGGTAACTGCTTCCCTATGTTATAGGATATAGGCATGAAACCTACAGCACCACACTCAGAACCACATATACCACCTGAGACACGAAGAAATCGCCAGGTATTATCATCGGGGGTTAATCCATAAGCCATGAAAGACATACCTACTTCAGCTACAGCATGAAGTTTGACATCTAAATTGAGTCCGCCGACTAGACATATATCAATATGAGGAGCCCAGACAAAGAATCTTTCTTCAGGATAATCTACCTGTAATACATCTAACTCAGTCAGTTCTAATTTGACTAAGTCTTGACCTTCTTTGTCTAACTCATATAAAGAGACATAGAAAACTGACTGACCATCTCCAGTAATAGCTCTTGAAAGACTACCTCGAAATTTTTGGGTCAGCTCATAGGAAAAGTCTTCAGTGATAGCATCACCCTGGACAGAGAGCCTCCAATCCTGAAATGCAAAGGGTAGACTTTTTATTTCGTGAACCTTTGGGTCGTCCTCTGGGCCGCTTAGGTAGACTATCTTTTCCTTTGATACTACCTTTGTTTCCCACTTTACTACTAATTTCCCTTCTCCCTTGCTTCTTAAGCTTGCTTCCAGATTCACTACTTCCTGTGTCTTGAGCTCTAACCGCTGGACATCCTCCAGATGACTCTGTTCCATTTGCTGGAGAGCTGTCTGCAAACTCACCAGTCTTGATTGTGCCCGACCCAATTGCAAATCTGATTGCACCCTTGATGCAGTTAACTCCGCAATTGTTTGCGAGCTTCTGTATTCGAGCCAGAGTCCTCTTATCATTAGGACAATAACGATTAAAGCTACCATCCCCAAGCACACAAAGTGCCAGGGCTTGAGAGTATTTTTCATCCAGCACCGCCTGTAAAGCAGAACAGGGAGAACGAAAACAGGCTTCTTGAACACTCCATTGTTCTCTGTCTAGACACCAAATCCATTCTCTGGGTATTTCCACAGAGACTCCTTTCTTTCTTAGCCAACGCGAGCATGGTCATTCCATAGGCCCCAAGATAAATGTTTAGCCGGCCCTTTCTTATTAAATACTCTCTTTGCTACCTGTCCACAAAAAGGACACACCGGCTCGTATTCATCTCTAAGAGCCATCGAAGGACACATAGCCTCGAACTCTTCATGACAACTAGTACACTCATAATCATATAGCATTCCTACCTCCTCTCTCTACTTAGAGTACACGTTTCCAATCTCTCGTTCAACGCTTTCTTGTGAATCTGCAAGAGTCTGAACTCTAGCTACTTCTTCAGCTGAGACTCTAGAAAAGTCAGAAGAAGCTGGCCAAAAATCTAAAAAGATTGAACTCTTATAAGTCGCGACCTTATTCTTATCCACAATCAATTCTATCCTTGGAAGCTTTAATTGACTACCATCTGTTTGTGCTTCGATATGAAAGAGATTAGCGCCTTGTGCTCCAAGGTCATGAACTTGATTATAGACATGACTAACCCAGTTAGCATCATACTGCATTCCGACAGAGCCAGCCAGGTTATTCATATTAGGCCTAGTTCCAGGTTCCATCTTGGTGTATTCCATAGTCGCCCAGACAGTAATACCAAACTCGCCAGCTAATCCTTTGAGAGCATTGGATTGTCTTTTAAGACGAACAGGCTCATTAGGTACTTCTTGGAAGTCTAGAAGCTTATGGAAGTTGTCGAGGATATAAAGAATATGTCGCTCAGGATACTTCTGCTTCAAGAAAGCTAACATTGTCCTGGTGAAAGTCAGATTAGCTCCTCCACCAGCAAGATTACTAGGATGGGCTCCTTTGAGAACTAACCAACCACCTTCTACTAGCTTCTGTAATCCTGCATAAGCCTTGCGCCGTCTTTCTAATACCCCGCCGCCAAGAATACGTTCCCAATGATTAGGAAACATCACATGGTTCAACTCAAGTGAGTGTGAGCCATCTTGAATAGTTACAAACTTAGGGAGAATCTGTTCAGGAGTATCATCAATAGTATGATAGACCACTACTGTATTGTTCTGCTCATAGTGAGTAGCTATATCATGACCAATACAAGAAAGTAAAGAACTCTTCCCAGAATTTGGTCTTCCGCCGCAAACCAGAAGCATTCCTTGTAGCTCACCCGCAAGAGCTACTTGTAAATCATGAAACTTGGGGCCAAAAAAGAACCCCATATGTTGTCCCTTACGAGACTCTTCTATCTCTTGTTGTTGTTTCAATAATGCAACAAACCCTGTTTCAGAGAGACTAGCTTCGTCATGTTTGATATTGACTTCGGTAAGTTTGACTAGGCCTTCAGTAAGAATAGCTTCACTATTGCCAGAAAACAGCTCTAGGTCTCGTTTAATGCCATCAACAATGGCACTACGTTCTCGTTCACGAACAAGATTCTTTTCGTCTACCAGCCGAAATAGTTCCATTCTGATAGCTCTGAGGTCATATCCTGTTCTTTTTGCCAGGTCTCGACACATTGTCTCTTGAGTAATATGAGATGCCTCGGTAACTATTAACTGAAGCATCCGGTTACAAATAACTTCAGGTTCTTCGTCTTCCGAAAATTGAGTCAGTCGCCATTGAAAAGCTGACAATTCAGGAATAGCTCTGAAGGCTTCAATACCCTTTTCTCTAATGAATTCATCAGGGTCTTGTTCATTAGGAATGATTTTGACCTTGATAGTTAAATCTTTGTGACCTGCAAGACGGGTATCGAGAATCTCGAGAGTGCGTCTTTGGCCAGGATTATCTCCATCCAACGCGAGAACCAACTCTGTAGCCCCACAACGCTTGAGCAGCGCGACATGTTCACGAGTAAGCGCAGTACCAGATAGGGCCACGCAGTTGTCCAGACCTTTCTCACGAGCTGTGAGAACATCTGTATAGCCTTCGAAAAGATAGATTTTGGGGTCTTTCTTGGCAACGTCAAGTCCATAAAGTCTTTGCCCTTTCCGATAGATATTAACTTTGACATCAGTAGTGGCTGTATTGACATACTTTCTGTCATCGCCAGGCTTATGATTGAGATTCCGGGCTGCAAACCCTACTGGTCTACCAAATTCATCACAGGTAGTGAAGATAAGATTATGGGGTTGGAAGATAGGACTTGGAAGACCTGTACCTACACCACGTTTTCCGAGGTCGACTTCATCAAGAAACTTGGCAGAGAATCCTGCAGCTTTGAGCTGGTCGCGGAAGTCACTGAAGGATACTACTGTACCAGTATAGCTTCTACGAAGATTAGTTTGTGACCAGCCTCTTCTTTGTATCTCTGTCTTGACTTGTTTAGAAGGTTGCGAAGTAGAAACAATTTCGGCCGCTACTTTGTAAGCTCTATAGGTATCTAGCTCATATAGTTCTTCAGGAGTTAGTTCTTCCATCTCGTGAGAGATACCGAACTTATCAGCTAGATAGAGGACATTTTCTTGGACAAATTCTTTGCCTACAAGGGGTTTATCTTCTAGAAAAGCGGCGCAATCAAAAATATCCCATGACCGACTACAACCAAAACACCAGATAGCTGTCTTGTCTTCTAATAGACCAGCACTAGGACTCTTATCCTGATGAACAGGATTGAGACATGAAAATTTATGATGTGGGTCTATTCCTTGTTGCTGAAGATACTCAACCAAGAATGGCCGAATCTTATCTTTAAGTTGTTCAAGTCGTTCGCGCGACATTATTCGTCCTCGTCAGGAAGAGTAGTTGTGCCCCAACATAGACTAGACCATTCACAATATCCTCTACATTGCCAATCTCCGACTCGCTCCTTCTTCTTTTCCCAAGCTGCTAGCTTAGTCTTGGAAAGTAGCTTATGCTTTACCATATCAGTCATCTGGTCATCAGAGTATTCATAGAAAAAGTCATTCGGCGGCAATACTTTTTCTTGAAGGTAGGCATCTAGAGTAGCGAATCTTCTATAGATATCAGCCATGCAGACTTGAGTAGGACAGTCATCAACCACAATCATTCTATGAGCTTCATCTTGGTCATGATTACTGATAGAAATCTTATACTCAGCCCGTTTCATTGAATCTCTAGCAAAATAGAGGAGCTTGCCATATGGCCAAATCTCTCTACAGAAATCTAAATAGAGAGCAATCTGTAATAGATTACTCCAGCGAGGAAATCCTACTTGTTTAGTATTCCCACAGATTTCCTTGGTGGCTTGATAGCCGTAGAACGTCTTAATTTCGCAAGGTATTTCTTGTTGGGTAGTAGGGTCCCAGATAATCAGGTCTATTTCTCCTGAGATATTTCGGGGTTCATCATAGTATCTGACACTGCTGGCTACCCAGATACCTGCTTCTTTTGCTTTTCTAGCTAGTTCTACTTCGATAGCTTTGCCCATAAGGAAGATATACTGAGAGTAAGGCGAGGGCTTACTAGGTGGAACAGTTCCCACACGACGCAAAAAAGAAGCTCGTAAACACTTACCTTCAATTCTTTGCCTACCATTCACGTCAGTTAATACTATTGATGCTTCTGATGGCCAGTAAGTATTCTTTTGAGGAAGAGAAATACGGTCACGCACAATAAACTGGTCCAGATGTTCCCAGATTTGCATTAAATTGCCTTTCTAGATTGAGGAAAAAGATGAGTCATATCAGCTCCTTTTAGGCCTGAGCCGGGCCATCTATAATCAATCTGAGGTCAGGATACCTGAAGGAAGAGAGAGAGTCAAGAGAAGATTAAGAGCCGATAATAGCAGCTAAGTTAGCCTGAATGAGGATTAGCTGTGATTCTAAAGCATCAACCCTTACCTTGAGAGCATCAATCTCTTGTTGTCGAACAAGAGTAAGTTGCCGAAGCATCTTAGGAGTAGCTGCATGTTGCATTAGATTTAATAGGTTATTGACACTCAGCTCTAGAGCTTGAAATCTGGCTTCAATTTCAGTGGCGGTCATATGTTTCTGGTTCTCCTTTGTTCATCTCTTGTAGATAAACGTCTTTGGTCAAGGCTTTTTGCGATACATTAGCGCCAAAGTAGCAGAGCCATAGAGGAATCACAAACCATGACCATAATTGAAAGAGCTCAGTAAGATGTTTTGATTGAGTAGATAAGAACTCAATGTATTGTGGGCTTTCCATCACCGGGGCCGACATCAGTAGAACAGGAAGTGCAGCTACTAGAATAAGGATTGTCGCTGCACAGGAAAGACCCCATGCGGCTTGCCATTTCCTGCTTTCTTTCTTTTCCTTGCTCATTTTCGCTCAAAGAGATTGTCTCACGGACATAATGAATGTCAACTTCACACCCTTCAAAATCTCTCTCTGTAACCATGAAGGTAATGACATCCTTAGGATATCCCTCAGCATCAGCACCAAGAACAATAGACCTATCCAAGAGCATACATTCCATGTACTTCCAACAATAGACTTTTTCAGTATTTTCATCCGGAAAACAGAGAAGTTCTATGATATGAACAGTATCGCCGTCGTCATCCCATAATTCAGGAAGAAGATTCTTTCCCTGGTCCCAAAGAGTCAGTTCAAAACAGGCACCATATTCATCATCATAGTAGAGCTCAATCTCATAAACTCCAGGGACATCCTGATGATTGAAAAAGACTCTGGTATTCTTATTCGTCGGAATCATGTTCCCTACCTTTCATTACCTGTTCGATATCGTATTCTACCATCTTCTGAACGAGCTGTTCAAAAGAAGTCTTTGGCACCCAGCCAAGTACTCGTGTAGCCTTTGAAGCATCACCAATGAGAACATCTACCTCTGCAGGTCTAAAGAAGCGTGGATCGACTTCTACATACTGCCGATAGTCTCCAAGACCAGCATACTTGAAAGCTATATCACAAAACTCTCTGACACTATGAGTCTCGCCAGTAGCTAATACAAAGTCATCAGGCTGATTATGATTGAGAATCATTATCATCCCTGCACAAAAGTCACTAGCCCAACCCCAATCTCTTTTGGCATCTAGATTTCCTAGATAGAGTTTTTCTTGATTACCAGCCTTGATATTTGCAACGGCCAATGAAATCTTCCTAGTTACAAAGTTAGGTCCTCGTCTAGTCCCTTCATGGTTATAGCAAATAGAATTACTGGCGAACATCTTGTATGATTCTCGATAGTTACGAGTAATCCAGTAACCATAGAGTTTTGCTACACCATAAGGAGAGCGAGGATGGAATTCACTTTCTTCGTTGCATAGCACTTCTCCTCTGATGCCTCCGAATAATTCCGAGGTAGAAGCTTGTAGAAATCGAGTATGAATTCCTGATTCTCTAATAGCTTCAAGACAATAGAGCACTCCTAGACCTGTAGCTTGAGCTGTATAGACTGGCTGAGAGAAAGAAGTTCCGACGTGACTTTGTGCTGCCATATTAAAACACAAGTCAGCTTTGGCTAATCGGCATAGAGAGGTAAGGCTAGGAAGATCTAGTAGATCTCCTTCTACAATTTCTACATTAGGTTCTTTTTCAAGATGAGCCGCGCATTCTAGACTATTACTTGATGTTCTTCTCTTTAGACCATAGACTTTATAGCCTTTTTCTAATAGAAGGTCGGCCAGAATTGAACCATCTTGGCCTGTTATACCTGTAATGATAGCTGATTTAGTCATTTTTTCTCCTTGAGATAGTCTACAAAAGCAGGCTTATAGAAGTCAATCATTACTTCTGCGTAGTCAGCATCTACCGGATCTTTACTTAAACACGCAGCTAATATGGGATGACGTAACTCATCAGTTAAATAACGACATAAAGAATAGTGAGTATCTACACGACTACGTTGACCAAGAGCCTTTTGATGAACTCCGTTGATCCCTGAATCAGTAGGAGCAAAATATCTCATGACCGAAGTGCCCCATCCTAAATGAAAAAATGGACCAATTAAAGACTTACCTTCAGCATCTGGCATATTGTTTTGATCTACTGCTTCTAGAATAGATGAAAAATTTGCGTAGTTTAAATCATATTCGGTTTTACAACGAAATGATCTACCATCATAATTAAATAGAAGACCCCTTTTAAAGTCTCCTACCAAAAACGTAACCCAAGCATTAGCTCTGATGAATGCGTCGAGTTTAACAACCTCATCAGGAACATCAGGCGTTCTATCTACTCCTATCATTTCACAAAACCGAAAAAAAGTGATGGTCTCGCTTGCCATGGGATTATTCTTATTGCCAAAGAGCTTTTGATACACAGACAAGAATTTTTGATAAAAATCGGTAGTCATAATAATAATTCCTGTCGAAGGTGTAAGATGTCCCCAAGGTGCATGATAATTGTGATCTAATCGTTGTACTTCCCGAACAGCGCGATTAGGTTTTATGATCCATCCTGTACGGTTATTAGGAATAGCATAATCTGCTCCTGATACTTCAAATTGTTTAAAAGTTTGAAGTAAATCTTCCTTCAACCAAAAACAATCACCTTCGCAAACAGCTACCACATCATACTGATTTTGTAGTGCATACTGCATCCCATAATCAATAAAGTGCCCGATATTCCACCGTTCTTGAGGTTTAATATTACAAAAATCTCCAGTAACCTGAGGGCCGACATTGAGCAAAAGAAAGTCTAGCTCTCCTTCACAACGAGTTGCAAAGTTCTTCCAACCTAACAGAAGAAGGGGAGGTAAGCTAATTTCTTGAAGTCCATTCCAATAAGTCACTACAACTAGCCTTCGCATTGTGCAAATTCCTTTAATCTTCTAATATCGTTCTGATACATAATACGATATTTTTCTTGAATCTTTCCTCGCTTATATCTTCTTGGTATAATACATGGACGTTCTACTATTTTCTCCAAAGGGAAAGTTTCTAACAATTCTAGACAGTATCGAACAAAAGGACCGTAAAGACGTAATACTCTTTGCCACAAGGATAGGACATCGTCATCTCGAAACACAGGATATGTTACTTTAGCCAAAATAGGACCTGAATCAAAAGACTCTTCCATCTTTTGAAAAGTGATTCCTTGCTCTATCTTTTGTTGTACTACAGTATGATGAAGCAAGTCACATCCTCCAAATTCTGGCAAAAGTCCAGGATGAATATTATAGACATTATCCCAAGGATCGATGCGTTGTTCGTAACCTAGATTAATCCCAATATCATGCGGTTCTGAAGTAAATACTAAAGGCAACGGAATAATTCCTGGGACAGTAGGATAAGGCGCAGGAATATAACCAATGAGTTCATAATTGCCAGGATAACGCAATAGATACTCAACACATTTCTGCGTCAAATATGTAGAGCCATAAATCAAGACACGCATTATAAATAGACCAATTGGCAAGCCTGTTCCTGAGTTAAAGGAGCATGATGAGGTCTTTGAATATGAGAGCCTAATGCTAGATCAAAAAGCTTGAATCGTCCTTGATTCAACTCTTGCCTAAGAAAAAAGAGATTAGTATAAGCCACAAACCCAATTAGATCATACTGCTTTATTTCGGCTAATTGTTTCAAAGCTAATGCACTAGCACCAAAGAAACTATTACCTGTCCACTCTTTATGTTCTGGATTAAACGGGATAGTAACTGCCTCTTCCCAATTCGAATTATACTCTATCACGACAAGATCAGGACAAGTTTCTAGAGTTGCCCAAACCCAATAATCGTAAGAATCAATATCAATTGACAGAACATTAAGATGGGGAATCTCATACTTGGTTAGTAAGAAGTCAAGATTTTTACCAACTTCCGGCGAAATATAATCATTATGACAGAAAACTTTTGGAAAGTCTTTCATATTATCTAGTAATTCAACATACTTTTGCTTATCGCCTTCTATTAGAAGGGCTCTCCAACCTTCTGTAATTAGTTTGTATACATTAGAAAGGTGAATACCATCCCAAGCCCCGAATTCACAACACCAACCTTGCTGAATACCAAGCTGATCTAGCACACATTCAATGATACCATCTTCACCACGTTGACTAAAGACTTTCCGGGCATATTGGCTAATATCAATCACCGAAAATCACTCTTACTGCATCAAGAATTTTTTCTCGAAGGAGATCTGTCACCCAAAAACCGTTAGGAATAAAGATTACCTGAAGATTTTTCTGTCTTGGAGGATATGGCCACAAAGGAGAAGCCGTAATTCCTTTTCTTTCAAATGCTTTTGCAATATCTAGAGAAGAACGACTATCATTATAGCGGAATCCATATACCCAATAGGACGAATCTGCTTCTGGATTTTTGAGCAAGGATAACCCAGAACTAATCTGAGGGATCTCTGCATCAAAAAACTGAGCATTACTTCTAGATCTTTGCACAGCCCATTGAGCTAATTCATAATTAGCAAGCCCAATAGCTGCCGAAATATCATTCATATGAGCCTTATATCCCCATATTGTAGGCCATGAAGACATCTGATGTTCAAGACGTGTCATGCCTTCTGGCACCTCTCGGCTTACACCAAACCACTTTAGCTGTTCTGCAAAAGAAAAATCCTCTTCTGTCTGACAGACTAAAGCTCCTCCATCTCCTGTTGTAAGATGCTTAATAGCCTGAAAAGAAAAAGCAGCATAGTCACACCAGGAAGAAATATGCTTATCTTGATAAGTAGTCATTAAAGCATGAGCACAATCAAGAATTAAAGGAATACCTTGTCTCTGTAGATATTTGTAGAGTTTCTCTAAGTTTAAAGGAGGAGTTCCGCCAACAAGAGTTATAACTACTGCAGCAATCTCTGTCTCTGATAAAGACTTAATAGCTTTATCAACATCCAAACATAATGTCTCGGATTCGATCTCTCCCCACACAATTTTAGCTCCTCGTTGTATAATAACACTATTTGTCGCCCAGAACGTAAATGGTGTGGAGAGAACTTTACTCCCTGGTCTAACCGCTAAATGAAGAGCTAGAGACAAAGCGCTTGTGCAACTATTGGTACAAGTCACATACTGAGAGCCAAATAACTTTCGTAACTTATTACGAAACTCCTCGACTTTAGGTCCTTCTCCGATCATTCCAGAATGCAAAACCTTAGCAACCTGTTCAGCTGCTGTCGAGGCCATATTAACCTTGAAAAGTGGAATCATTATAACCTTGCTATAGTAAGAGCGTGGCTATCATCGAAAGGAATAGTACAAAATTCTCGAAAAAATACAGGCAAAATAGAAGTATAGGGTTGATAACCATATTTCTTTTGCCAATGATTATATTGCCCACCCTCTAAGAATATAAACCGAACTTGAAGGTCTAAGATTGTTTTCAAAATAGGGGTTATGTTATCTAAATGATTACAGATATCAATATGTATTATATCAATGTTGCGACCAACAAGTTCTTTTGCAATATCTTCGAAAGAAGCTTGCCTCACTTGATAAGAACAAGTTAAACCAGCATTATTTAAATTACAGAGAGCCTTTACTTGATTGGCAGCAGTCTCTGCAAAAGGAGGTTGATTATAATGTGATGCAAAAGTATCACATGTAATCAGTTCTCCTTCTACTGTGAGGGCAGAACCTAAAGCTACTGCACTATGTCCTTGTTGAGTACCGACCTCCACAATAAAACAAGGATTAATGACCTTGGCTAAGATCGTGAGTAGGTTTAATTGCTGAGAATTATAAGAAGTACTCACGATAAATCCTCACGAAGCTCTACCCAATTATTCTCATAGTCACGAATGAAAATATTTTGCCAGCCACCAGGATTATCATAAACAATTCTTGAAACTCCTTCTGGTAACTTATTCAGAAGTTCTTGTCTAGACCCTTTCCCTCCCGTAAATAAACATACATGATTGATTCCCTGACGCTGAAAATCTAAAGAGTCTGTTCGTTCTGTCTCTAAAAAGTAATGAATTTCAAGATCAAGAGAACCTTCTTTACTATAACGCTTGATGATTGCTGGACCAGCTTGGAACAATTGGCCCATCATTTCTTCTGTTCCTCGTGATGTATAAATACATCTCCACCCCAAAAGATTACACCAAAAAGATTCGAAAGCTTCTATATCTTGTGTGACCCAACCGATATGATTAAGATGCATAGGATTTATTCTCCAAATCTTTGAGACACTTCACTACGTAACTTAATTGTGCAGTATCTAGTTCTGCTGCAATTGGCAAAGACAGCACTTCTTGAGCTGCTAACTGTGTCTCAAATAAAGAAGGTCTATCACTAGAAAAATTCTTATTAAAGCAATGCATACAATGCAAAGGCTTTGGATAATATACTGCAGACGACACTCCTGCAATAGCTAAAGCTTCTTTCACCTGATTTCTGTTGCCATCACGTAGACGTACTGTGTACTGATTCCAGACATGCTCTCCTCGGATACGTTGCGGAAGAATGAGTTTGGTATTGTTGAGAGTTGCATCATAGAATGCAGCATGTAGCCCACGATGGGCAGCTATTTCGTCGAGATACTTCAACTTTATGTTAAGAAGAGCAGCCTGTATAGCATCTAAGCGAAAGTTACCACCAATAAACTCATGATGATACAGCTCGCTTCCCATACCATGATTACGAGCCATGCGAAGGTTATGTGCTATCATATCATTATTCGTGACAGCCAAACCTCCATCTCCAAAGCCACCAAGGTTCTTCGAAGGAAAGAAAGAAAAGCAGCCGATCTGACCTAACGAACCTACCTTCCTACCATCTAAGGCAGCTCCAAATGCCTGACAAGCATCTTCGATAACTGACAATTCATACTGCTGAGCAATATTATTGATGGAATTCATGTCAGCTGGTTGACCAAACAGATGAACTGGGATAATGGCCTTAGTCTTGCATGTAATAGCTTTTTCGATAAGCTCATAGTCTATTGTAAAGCAATCAGGCCTAATATCTACAAAAACAGGAATAGCTCCTATACGAGCAATTGCTCCAGCTGTAGCAAAGAAAGTAAAGGAAGGACAGATAATCTCATCTCCTGGCTCAATTCTTAGAGCCAGTAAAGCAGCAATTAAAGCATCAGTTCCAGAAGACATTCCGATAGCATACTTAACTCCTAAATACTTAGCACAAGCTTCTTCAAATACTTTTACTTCTTCATCTAGAATATACTTGCCACTACGAAGAACGCGAATAGCAGCTTCTTCTAATTCTCTTTGGAATTTAGCATTGCCTTGAATAGGATCTAACATCCTAACTTTCATGATAGCACCTGCTTTAATATCTCTTTAAGCCTTCTATTGTCTCGTAAGTATTTTACAACACCATGACCTACGTATGGAACTTGATGTACTGTGACCGAAAGAGAACAAGACAACAAAGATGCATGCTCTGTATCTGGAGATCCTTGCCCGTGATAAATAGTCAAAGGGATTGTCCCTCGATCTTTGAAATTGTCGAGATTAAGGTATTGAGGAGTTTTGGTCTGAGCCAAAATCTTATCCCATCCGTCCCAACGAGAATCACGGAGCTGAATTCTCTTATCTTTCGAAAGAAAACAAATCGGAGAAAAAGCTAGAATCGAATCGACTCCTAGCAGATATCCAAAAAGAATTGCTCCATAGCCACCAGCAGAATTTCCACAAGCAACAATAGAATTGGTGATTTGATGATCTTGTAACAAAGTTTGCAAATAAACTTTTGTAGAAGAGATATCATGAGTAATTGGAGGAAGGCCTCGATGATACCAGGATTGGGCAAAATCTCTAACAAAAACTCTATTGCAATTGAAACCTTCTGTAACCTTAAAAAATTCTCTTGGAGGAATCTCTAATGCATTAGCTATTCCGCCAAAACATAATAATGTCTTCCGATTAGAAAATATTTCCCCAAAGAATTCAACAGGAAGCATAATTAACTTCATCCAACAATTTCTGAGCATTCAGTAAGGGTAAATACTTCTGTAAGAACTCTAATTGTTCCAGTTGCAAATACATTTTTCCAGCATTAGGAGGTAACTTTGTCGCATATCCTGGAGGTAAAGAGCCAATACGTCTAAGAGGATTTCCTACATACACCCCTTCGTTTAACAGACTTTTCACCACAACACTTCCTCCTCCAATAATTACATGAGGAGAAATATAAAGACCAGCTAAAAGAGATACTTGTGAACCAATAATAGAGCCAGCTCCAATATAAGTCAATAGCTGTGTGCCTTGTAACGAAGGCCGTCTATGTGTTACATGTTTAGTATGGTTGGTTACTACTCCTGGGCCCAAAAATACATCATCCTCAACAATATTGGCTTTGGACAGAATAGCTCCTGTACGAGCAACTACATTATTACCGACCCAACAGGCACCTGTAGTAACACAATTATCGGCTAACTCTACTCCATCGCCGAAGTGGGTCCCCTTCTTTAGCATGACATAATTGCCTAACTTCACTTCCTTTCCCACGACTACATCTTCTTCTATAATACAGAAATTGCCAATCTTTAAGCTAGCCCCATATTGAAAGGATGGATGTATGATATTGTGTGACAACATACTTTTCTCCTTGTTACTCTTTATACCCCAAAGTTTTAATGGCTAATGGTAACATCTCATTCAAAATATTTAGTTCATCTTTAGGTAAGCTTTTCCACCGTTCATCTCTCTTCTTTCCTTTATCTTGGAAGCTTGTATTGACATAATTAGCTGTCTGGATAGCAATAAGATGAGAATAGAATGCCTCGTCTAACTCTAAATCAAGATGTCTGAATATCAATTTCAAAGTAGATAAAGGATTATTCATCAGTTCCTCAAAAGATAAGAGAAAAAACTGTGAATTATCTCTTATTAAAGAAACTGATTCTGCTTCATTGCAGGCATGCCGACATAAAGTCCTGAGAAGATCCTTCCGCTTTTCCCCTTGCAACCGAGCACGTTTTGCTAAACTACAGATTCTGTTTCTAGGATCACGAAGAAGATAAATGAACTTCCAGCTCCCAGGAAGAGAATTATAGAAACTAGGAGCACAACTAGCTGGTGGAGTCCACATATAAGCATCTAGACAATTTGAGAGTTGCGATTCGAGTCGACTTGGAACTGGCGTTGAAATCCCTCCATAAAAAAATCTTCCCTTTTTAGGAGGTAGCGTGTGAAGCCAGAATGGTTTCTCGTAAGATAAACCTCCAAATTTATTGTCACAAGTTCCTGGATGGCCGATGAGTATTGCTGTTAGGAAAGTGGATCCTGTCCGTTCTGATACTAAAAAAAGAGCACGACTCATCTTCTTCCTCTCTCTGCTGCAGGATTGCCATATATGAAACTATTAGGTGGCACATCTTTAGTTACAACTGCTCCGGCCCCTATTAGAGTCCCTTGGCCAATATGAATTCCACATAAAATTGTTACATTAGCTCCTATAGAAACATCATCCTCAATTTTTGTAGAAAGAAGCGTCCATGTTCCTACTGCTCTTGGATATCTATCATTAGTAAAACAAACATGAGGTCCGATAAAAACACGATTACCAATCAGAACACCTGGAGGAATAAAAGCAAATGCTCCAATTTTACAATCATCTCCGACTTCTACCCCTTCTCCAATTTCTACAAAAGTAGCTATTTTAGTTCTTTTACCTATCGTGCATCTATATAAATTGACTAACTCTGGATGTAATAACTGGACCCCTTCGCCTACCTGAACATTATCTAACATTATCTTCTCCCATTGCTTGAAGTGTTACTGATAATGTTTGTAAACTATTTTCCACTGTAACAATATTCTCTGTTTTTCCTGTTGTAACTGCAACAAGAAATTCAGCTAGTTCATCCTTTAGAGGTTCTCTTCGAAAGTTTACCATAACTTGATGGCTTGGTTCGCCATATTGTAATACGAAATCTGAGAAAGAAGAAACAGAAGCACTTATAGTAGGATTGAAAAAGATAATCTTTTGAGTAATCAAATCTACTTCACAATAACCTAGAGTTCCGGTCACTTCCCATCTTCTAATTTTGACAGGAGAAATCCAATTAGCTTCACAGGTAACTGAAGCTGAACCAAACTGTAATAGACATTGCGCTGCATTGACTAATGTATCTCGCGCATGTTGGCTCGTAACTATATAATCTGGTGTCTCTCCAAACAGAGATAAAGCCAGATCAAGATCATGTGTCATTAAGTCTAAAATGACATTATCAGCAGATCGAGGAGTTCCTCCTACTCTTTTTACATGAATAGAGATAATTTCCCCTAACTGTTCTCTTTGTATAAGAGAACATAATGCCCGAAAAGCAGGATTAAAACGCTCAATATATCCAACAGCAATAATTGTTTTTGCATTCTGAGCCATAGTTAAAAGAGCGGAAGCATCCTGCAAATTATCGCAAATAGGTTTCTCTACTAAAACAGGGAGACTATACTCTAGACATAATCTCGCAAGTGGATAATGTGTCTGAGTAGGTGTAGCTATAGACATACAATCTAAATTTACTGTTCCAAGCATTGTTTCAACATCTTCGAACCAAGGAACTTGATACTTTTCTCCTAATTCTTTTGCAATACTAGCATCAGTATCACAAACTGCTCCCAAAACACCTAATTCGTGATATACTCGTACATGATGACGGCCCATAGCTCCTAATCCAGCAACTCCGGCTTTATTCATTTAACATCCTTTCTAAAAGTTGCTTAATTTGTTCTGCTTCTACGTCATAGTTTATCACCTTATCGAATTGCGCTAAAACCTTTTGAGACCAATGTAAATTCTCTTCTGGTTCAAGCATGCGTCTAATAAGACGACAATTCTCTGCTATACTAGCAGCTTCAAGGTTAAGACAAGTAACTCCAGGAATAAACAGTTTTGGTGCTTCTCCTCCAAAAACAAAGACATCACTCATCTGCGTAATTACCGGTCTGCCAGAAGCAAACCATCCCATGGCTGTATGGCCAAATCCATCAAGAGGTTTAATATGCCAACCAAGATTAGCTAATTGCATATACTTAGCAACACCTTGACTTCCTGACAAAGGTCCTTGCGGACAAGATGCTCCATATGCTCTCATATCTACTTCTGATAATAAACTCTTATAAGTGTTAAATATTGTTGCTCTTGGAAGACAATTGACCATACTAAAAACATTTTTTGTCTGACTATCAGGCGGAACATAAAAATACTGATCGGGATCAATCTCTTGATGATAGTAAATAACATCCTGAACAGAAGTAGGAGGAAAAGGAACTGAATGAATAACATACTTAATAGAAGTTCGTTGACCTACGTTTCCTAATTGAGCCATTAGCTTAGCCTGAGGCTGATATTGATCTCTTAGTAACAAAAAAGGTTGATCGTGAGGTTGATATGTAGATAGAATTATATCAAAAGACATATCACAAAAATGTTCAAAGGTAATAGCCTTATGATAAAATTGGTGCCCCGGATCCCAGGCAAAGTAGATATCGTCCTGAACATAATGTTGGCCATTGAGATTTTTGTATGCATGCCAACCTTTTTGGTTGATATCTAGATACTGATGAACTGTATCTAATGCGTTTCCATAAGGTTCAGCAATTTTCCAGAACCCCTTCTGAAACCAATCTAGTCCAATTGGACGATAAAGTTCCCATCCTAATCTCGTCTCAAATAGACGATGCAAAGAAAAGTAAAGATCACCATGATGAAAATCAGTAAAAACTTTCATCTTTCTCTCGCGGGATTGCCATAAGCTATAGACCTAGCTGCAATATTCTTTGTGACAACACTACCTGCTCCAATCATAGCTCCATCTCCAACTTCAACTCCAGGCAAAACGATTGCTCCTAATCCTAGATATGCTTTTTTCCCAATCCTCCCCCGTCCTACTATAACTCCAGAAGTAATAATTGCTGCTTCTTCTATATATGCATTATGTCCTATGTTAACCAAATTTCCAATCTTAACTTTGTCTTGAATAATAGTATTCCCTATTGGTGATCTTGCAATTGCACAATTTGCCCCAATTTGTACATCATTACCAATAACCACCCCTCCAATATCTGGAAATGGCTCTTGATCAATAATCCCTAAACCAGGACCTCCAATAATGGTTCCTGCATGAATAAGGCATCTTAATCCAAGAGAGACACAGGGATATATTTGTACTGAAGGATGGATATACGACAGAGGCCGAGAAGACACTATGAAAGTACGAATTACCTGGGCAATTGCTTTTTTAGCATCAGCTACATAAAGAATAGTTGCTGCTGTAAAATCCTGAAGTTTTGGTGACAAAGTCTTATCGCTCAAAACAATCGCTGCCTGGATCTTTTGATGGCAGAACACTCGTTCTGTCACAAATGTCAACGATTGTATGTCGCTATTAGAAAGAGGACGAATTTTATTGCAACTTTGAGATAAATCTCCATAGAATGAATCAGGACTAAGAATCAAAACAAGATCATAGGCTGTAATAGCCTTAGGAAACTCTGTGAGTTTAGCAAAAGACATTGCATAACCCTGAAAAATATTGATATCTCACAAGATACTCCTAAACCATTGTTCAATAGCAATAGCTTCTTGAGCAAAATCCATATCTTGAGCAAACAAACGTACTATATCCTTAACCTTTGACTGATACACAGCAGGTTGCGCCCATTCACGCAATATTTCTGCTGCTTCTTGAAGAGACCTAATACTAGGATCGATATCGACACAATTTACACCATCATGCAAATAATCTTGTGCTAGAGTATAATGTGTTCTGCAATAATGTTTTTCAATGATTAAAGGCTTACCACAAGAAAGAGCTTCACGCCCTGCATATCCACAACATCCTCCAGGCTTTACGTAATAAACAAACATTGATTTTTGAAGTTTGGTAACAAAATCAATTTGAGGAATACTTCCGATATGAAAAGAGAAATCAGGCATTGTTTTCTCTAAATCATAGAATTGTTTTATAGCGTCAGGGTAATTTCGTAAACGGTTAAAAGCATTATCTACTCGTTGTTCTGGCAATAAAGAATTAGGAGAATAACATAAAGGATGTTCTGGATGATATCTGATCCAATTTATCTCTTTTGGCATAGGTGTTTTAATAGACAGCAAGACATTCTTACATAACTTTGGCACTTCATGAATATTTGCAATATGGCAAATGTGTTTGGTAGTAGGCTTATTACTAGCCATCAATTGAGCAAAAACTAATTCATTACTCCAAGCAGTACTTACTAAAAAATCGACTTCCAAATCCAAAAAACTCTTGACTGATAATGATCGGTATTGATAATCTCCATAGACCGAATGGTTTGTTAGAAAACCATTTTCCTCACTAATTATAGAGGAATCGACAAGAGGCTGGGCCAGAACACCCTGTTCGGTCCAATCAGGAGTGATTGAAGAAGTCCATAGACGCCAACCTAAACGATGTTCAAAAAGAGTATACATAGAATAGAATAAATCTGGATGACCTACACAATCTACAAAGACATTAACCATGATGCGTCCCGTTTCATGACGTAACGTACTACCGAAAACCCTTCAGCTAAAGGCTTTCCTATAGCTGCACCTCTAATAACTGCTTGGCCTCGGATAACTGGCTCAGCAGTATAATATAGCTCTTGTTGTGTATGGTAGAAAGAAAAGAGAGAGAGCTTATCATTAATATCTTGCTCAGATAACTCAAGATAAAAATCAGCTGTAAATCCAGGACATGATCTTACACATTCATATCCAAGAATTGATCTATTCCGAAAGATACGATATGTTTCATCTGCTACTGTTTTATGATCCTGATGAATATCATTCCGCCAATGCGAGAAAATAACATCAGGATCAAACTCAGTTTTCTCTTGCTCTAATCTTGCACGAATTTCTCCAGCATGAGCTGCTAAGTTTCTATTAGTCATATTGAGCATTAATACTGACCCGCCTTGTCCTGTAAGATAATGCTCAACGGCTGCTTGTTCTTGCTCTATGCCATGATTTCTTGCCAAGTCAGTACAGCGGGAAAAAGAGAGATAACGGACTTTATGCTGTCGATCTCTTAGCAATAAAGAGAGAAAACCACCCGCCCCATGTTCTATATCATCAGTGTGGGCTCCTACAAACAGAAAGTTCATTGCGTTAGAAATTCTTGCCATTCCTGTTTAATCTTCTCTTTCCCAAACAATCTAATAGCATCTTCTCTACCTGTTCTACCTATCTCCTGAGCTACTTCAGGCATAGCCATCATAACTCTGATGGCATTATACAACTCTGCTTCATCATCAGCAATAAATCCATTAGCTCCATTGTTAATGAAGTCCTGAATTTCATAAAGAGGATAAGAAATCCATGCCGGATTACCATGCTTAGGTCCAATAGCTACAATAGGCATCCCCGTCATAGCCGCTTCAATGTAATTCAAAGTGTAAGAAGCAGGATGAGTACCAGTATAGAAATAGACGCGGTTCTTCCGTAACTCTTCTAGCTGCTGTTCATACGTAACCTTCCCCATTCCAAAACCTGGTTGATTATTCTCTGGTCCGAAAAGCTTACGAGTAAAAGGTCTTGTCACGCGCTCAAAAATCCCATAATTACAATGACTTCCCCGTTGTTCCATTGACTGAGCAAAGGTAATTACACACTCTTCTTCACCTGTATATCCTTTATATACTTCTGGGTCTTTATAGAAACGAATAATAGCATCTTCGCCACAATAAGAGGGGATGTTTCTTTCCATGGGCGAGTAGCGAACTACTTGAAGACCATGATTTACATAAGGTTGAAGAGTTTGTTCGATATTGTGAATAGACTGGCCGATAGTTCTCCAAATCACTCGCTTATGTTTAATAGCCTGCCAGTTATTGGTAATCCAACGGGGGATATGCATAACAATAACTGCATCGAAAAGGTCAACAAATTCCCTGGTTAAGTGGTCCTTACCATCCTGACCAGGGAAAGCACTTCCGATACGGTCATATTGAGCTTTGATATCAGGATTAACTGTCATACCTGGAATACCTGGACGCATAGTAGGATCGCCAGGATTAGCAGGTTCTACATAGGCTCCTGGAGAAAAAACCTCATGGCCTAATTCTGAAAGAAGCAGAACTTCATCGTGTTCAAGGATTGAATGACAACTAAGATAAAGAATCCGCATAGATAGCTCCTATCTTACTGACTGCTTTCTCCACCACAATGACTGTTGTAGATCTAGGAGACAGAGCCATTCCTTTCTATCAAGAAGAAGCTCTTTGAGAATAGCTGGTTTACCTCCTTCAGGTAATTGATTGTCATCGAGTAGAAGAATAGCTGTATCGGTTAGTTTATCTTCTGCTGCGAGGAATTCATGAAGACAATGGTTTTGTGCTTGAGCTCTACGAGCTGCTACATCTGGTAAATCATCCATAGGAAAATCTAGACTATCAAGATAGAGAAAATCAATAGCCGGCCCATCATATTCTTTCAAGAACTGTATCGAATCTCTTTTAACATATCTGATACACTTACTCCATTCTTCTGTACATGATCGACAAACTTCTAGATTATGTCCATCAATATCAACAGTAACAAGACTACCTCCATATTGAGTTAGAAACTCGCCAAAGATGGAAGTACTCATTCCTGCCCCAAGATCATCAGCTAATCTTTGACAACCAGTCTCAACTACAACAGGATCTTTTGTCGTCTGAAGCAATAGATTTAACCCTACTTGCCAGGTCCAATAACGTGAATTGGCACCTGAAAAGTAATAGTTTTCAAACAGCCAGTTGTTAGGACTATCGGTGAACATGAAATTCTTCACTGTGATACCTCTTCCAAAGCTTCTAGATAAATCTTACCTACAGCATCCCAACTCAGTTTATCTCGATCTACTTTAGCTTGTTCAGCTTTTCTCTGCAACAGTTCTCTATTCTCATAAGCCTCTCTCATAGCTGCTCTCAAAGCCATAATACTAGGGTCTGCCCAATTCTGGTCAGCGGTATAGAGACCATTAGACATGTTTTGCATGCCGATTACAGGCATCAATCTAGACTCTACTAGCCAAGAGTTTTGTTGAGTAGTAAAATCTAAATGGCCGCCAAAATCAGGAACAATAGAAGGTTTGCCCGCAGCTAATGCTTCTAGCATGGGAAGACAAAAACCTTCTCCACGAGTAGGTAAGACAAAGACATCACCCAGAGCATGAAGAGACCTTATCTGTGCTGTTGATAGCAGCGACGAAACAAGAACTACTTTTGGAAAAGCCTTGTTATCGAGAAGAATTCTGCTCTTCACCGAAGCAATTGCTTGCTTCAAGTGTCCTACCTGGTCTGGTTCATGGTTGGCCATGTAGGTCTTTAGAATCAAAACTACATCGCCTTGACCAGCAAATTCTGTCCAATAGGCTACTAGAAGAGCTAAAGGATTTTTGCGCTCGATGAACTGGAAAATAGAATAGAACTTGAAAACATTGTCCGGCACACCATCTAATTGAAGAGGCTCAGCTTCCTTGTAAGCGTCAATATCAATACCATGAGGGATGACATAGATTGGCTTATCTGTCTCTTTGGCTACTACTTTTTTATTCCACTGACAGGGTACAAAGATGACGTCGAGATGGGATAATTGAGGAACCCAACGACGAGGAAGACGGTCTGTTTCCCAGGCAAAGTATCCAATGACTCGTTTTCCTACTTCTTTGAAGAAAGGTAGAGAATAATGTTCTGGAGTAAGATGAATGATATTTGTATCATAGTCTATCCGAGCACTCATCATACTTCTAAGTAGCTCACCTGTAGCTCCTAAATCAGGTCGTTGTTTTTCAAAAGAAGCTGGCTGAACTCTGATAGGAATACCTGCTTTATGGAGCAAGAGAATATAGTTTCTTGCCGCCTCTCCGTATCCCGAGACGTCCGCGACAGCGCCACAATATCTAATACCCTTTACCATACTCTTATCTCCTAGCACTCTATCGTAGTTACTGTACCTGATATTTGTTTACGAGCCAAGGGTGTATTTATAGCCATCTTAAAAAGCTTTACCCATTTAGGAGTAATAGCTCGCCAATCATACTTTTCTGCCCATTGTCTACCTAACTGCTTTTTCAAATGAATCTGCGGGTCTTTTCTATCCCACATCTTCTTGAACTTGAATAGCAAACTCTGAACATCCTCATCTCTACCTATTGGTCTATAACCAGAGGCATCTATGTAAGTCATCTCCTTACAAGGATATCTAAACCCCCGCCCATGACCAAAAAGTTCATCATGTACTGTATTAGAAGGAACAATAACTGGTACACCAGCAGCCATTGCTTCGATGGCTGAATTATGTAAGATAACGCCATTCCCGACAAAACTATGAGCCTGGTCTACCTGGATATCTAGCACTAGACGCTGATCTAGATGTTGAATATTTGATACCCGAACAAAAAATAGATTGTCATGGTCTATGTAATGATACATTCTTCGTTTTGTCCAACTTTTTGTTTTGTCTCCTAGTCCTGCCCATGCTGAGAATTGTTCATAAGCAGGGCCCGAAACACTAACAACCCATCGTGGTCGATGATTCTCGGATGAAGAATAAGACTGAATAGTAGACCAAATGTTATTCGCCAGCAAGATGTCACGAACCTGCCAGGCCATGGTACGAGAGACTGTTGTTAATCGAAAAGACCGACCTGAATCATTACCGTCTCCTAAAAAGAGACAACCAAGCATTGGCCCTAAATATTTTGCAGCATTATACAATTCAGAAGGGATTGTTTTATTGACAGCATGTATCCCACAAAATGCTCCCATAAACTCTGCAAAGACAGATGAACAAGCTATTAGTCGAGACGAGAAACAGCCATGTTTTTCTGTTATAGTATGAATACCTACTATATCTTTGAGATACTCTGCAAAAAATTCTGCAATAGGTTTCTCTCTTATATGTAAGTCTAGTTCGACAAAAGATCCTCCTCCATTACTGCCTTCTGCTAAATACCAACCTACAAACATAAGAAATCGCTCATCAACTTTAATTCTTCTAGAAACTTTTACTATAGTATTATTGACTTGTAAGGTTTCCTCTTGAATAGTTGTAGCAACCTGGTAAGCTTTTGATCCTTTTAAGCCTCTAGAGGGTAATGAGCATCCTAGACAAACTCGTCTAGCATCTTCTGCTACACGTTTAGATACTTTATATTTTTCTTGGATATTGCTGATTGATAAACCTTGTGCTGAAGGAGAATATCCCATCTTATACCAAATCGACTTTTCGTCATATTCAACTTTGTCTTTATCAATCCAGTCCAAAAGATCTATACATAAGGGCAGCTCAGCACGTAATTGTGGTTTAGCAATAGCCACCAAATCGCTTGCCTTGATTGCTTTCAATGGAACCCACTGAGGAATAGCATTCTCGTACTCAGCACGATGCTTAGCTAAGTTTCCCTTGTCCTGAATAGCTAAAAAGGGATGTTCCGCAGTAACAATCGTAGGTGGTACTCCATGTATTTTTACTTGATAAACATCTGCCTTTCTACTCATTTGTTGTAGAACAGGCCGATAAGTTCCTTCATGAGTGAGTACTTCCTCTCCAACTTGAAGAGCCTGCATCTCCTTAACTTTTCCATTCTTGGTAGAGATAAGAGTAAGAGGATCGACACACATTCCGAATCCTTCGCCTAGAGTCGTAGTAAAAAAGACATCAGAAGTATTGAAGATTTGATTCATAATGTGGTCTGGAAAACCATGAACAGTTACATAATTAGTGGGGAAAAATACATCTCTCCCAATCTTTAATCCTAAATGATCACATGCCGATATCAAATCAATACCATTATCTGTCGGGTCAGTGTGAATATTTAGCACACATTCATCATATTTCTTTTTGAGAGCAGCAAAAGCAGATAAAGTTTGGGGCAAGTTTTTTCTTTTATTGTTTCTATTCACGTTCAAGACAACAAACTTACCTTCACCATAAACATCTCGTCGAAGTTCTTCTATTTGTTTAGCTGGTAAGGGTTTATAAGTTTGAGAGTCCACGCCGTGATAGATAAAAGGCATATTCTTTAGATGTGGATAAACCTTTAAGACCTCCTCTTTAGCCCACTGTGTATAGGCTACAGGATAGTCAGCTATCTCAAGAAAATGAGACTTGGAAGGATAAATACGACAATCGACCGGGAAGTAATAGATAATCGGCGCACGATTAGCAACATTTGCTATTTCTTGCCAGACCTGTTCAATAACAAACAAGTCATTTAGAATGAAAACGGCATCCCATTTTCCTTCTGTCAGTAATTGAATGAAAGCCTTACATCCATATGGGTCTTCAGGTACTGGCCATTTCGCTGGAATGATTCGATAGTTAGGGCCCTTGTCTGCATGAATCTGAAAATGATTGATAGCCAGAATCGTTATATCATACTCGCCTGTATCATATAACGCTCCAAGTATCCAGCGATTAACCCTGCCAAAACCCGTACTGGACATCGGAGAATCGCCCCAGACAAGTAATGATTTCCGCATAGTAGCTTCTTTCTAACAGTTATACTTCTTCAATCATAATACCTTGAGTATTAAGATGGCCTTCTTTTATTTGTGAATCGTATTGACCTTGTAGAGCTCGTTCAGTAGCTAGAATGACATCATTAGAAGAAAGTCTATTCCAACAAGCATAACCGAAGGAGCAATTCTCATACCAAGATGTGTAACATTTAAGACCTTTACCTGGACAGATTCCTACACTATTAGGATAGTAGTTGAGTCTGCTTTCAGGAGGAGTTGGGCCGAAAAGACCGATTAAAGGCCGTTTAAGGGCTCCTGCTACATGTAACATGGCACTATCTGGAGCTATAGTGCAATGACAGACATTGATTAGTGCTGCGAGGAGACGAAGAGAATAGTTTTTCAGATGAATACAGTTCATCAAAGAAAAATCTACTGGCCCGGCCCAATCAGTACCGTGAGTAGAGACAAAGATAGCACAAGAAGGCCATCTGATTCTTAGAGCAGATAGAATCTGTTTACTTTGGTCGACTGTTACGCTTCTTTTTCGATTAGAAGCGAAAGGCTGATAGAAAATGATGGGAGTTCTTTCAGTAACATGACTGGCCGCCAGAAAATCATTGGCCCATTTGATTTCTTCAGGCTTCAGAACATAAACTGTCTGAGTATCATGAAGACTTAAGCCGGCAGACCAAGCAAATAAGTCTATTCTATTTGGAGGAATTCTTCCTGGTAATTCCATCGGAACACAAGGACAATCCATGTTTAGAACAATATCAAACTGTTCGAGGTCAACAATTCTGTAGTCAGCAATATTGTTGATATGGGGATTGCCCCAGACTGTTTCTACTAATACTCCATCACAATACTCAGGAGAAGTGACGAGAGTTATACTACAGTTAGGAAAAATATACTTCAACTCTTTGAAAGTAGGAGTTAGCATCAAGAGGTCACCGATACCTCCTCTTGGTCGCCAAACAGCTATTTTCCAGGGAGCCTGAGCATTTAGTTCTCTTGCTCTAGGAATAGGAATAGAAGGCCAATTAAGGAGAGACCTCTCCGAAGGGAATAATTTGTCGCGCTGAGTCACTAAACACCTGCGTAGAGGAGACAGCCTTTGGCAACAGCATACAAAGGATTATTTGCATGCCGAACTTCACGAATAACTAGTGGAAAATCAGCTGGCTTTGATTTTTCTAGTAAAGAGACAAATCCTTTCATTTGACTAGTCCCGCCAGCAACTACTAAAGGAATTGGGTCTTTGAACTTGGGCAGACCACCTTGCTTTGTCTTCAGGTATTGAGAAAGATTGGCCCAGAAATAGTCAATCAGACGCTTGTAGTAGATACAAATAGCCTTATGAATAGGAGGAAGAGCATTCAAAGTAGCATCGTCAATATCTATATTGATATCGCCGGATTCTTTTTCTACCTGTACTTCTGAATCTTCAAGACGTAATGCCTGTGCTACCATTCTATCAATCCAGTCACCGCTTCTAACTAGTGATAGACGTAAAATAGCTTCGCCTCCAGACATCAGACATACATTACACATCCCTGCGCCGGCTGACAAGGAAATTCCGGTTAAGTCATCATCCATCAACTCAGAGTAGCAAATAGCCTCAGCTTCATTTAGAGAGATAGCTTTGTATCCTAGTGTAGTAATGAAACTTCCAAAAACTGATTCATGATAGCCGACATCAAATTGTTCTGAAGACTGGTCAATAGGTTGTGCCGGAACAGAATAAACAACAGCTTCACCAGCTTCAGATGGTTTACCTAGAAGCTTCTCTATGATATGACGAAGCACAGAGAAAGAATCCTTCTCCTTAGGCGATACAATACCTCGCTGAAGGGGTCTCAAAGCCGAGCTATTTCGTTCAACAGCCTTGTCAATAGCATCCTGGCCAATAACAATAAACACCCCGTCTTGTTTGAAATAAGACTTCCCCGCTAATCCTTTCTCTATCATCATGGCAGCCATAGGAGTTGAAGGGAAGATGCGAAAGAAAGCATCACGAATCAGTTTGAAATCAGTACCCTTCTTGACTTCCTTGGCTGAGATTAGAGAAGAAGTACCAATATCTAACCCTTTCATATTCTACTGCCTCCTGGCTTTTACAGATTATCATGCTTATTGACGAGAAAGCAACCCCTTTAACTTCTTCCTAGCCTCACCTACATTCTCAGATACTGATTCTTCTTGTACATTTACCGCCCCTTCCAATTCAACAGTTTCTTCAGCAGCATAGACTAAACTATCATCAATCTCTACAGGAATAAATCTCTCCTGAGCAGGAGAAATCGTCTGGACAGAAGAAGGAGCTGAAGGAGAAACAACTAAACCACTAAGCTTCTGCAAGAGAGCAGTCAGTAGATGAGTATTTCCTTCTTTGACAGCTTCAGTAATCATTTGGTTGATAAGTTCTCTATCCTCACTGGATAGTTGTTTAGATTCTATTACTTCTGGTGGCTTTTTTAATGTAGGACGAGGCCCAGGAACACCTTTGAATGGACGCAAGACTCCCTGTTCCAGCCGGTATCCCGGATAATGCACTTTAGTAACACCTAATCTCCCATGTACCAGCAGTCCAAGTAGTAATCTCAATATCACTGACTATACCCTCGAAAGACCATACAGCTGCCGGGCCAATTGAAAGTTCAGCATTGTTAGTAGTTGTCTCAGCTCCTTGAGCCAGAATCTTGATTGAACCCTCAATTCCTGCAGCCCCCATAGGTCTAAGTGTAGCAAGAGAATCAGCTCGTGGATAGACCATTTGTCGAGAGTTAATTGTTACTCCCAAATCACATAGTCCATTTGTCTCGATGACAATTCTTTTTGCTGGCCGTTTTAGAGAGTTCTCTACTCGGACAACATCACCTTGAGCTAGAGCTCCACCGACATCGTTCAAATCAGTAGAATTGAATACCTGGTATCGTTCTACTAGCCCACTCTCAATTACTTTAGTTAGGTTCGCCATTTTTTCTCCTTACCATAGACAAATAGCTACTCCAGAGTTAGTCGGAATAGTCACTGTACCTGCATTGTAGATTATGACTTCATTCTCTGTTGGTTGAAGCATAACCATTTGGAAAGCTGGGCCTTCCCACCAATCTACACCAGGACCACCTGGGTCTTCTCGGAAATAAGTCTGAACAATAGGCCTTACTCCTCTATTATGATTGATTTGCCAAAATCCACTAGGAGGAATAGGAGCTGCCAGAGTATATTCTTGCCGCCGGAATGTATTTTGTGTTGTGTTCCCTATATCTGTAGGGTCACACATCCAATCCAGGTTGTTTTGTAGGTTATCATACGGCTGGTTGTTATAACTAGTATAGACTCCACTCTCAGCTACTTGAATAGCATCAGTCCAATGTTCATAGACTCCAGAAGGCACTGCTCCAGATGGACCATAATGATGAGTCCTGAATCTGTTATCAATTGCTCCAACAGCTCTCTCTAATCCCCAGCCGTCTTGAGTTACAAGTTGTGAGCCCCAAGATGAATAAGTAGGAGAGTTATCATTCCAGGCAGACATCCCTGTAAATGTTATGGCAGCCGTGCCACCATCTACATCATCAAGTCTATAACCCCAGGGATTGATATTAGTTTGAGTACCTTGGCCTTTGACTAGACCATCAAAAAGGTCACGCACGCCAGACGAAACGACTCCAGCACTAGTTAGAAGAACACTGCCAAGAGGGTCATCCCAAGTACCAGCAACAACATAACCTTTCATTTGTCGGATGACTCGACGAATAGTATTCAAATCGTCTAGAAGGTCACCAGGAACACCCGTATACAGGTCATCCAGTCCACCACCGCTAGGCTGAACATCAGTCTGGGCTGGAGTTGGATTCCCTACTCCTGCATGACTGGCTGTAGCTGGGTCATTTTGCCAAGCACCTACGTTATGAAGGGCTAACAAGGAAGTAAGTATCTGTCGGATTGTATAAGTAAGAGTCTTAGCCCCAGAACCAGTAAGTTGTGTCGAACTGTTATAGATATCTAGCTCTAATGATTCGATATTGGCTATGTTGGTATTAATCATTCCGTCGAGAGAAGTTGAAAGACTTGTCCCGCCGAAAATTCTACTACCAATGAGAGCTTTTTGAGAAGCTGTCAGTCCAAACTGAGCAGCCTGTAAGGCTTGTTGGAGAGCTGTTTCTGTATCAGAAATAACTGTTCGCAGAGCTTTTACTTGTTCTTTAAGAGTATAGGGTCTATTGCGAGTTGTATTCCAGAAAAGACCAGACTCTTCACTAGCATCAGTATCTGCATCAATAAACAGTTGTGAGCCGTCTAAACCTTCAACAAAAGCATTCAAATCATTATCGAAATCATCTACTTTTTGAAGGGCAGTACCTGTACCATCAGGAAGAAGAGGCATCAAGGGAGTAATATAAGTATTCCATAACGCCGTGATATTACTAAGGTCTGCACTTAGTTCACGAACAGTATTCCGCCAATCAGCAGCAGAACGAGGCCCTCTTGTCACAGCATTACGAGCGACAAAAGAGAGTCTCATTGTAGGTTGTTTCGACATTCATTATCTCCCTATTGAGTTACTCTTACACTCCACCTGGTAAACATTGGAGTAACATCAGGATCTCGTGTCGAAAGTACAGCAGCAAACATTACACTATCCCAAGTCTGCTTGGCTCTGGTAAATTCTACCACGAATCTCTCATTCTTGAAATCATCGTCTTGTGGATTGAATTTTACTAGAATACCTGTAGCAAATTCATCAGCTGCAATACCATAATAGATCCTGGGCTTCCAGGCGAAAATCCCATAATTATCATCAGGTTGGCCGTTAAAAGTAGAAGCATCCACCCGTTTCAAATAGTTCCCTGCCCATCTATCTGCTCCAATATACACCTTGTGAGCTGTAGGGAAACTAGCTCCATACTGATATCCCTCAATCAATAGTTTATGATTGTAAGGGAAAAGTGGATCTAACCTGTAAAGATCAAAGTTATCAGTAGCTCCTTGAGTTACATTTCGCCAATACTTTTCATGACTCTTTACCGTATGAACTCCATACGGAATTAAAACTCCTCCAGATTGAGGCGCTAGACCATCAATAATCATCTCTGTATCGCCTAGCTCTAAAGCTAAACCATGAGGATTATCAACCCATATCGCACTAATATAGTAAGGAGCTTCGAATCTCCATCCACGTAATTTATCTCTGACTTCTTCTGTTGTCCCTAATTCACCTACATTGCGCCAGACATGGATATTATCGGGGACTACACCTAAATCTGGGTCAAATAGATGACTTAGAACTGCATTTACTGGTTTGGCCGGAACAAAACATTTTTCAGGAGCTGTAACACTAGTTCCTGTAACTGTCTCTGTGATAGTATTCCAGGCTACTAATGTGAAATATCGTCCTGGAATAACTTCTCGCCAATCTGTTTTTGTATTGTCGTAAGGAATACTTACATCTTCAATGATATATCGACCTGCTTCAGCAAAATCAATAATCTGAGGCTTAGTAGGAGAGAGTCTATTGATAGGGTCAATACTTTGCCAGCTAGCTCCTTCGTCTACACTGAGGAAGTAGTTGATGATGGTGCCTTCTGGCACATCTTCACAGACTTCACATGAAGCCCGGTTGAATCTAAACGTCCCTGTATCCGCATAGTCAGAGACAGAAGAAAGCAGGTTGCTGCCAGTAGTAGGTTTGAGGGCCACTGTTTGATAGAAAGCCCGCTTTGTTGTGTCATATGTATCATGCCAGAGAGAGATTTCTTTTGCGCCAAATTCATAGACAAAACTCCCCCGCTGTTCATAATCATAGTTGTCTTTTTGAAACAATATCTTTACATACTTAGCTGATACCTTTGGAAAAACAAAAGTTACTGCTTCATCAGCTGTCTTTGCTAAGTTAGTATTGGGGAAGAAATACCAGTTCTTTGAGTCATCTGAATACTGAGGAGTTACTTGAGTAACAGTATGAGGAGTAACAGTATGAAGAAGAACATCCAGCCTCGAAAACTCTAGAGCCTCATCACCTAATTTGAAGACTAAAGAACCAGAAACTTTACCTGGCTCAGCCATACGAACAATATGTTTCCATACCTGTTCAACTGGAGTGAAAGCATAGACTAGTCTAGCACTAGGAGCTAATGACGAAGACAGCATACCTTTCAAGCTCTGGATTTTGAAAGAAATGTCGCGTTCTTCAATATCCCATAGAGCTAACTTGCCAGTAGCAGAAGTGCCAGATGTATCTGGCGGGAAACTAACCATATGTTTCCCTGTATCTAGCTTAACAGAAAGAAAATCTCCTTGAGCAATATTGCCGCCACCAAGAGATTCAGCAAGAGTCTGAGCTAATACACTAGCTACTTTTTTGAAACTATCGGCCGATCTGAAATTATCTCCGATATGACTATGATAGCCAGTTGTATCACTTATTCTATGCAACAACCTCTCAACTCTATCAGTCAAGTCATCAATCTCTTGTTCAGATGATTGTAATTCGGCATCCCATCTATCAGACAGCATGACACTCTGGTCTACAAGACGTAAAGTAGCATCATAAATAGCTTCGAAATCTGTTTTCATCTTCTCGAGCATATCTTTCCAACTAGCAGCACTACTTTCTGTTCCAACAGTTACTTTAGCTACAGTCTTTGATGTCAACGGAGTAGATAAATCATTATCATCCAGATAGACTTCTAAAGCACTATCGACTGTATCTCCTTCTAAAGGAGTTCCAGCTTCCAGGATTTCCTGAATCAAGGAAGAAAGAATCCGCAGCTTATAGACGTCTTCTATTCGCATCTAGGTAATCATCCTGTCTTGTGTCACAATTTGCAATGAATATCCTCTGAGAATCGGACTGAAATACTTACCCAATTCTGCTAAAGCTTCTGGCTGCATAGCGTTATAAGTATATGTCACATACAGCCGCTGCTGACCATATACTGATTGTCCCTTTTCCATTGGAACAGTCAATCCAGGATGAAAAGAAGAACCCCCTGAACTAGCAATATCTGCAAAATCTTTGACTGCTGTTGCCGCCAAATTCAATTTAGTCCCGTTAACCGCAAAATCATCCGACAATAGCTTCATCCCTATATCATACTCAGCCAATATGTATAGGAACTGATAATCTACTGTTAAAGATGCGGTAAAATTACCCCAAATATAGAGAATACCATGAGCATAGTCGACCATATAGGTACCGCCATCCTCAAGTTCTCTGGTGGGGTCAAGATATGTATAGGAGACTGTCCCGTAATCAGCTGGTAGAGCTCCGTCTATTCGTACAACAATCGTCCGATTATCTGCCTTAAACGTCCAATCTCCATCTGTCGTCAAAGCAGCAAGGTTGACCTTATATGTCTTGAATACAGAAGTATTGGAAAACTGAGCTGTATTAGGCATTGCTGCTTTGAAAGTAGTCATCTTCATTCTATAAAGAACTGGAGCTTCTATCCCGTCATATTCAAGAATTTCATTAGCCGCTACACGAGTATATAGTTTGGAATCAAAAGGGACTTCCTTGGTCAAATTGGCAGCTTCACTACCTGTAAACCGTAGACTTCCTTTCACGATGGATTCGTGTCCTAGGAAGAGAGCTTCAAGATCGTTCCCTGAAGGAGAAAGAACAATCGAAGCGGAGATAGGATGGAAGGCTTGCGGTTTTAGACGAATCTGATCAGGCTTGCCAGGAATAATCTCGAAAGCATCACTTCCTAGGACTTCTGCATCTACATAATCAAACTGTGCCGCATCATGCGGCCTGGCATAATCGTATGTATGGACATAACCATTCATTAAATCTGCTGTCCATTCACCAGGATTAGCTAAATTCGTAGCAAAAATGCCAGCAAAATCTTGCGGGTTTGCATCATATCCTGGAGACCACCCTGTTGATAACAGTTTGATGGAATCCATGATGATATTCTTATAGCCGAGATCATGTGTAGTCTCGCCTGGTTGTAAAGGAACTAATGCACCTGTCTTTTTACCTTTGACTGCTTTAAGAACTAATCCGCCACCACCCACAAAGGCAGGAGCATGTTCCAAATAGGCTATATCGCCATCAACAAGAAGTTTCTCTGGTGAGAAATAGATTTCGAAATCCATGGGGATATAGTTAGCAGAATCAACTGTCCAGGGGTCAAGAGGATTCATATTGAAGACATGAAGATCTATTGACCCTGTTGCTCTGTCGATTGAATACTGTGTAGGTTGTAGCCAGCCATAATCTTTCATCTTGACGAGAATAGTATTCTCATATTCAGGACTACCAAGAGTAGGAAAAGAACCAGCAGGAATATCAAGACCTGAAGAAGTTACAATTTCACTATATTGCCGCCGCATTTGTTTACGCGGCCCATAAGCTCTAAACCCTCTCCCTTCATCTATCATGCCATTCAATGAATCAACTTTTGAAGTAGTCTTTGACTCTCGTTGAGCATACTGAGGTAACTGAAGTAGAGAACGACCCGTAGCTGTAATCTTCATTGGATTGGACCAACGTCCCTTTGACCCAAAGAAAGAACCAGAGAAAACTACATTCACATCACTAATTGGCTTATGTTGTAGAGTTACTGAGAAAGGAGATTCAGTTGGGAAATTGAAACTCTCTACCATTACTCGAGGCATTTCACGGAAAGTACCTGAACCCTGGAAAGCTCCACTATTACGACGAAGAATAGCTTTGTATCTCAACTCTGTAGGAGAAATATCTCCTGTACTGAGAGCTCCATCTTCTGGACCATTAAGATTCAAAACTTCAGGGATATCAGGAGACCCAACAAACTTAGCTGGCTTGATTCTATGCCAACTAGCACCTTTATTCCAAGAAATCAGATGTTCAATGGCGCAAAAGTCATTCTCGGAAGCTGGATTCTGAGCAGTTTTGATGAATACTTTTCTAGCCGGAGAGGTCAAAGAAATAGGCTTAGAAAGAATAGCCCCAGTATCCTTATAGACATTCCCTCTAATTTCAACATCTCTGATTCCAATCGCATATCGTAACCGCTGACCAGCAGTTGTCTCAATACTATAGGCTTCGTTCTGACTTAACTGAAAACGAAGATACTTGGCTTTCCGAGGAAGACACATGTAAATGCCAATACCAGAAAACTTACCTCCAGCAGGGCCTAGACGAAAAGTATTGTCTTCATCATCGATAACAAAATCGCCAAATGGTACTTCATCTTTGATTGATAACCATTCAGAACCATCAACCGAAGACTCTATCTCCACAACCCGAGAAGTCCTGGCAGTACCAAAGTTGTTTGGATTGATTCTTACTTCATTGATAATACTTGTCTGGGCTAAAGTGGCAATAACTGTCAATAATAGCGGTCCTGTAGATTCATCTTCTTTATCATCTACCCGCTCATACTCTGCCCATGTATCAGGGTTATTATCGAGAATATCCCCAAGAGTACCATGATATTCAGCACCAATTTCCTGGTTGTTTCCAATAACCCCATTACCCGTAACAGTCACTGTAGCAATATTGATATTACTCGGAGCAGTTGTGTCTAACGGTAGAACAACTACCCCATCAGCATCATTGATGCAACACAAGTCTTCTGTCAGAAGTGGAGAAGCCATATCTAATCTGGATAGATTGTCAAAACTGTCTCCCCAAACATAGGCATCTGTCATACCATTACGGAACATAGTAAGGTCGACTAGTCTAGAAGCAGTAAGTTGAGCTTTGTTTCTGACTCGGCCAAGCCGAGAAGTAGCTATATTCCAGCCTTCAACAATAGATGCTCCAAGAGTTTCTAAGAGACCTAAGACTACTTCCATATTGGAGATATAGTCATTGATATTACCAGGAATATGTTCTTCTATTAACCTGCCCCAAGAAGTAGGAATATAGGGTTCAAAAGAAAGACCACCACCTTCATCATTAGCAAACTGAACCTTCTGCATCATCTCGGTAGTAGCTCGAAATAACTCTTCTCTAGTAGTAGCATCAGAAGAAGACACTACATCTTGTACAGACTTCTGTAATGCTCGTAATTGTTCTTGAATAAGCCAAGGGCCTGGCCGACGATTGAATTTATTCCTCATCAACAGGCCTCTCGAAAGCTACCAAACGGAAGTTTTTTAGCACAGGCGTTACTCCTGGAAACCTACCTTTACCATTATTGCGTAACATAACGATTACTGCAACTTCCGAAGCAACCACATTCTGGTCATCTTCAGCATCAAACTCATAAAAACCATGTTCATTAACTGTTAGACTGGTATCTCCCAACACATCTAAGTAGTGTAATAGAGCTGTGTTTTCTGAGTCTTGAGGCTTACCATTCAGATTACTAAATTCACCCCGATACATAGCAACATAAGCACTTTCTCTGACTGGACTGGTCAAGAAGATACCTAATTGCATCGGCGCACCATTATTGATAGCTACATTGCTATATGTAGCTGAAGCTTGCCAAGCTGTTTCTCTTTGACCATCACGGAAAATGAATAAGTTCTGCTTCAAAGTAGCAAGGTCAGTAGCTGCTACACCTGTTGGCCACCAACCGAAAGGCATAAATCGTAACATCCCAACATCATTTGAAGAAGCAGTAGACCCTGACTCTTTTTTGGTCAATAAGAGACGGTCACAAGTATATCGACCGATAAATAAAGGCATGACAGGAAATACTTCTCGCCTTAATAGCTTAGTCTTATCCTTGTCAGCATAATCCCATTTACATAGATAGAACTCAATTGACCCTAACATCTCAGAAGGGTCAACAGTCGCAATATCAACTGGCATGAAATCACTAACAGTATCGGTATATTGAACATCTAAAGAAGTCAATTCTCGATATGGAAGTAACCAGTCACCAGCAATACCAATAGAAGCAAGTCGTCCAAAATTGACTGGCCGACTGACAAATATTCCTTTCTCTTCGAAAGAAGCTAATCCTACATAAACATTATCAATACCCAGAAAATACTCTACATACTCTCGCTCACTAAATGTCTGTTCTACTAACCCCATTACTTCTTGAACTTTTGCTGTCGGGAAAGTCCCATACAATAGTTCTTCAAGTGCTGATTGAGCTGTCTCTGCATCTGTCTGTTCATGGTCGGAAGCAGTTAAGAATGTCACTGTTCTATATGACCGACTTTCAAAGGTAAGCTTCACCTTAGTTGCTTGAGCTGTTGCAAAATGCAATACTCTAGCTCCACGAAGGCGAATACCACCATCAAAAGTAGTAGTCTCCCATAATGTTGTCCACGCCCCCTCTTTGAAAGCTTCAACTGCTACCAAGTAAGCTTCACTAGAAAGAATAGGTTCGATTTCAATGTAATTGAAAGAGACAAGCTCTTGAAACTCAACTTCTAGTTTATGAAAGACACCTGCAGAAGTAGGTGCTGTAGGATGAGCAGGATCGCCTGACCGAGGAGTAGTTAGAAGGACACTCCTGGCCCAATAAGTCCCATCTTGGCCATCAATAGCATTAGCTGGACCGAGATCATCAAGATCCACAGCATATTCAGATGCTTGAGAGGGACGAGAACCTGTATTTTCTACAATAACCCTGGCCGACCTTGGTCTATGAATCCTTGAAGCTTTAATAGGTAGTTTCAGTTCATCATTCTTGCCTAAAGAACAATCAAGTTTTCTAGGAACATCTGTAGCTGTCAAGGGGTCAACATAGAGAAGCCGATAATCTCTTTGTGCCCGCTCAGCAAACACAAATTCACCCTCATCAACACGAGCTACCGATGAACCATAAGTCTGACTATTGAACTGGTTGAGACTAGCCAGTAATTCATGAATTTCTACTTCGCCGCGTAATCTAGTAATGATTTTCTTTAAGTCTTGCGAAACTGCTTTGAACATCAAAGTCTTTTGGGCAGTTAGGATTCTGTCAATATTGTTGACTTCTTCAAAAGCAGCCAGAAGGTCTGAAGAAAGGAGAGAAAGAGTATTATTAAGAGCCGGCGTCCCTACATTATTTCCTTGAGTAAGCTGTAACTGTTGAGCTAAAGGACTGAGTAGTCTATCTTTAATCTTGGGAATAAGTGACTCTAGTTCTTTACGATACTCCGATAGAGACCGAAGATTACCTTGGTCTTTATCTAATTGCAGCTTGCCAAATATCTGAGCAGATTGTTCTGCTCCCAAGATATGTCTAAAGCGTTCAAGATAGTTAGTCTGAAGTGGCATTTAGATTGCTACCCTCTCTTCTTCAGAATACCACCGGTTAGGTGTCATGCCTACAGCAACAGCATCATGTCCGTCATTAATAGAGACAGTAAACCAAAAGTCAGATGGCCGATTAATCAAAGTAATAGCTCCTTCAACTCCTTCATCTAACTCTGTTTGATTCCATAACCTATAGAGCTGGACATGTCCAGCTGGTTCAAGTCTGATTTCTTCTCGAGTCCATCCTATAGCATCTCCAACTTGTCTTTGAAGAATACGTCTACTACCATGACAACAAAACCAGTATAACCCCTTTCCTTCTATATCTACACGCCAATGAGTAGTCCAACCAGTCTCAAGAGAGAAAGGAAATAATACCCCGGCACCAGAAAGATAAGTCGAATCATACCAAGTAGCTGTCCCACGAGCAGTAATGACTCCATCGGACAACTGAATCCAATGAGGAGAATTATGGCAATGCAACATGATTAAATCCTGTAAAGAAATATCGGTCACTGGTTGCCGGGTCTTCATAAGTACATGCCATTCCGAGGCCAAGAGTACTAAAAAGATGATGGAGAGAAGCTGCATCAGTAATATCTACCCAAAGCCGCAAAGTTAATACAGAACCAACTGGAAACCATACCTGTGCAATGATATTATTTGGCCAAGGACCCGATGGGGCTGCCGGCCAAAAAGCTCCCCCTGTGTTAAACCAGTCAAACGCTTGCGGCTGAGCTAATAGAAGGTCAGCTGAACTAGACCCTCTGCCTGTAGTAGGGTAAGGAGCAATAGGTACTGGAGTTTGCCCGAAAGCTAATTTGTCATTCCATCCACTCTCTGGTGGATTTGGAGAAATAGCATGCAAGAAGTTATAGTAACCTGTTGCATCTGCAAATTGTATAATGAGCCCTTGTTGGTTAGGAAGGGCATATTGTCCTCCCTTAGTTAGTAAATCACTGACCACAACAGCTCGTTCAGCTTGTGTAGACGGAACATCTGTTTCGGTTGTATATGGTAACTCTCTCTCTTCTGGTAAAGGATAGAGATAGAACCCAAAATCCCATACATTGACAGCACTATCATTTCTTATCCGAATAGTTACACTTTCTGTAGCTTCTTCCGTAAGAATTCCCTCGTCAGAAGTATTAATTCCTGGATTCAAAGGAATCTGTTTCTCATTAACCCCTAAGGTATCTAGTAAGGTGAATTGTATACGCTGTCTCATTTCTAAGTATCCTCAGGATTAGACAGAAGAGCTGTCCAAACTCCACCAATAGCTTCCAATGTACACTTGGTATAGCGAATAGGCCCTAAAGCTGCTGAAGAAGTACTATCGCCATCTATATGATTGGCTCTTACCCAAATGAAATTATCAACCCCACTAACAATAGCTACTAAGCCAGAATTTAATCCCGAACTAACAGCTTGTGGCTGATTAGATATTTGCTCAATCCATACTACATCCGGGTTGTTAAAAGGATCGGCTGTGGCTGTCAAGACATCAAAAGTACTACCCGGCTTCTGGTCTGGCCAAGTTATATTCACTACACCACTAGCAGGAATAGTAGAAACTGCCGAAATAACAGATGGTTTGGGATTTGTGTAATGAATACAAGGATAAACTCCTGCCGCTACATGTCTTTCACAAATACCTTTGACCATACTCTGAGTAAACTCGCCACTATGTTGAACGTCTAGAACCTGGGGAACTCGAAGAATACAAGCTGCAGCACGAGGCATATAGGGACCATCATGGTCTTCAACATCCCATAACTGAAGTAATTCCCAGATATACTGGGCATACAAAGAGGCCATCTATGTAGTCTCCAGCACTGACTCTATGATACTTTCGCTCAATCCTCCGCCTTCTCGTCGCACATCTACCTTATCCAAGTCAGCTGGCTGTTGATTAGGAGAAATAGATATCTCGCCCAAAATCAAAGTCTTATAGTCCGGGAAACACTTTGTCGCTCTAAAAGAAGAATATGTAGAACCTACAACAGCAGACCAATCAGGATTACCATCACTTCCATCTTGTGAGCAGTAGGTGATTCTTCCTCGCCTATCTACATAGAGAAAGTGAATCGATGCTTCTCTACCAGCAAGACCATATCCAATACTTTCGGGAACTAGATAGATAACAACCATTGTGCCGACAATATCATTATTCATGGTCGGGTTGAAATCTATATCTGTGATTTCATAGTTCATCTCTTCATAGTAGTAAGTAACATATAGTTTCCAATTGGCTGGGATTTCATAATCCAGGTAGACAAGCCCAGAAGGAACATCAACACCTAGAATAGCTTTCCAGCGTAAACCTCCTAAAGTATCATCTCTCTTCCCTAGAAGAGCTCCCTGAGAAGTAAAAATAGCTGTCAAGGTATCAGCCTCATTGTATGCATAGACAACAGGATGCATAGTTGTGGCATCTTCACCGACTCCACTAGTAACCCCGGGCATGACAATTCTTTCTCTATTAGCTTTGTAGACAGATTTAGTTACCCGAGTCATCAACTCTTCCTGGACATATTTGAATGGCGGGAATGGGAAAAAGCTTTGTTTAGTGAGATACTCAGGAACATCATAGATATAAGGAACGCCGCCACTAAGAGAAAGAACTCGTCCATTAGATACTCTAGCAAACCATGGTACTTCTACAGAAAGACCTTCTGGCATGACTAATTGAATCTTGTTATCTGTTCTGGGTCTAACAGCATATGTAGTATTCAGCGGCAAAGTAATTTCTATATATCCGTAGTTCTCAGTAATAAGATAAGCATCGGCCGTGATTTTTAGAGAAAGGTCAGGATTCAAGTCATCAGTATCTGCTAGAATGAAAATAGGTTCTTGAGATAGAAGGTCTGTATAGACATGATGAGCTACTGAACTATCTCCACGAGTGTAGCGGAGAGCATAACGAACGTAATAGAGATTCCACCGGCCAGAATGAAAATCAAACTCATTCTGCAAATTAGAATACACAACCCCATTTGTCAGGTCATACTGAATCTGTGGATGTTTATACTCCTTCATGTTTCTATCAAGAACTTGCATAGCAACTATTGTTATAGCCCCTGAAGGATTGATATCTGATTCACCTAGACTAGAAAGCAGTGTCTTGATTCTCTTCTGTACACTGTGTTTCCAAAAGAGAGGAGCTAACTTTACAGAACCAGAAGAATCGCCGCCGACAAAAACATCTGTCACTAAGAATTGATAGTATCGAAGTATTTTTGATTGTCCGACAAATACTTCATAATCCGAGTCTTCAATACCCCAGTTAGCAGATAATTCTCCTGACCTATCTGTATTATGTATGACTCTATCAGAAGAAATAGATTCACCAGCAAGATAGGCTATGTTTACATTACTAGCCGAACTGGCCGCAACAATACGAAACTGGTCACGTCGTTTGACGACGTTCAAAATGATATTTGCATTGTTCTGAACCTGTTCGTTAGCCATTAGTATCCTGACAGTTGATCATATGTATATCTAATCCTGGCGGAATAGCAATACACCTCGTCGGCAGCATTCTTTGTGATTGCTCGAACTTGGATGTAGTAAAAATAGTTCGCATTTTGTACGAGCTGTGACCCAGGAGTGTCGATGCTCGAATCGGTTACTGTCTGAGAGACTCCTCCATGATCAGTCGTGTCCGTGATGTGCAGAATGGCATCTCCAAGACCTCCGACAATTGGATAGCGAAGCAAATATATATCAACCTCGTCCAACACATCATTAAAAGAAGTCGTGTATCGAACTTGCAAATCTGATATTGATGCGCCATTCGGCAAATGAACTGGAGCCAAACAAGAAGACGATTGATCTTCAATGTCTTCTAGGAATAAATGAAGTAATCCAATCTGCCAGTTGTTGACTCCTCCTGTCGCTAAACTGTTTTTAACAAAATCAGAAGGACCTAAAGACAGAAAGCCTGTTTGATTTGTTCCGTACTTAAAATCTCCAGCGCCAAGCCCATCAGCATTAGCATAGACATCATTGTTGGCACTAATATCATTACCGGCAGTTAAGTCGGTAGTTATCTGAGCATTTGTTCCCCACAGCAAAGTACCAAAAATCAAATCGCAATAGATATGGAAAGAAGCCCCGCCGGTACGATGGAAATACAAAGTGTCTCCTAGCCAATATGACCATACTCGCGGGGATCCAACAGGCGACAGACCATTAGTGATACCAAAATTACCGAACCAGGGCATAGAAACGGCCACGGATTCGAAAGCTCCAGCAGCACCTCTGAATGTGTGACACATTTGAGAGGTAGTCCCAAGATTACCAGCTACAGAAAGTGTCTCTACATTGATTTTGTTGTAAGCAGGAGTCCAGCCACCAAGAGAAAGCCCCTGGTCTAGCATTAGCTTATCATTTTCTAAACGTAAATAGTCAACGACTCCTGCATAAGCATGAGGCTCGAAATGGAGATAAGGACCAGAGCTTGAGCCAAAATAAAGACCATAAGATTCCGAAGAGTTATGAAGATATGATCCTCCAGAAGGAGACATGGCGCCAAACACCATATGACCCAGCATAGCGTTATCGTGTCGATCTCTTCTGTCTCCTGATGTCCCTTCAGTACCTACCTGAGTACCTGCTCTATGTAGATATTGTGGATGAGCATCATTAATCCATCGAGATCTCTTGAAAGGAGGCACAGTAGATGGATAGTTAGTAGATCCTGATGGAGTGACTAGATCTACCAAGTCTTCATGAGATAGTCGTTGGCCCCTAAAGAAACCATCTACTGTAGCTCCCGTATGGTCATGGCTAACCCAGTTATTTCGAAGATTATCTACCAAAACAGATAACGGCGCCCCAACTGTAACTAAAGCATAACGCGCTATGTTAGGAGAACCTGCTGTTCCTGGATTAGAGACCAGGCTAAGAGGAGAAACAGATAGTCTGGTATTAGAAACGCGCCTAAAAGTTAATCCGGAAACGATTGTTTCTGAATCGGTATCCCAGAGATAGACAAATCCATCAGGAATATCATCTGTTGCAGAGAAAAGAGCAGCAGATAAAACACTCGGTAGTGTGTAAGCAGAACCAGAATAATAAGTAGAAGTAATATCCGGTGCTAAATCACTAGCCCGATTGGCAAACAATGTAGCATCAGGAATAGGTAAATCGATATAACAGTTAGTACCATCTGTCCATACACCACACATACCACTAGACCCCCAGGTAGTAATCCTGGGGTCAGGGAACACATTAAGCTTCAAATGAGTGAAATCAAGTTGTCCAGTAGCAGCATAATCTCCATGTGGGTTATCAGAATCACCTGCAATATCACACTTATAGGTAACAACAGTACCTGCTTGGATTGGAGTGACAGTATAGACTGTATTACCAATAACTGCATAGTCACCAGGCTGTTGCATGGTAGCTAGTGTAGTTCTTCGAGTAGTCATGGCTCCAGCAGGGTCAGTTGTTACTGTCCAACCTGCTGCCAGGTCTGAGGGATAGTATCGCAGAGCAAATTCACAAACAGTATCAACAGCAATGGTGTCGACATAAGTAATGTCGGCAGTATGAACTACACGAGGCTGAGCACTTCCCATTCCTCCGATAGCACGGGCAATATTGGCAATATGATTTCGATACACAGCGTCATTGAACTTGGAAGAACCTCCTTGGTTCCAAACATCTCCAATAGCTCCTTCAAGAAGACGATTGGCGTCTCGAGCCTGTTGAGCTAACCCAGTCAGCTTGGTACTGTCAGGTAATTCTCCCTGCCCAAAAAGATAATTTCTGACATGTGTTTGTCGGAATTTGTCAGCCATTCAATAGTCTCCTTCTTATGCCACTATCCCACTATCAACCACAAACGAGACGCCTAGAACCGCTGGTGGATTGATGTCGAGGAATGTCAAATTGTCTAACGCCGAAGCTGCTGTAAACATTGGAGAAAGACTGGTCAGTCTCCATCCAAAAGGAATTTCTCCTGAAGCAGCAGCTAGAGAACCAGGAATTACTCCTGAAGGAAGAGCATTGGCTGCATCTAAATACCATGTCCCTTTGCCTTCCTCTGAAACATCAACAAATACGTCGATTTCATTACTATAAATCCAATAGTTCCTTCTTTGATTATATGTCTTGGCTTGTAATGTCGCAAGAGCAGGAGCTACTACAAAAAACCCTTCAATCCCACTATCTGTTACTGGAAGACTTGTGCCAAAAGATAACATAATCCCGCTATCTACAGTAGTCATTGAGTCTGGACGAAGAGCTGTCCAACAACCTAGTTGTCCAGTATGAGGGTTAAGAGCACTTGTGGACCATTGAGCAACTAGTTTCTTTCTGCCGCCAGGGAAACCAGTATATTGAACTGGCATTCCGAGACCTTCCCAACCAGCCCTACGTAATTCTTCCCAAGCTCGCTGTTGTACTATATTGCCATAAGGAACATCATCTACATCGGCTCTAGTAAAGAAAGCATCTAATGCTTCATCACTAGGTAAAGGCTGACCTAAGACTTCATCATCACTATAGATACCATAGACAAAGACATTATCAACGCCGCTATCTGCAGGAGAAACTGATCTTAGAAGAAGCTGATTAGTAGCTCCCATATCCTCCAAATCAATAAATTCACCGAGGTCGTATACCGTGTCAGGCGATTGTAAACGTGCATATGCTTTACCTTTGGCATTGGTTGTTCCTGTGACTGTGTCAGCAGCAAGATTTCCTAATGAAGTCCCGCCACGGTCACCATTGAAGAAGAAAGTAACAGCCTGGTTTTCTAAAGGAGTCTCTGTAGTATCTAATACAGTAGCAGTTAAGAGAGAATACTGGTTACCTACTGCTAAAGGACCATAAGTAGGAGACATTGTTGGAAGATCTGCTTCAAGAGTAATAGTGTCTGGGTCTGAAATACCCCGAGACAGAATGAGGAAATTTCTATGGTCGCCCTTTTTGAATAACTCGATAGCTGTATCCCATGCCGTTGTCAAATCAGGCGTAGAATCAACTTCATACTCAACGCCAGGAGTACAAGTATAATAGACACCAATAGACTTACCTGGTGTAGGAACAAGACCAGAATGAACTCCATCACCGAAATAGAGGACACCCATATCATGGTCAACAAGTACTTGTTCGCCACTATTTACAAAATCAGTGATTGAAGTAATAACACTCCATTCTCCTGATGGATAAATAGTGCCGGCATCATACAGGAAGACATGAGGAGAACTTGGCATCACCGGGAAATAAGGAAGATTCCAAGCTTCCCAGGCCTCTCCTTTTGCTACTCCAATGAAAAATAAATCCTCCCATACACCACTAGGAATTGCTCCAACAGGGAAAGTATAGTCATTGTTCAGAGTAGCTGTTACTGTTGTTTCTCCAGAACTCAACGGATCCATATCATAATAGACCATCATCTCTGGAATAGTATGGTCCACATTGCTCCAGGTAATAGTCTTTGCTACATCGTCCCAAGTATCTAACTCTACTCCACCAACATATCGACCACTGAAATAGGCTACTTTGGCAAATTCATTATAGATTTCTTCTACCCCATAGTCTTCAGTATTAACTCGATAATACTGTCGAGCTATCATGGGAATACCTGTTTTGGGGAGATGAGCAAGAGTCAGGACCATTCCAGAGTTAGCTACATCAATACCTGAAGAAGGGAATAATTCAATAGTCCCGCCATCAGAATACATATAACTGCCAATTTGACCAAAATAATACCAACCATGTTGGACTTGTGGTCTCCAATAGGCTTCATCATTGAAGAACTCTTCTACAACTCCTTCATAACGAAGGTCTTTACCTCCACCAATACCAGTATCGAACATAGAAGGAACAAAGACACTTAGATTTGGGTCCCAAAAGACAGGACCTCGGTTGATATCATTTTCGTAGACACGAGAAATATATCCACTATTCCAGCGGAATCCTGACCTTGAAAATCGACCAATTTTTTTACTCAACTAAATTCCCCAAATCACAGCCGAGCCAATGCTCTTTAACTCATTATTGACATCAAGACCTAAAGCAGTTAAATCTGTTGGATTAAAAGTTCCATCAGCAATAGCTTCTTCTTTGAAAAGCAGGTTGAGAGAATCGGAATCCATCAAGTCATAGACCTCTACAGGAGATGCTTTAAGAGTAAACGGCCATTCAATATACTGATACCTTACTGTTGACCCTGCCGATACTTCATAAGAGTATACCACACCATTAGTAGCATCTAGATACCAATCTCCTCGCTGAGTAACAGAAGCTGCATCTGTCTTCTTTTGTTGCGGATTGAAGGTCTCTATATCAGAAAAATAGATAGGAGCATATGAAGTCAAAGGAGGAGTATAGTCTTTGACTGGATAATGCTTCAAGGTAAAATGTGGCATCGAAGGAACTAGTTCAGACGGAACAATGACATGATTTGCCTGTTCATACATCTGGCTAGCTGGCCAATAATCAGCTCCAGCCTGTTGTAAACTAGCTGACCAATCAGGTACAGCATTAATAGCATTTACCACTTCATAGTAATAAAGGACTCTTGTTGGCACCAAAGGAGTCTCGTATTGCATCATATTGATTGAAGCTGCAAGAGTAACTCGCCAATCTGTCCAGAGTTTTAAGTAACAACCAGCTACTTCTACTCCAGCATTACCGTTAGAGCCTGTATAGTTAATCTCAAGAGCATCATAAATCTCAAAACCTAACTCTCTAGTTAATCCATGAATCAATCCAATAAAAGTAGAATTGGCCCGGTGAGCAAACACATCTAAAAGACGAGCTTTATAGTCTTTATTGCCTTCACCTGGAAGACGTATTAACCCTAGTGAAATACCCCACTCATCTAACTGATTGAAGACTCTACGACGAATTACCTCATTTGCTGTTTTGGTATATGTCGTAGCCATTAGGTAAATTCTACCTCATCATAGTCTTCAGCGAAATAGGCAATGTTATTCATCGCATCTATCACTGCCCGGTCATTATGCATATTGAGGCGATAGTATCCTCCTGCCTTGACCCATAAGTTACCATCTATATCAAAATCGACACCACTTACATCTGTTACTAGACTAGCTAATGAGATTTCAACAATAGCGTCCAGAACATCAACAGTAACAACTCTCTGATCTGTATGAGTTTCATCTGCAAACTGAGTCTCAAGAGTAAAGATATGGTCTCCAACTTCAGTTGGATTCAACACCAGAGTAGGGATAAGAACACGGCCAGAAGGGTCAAAAGACTTATGGTCAGGTCTATACTGCCACTCGAAAAGAGTATCAGCTACTTCTGTACCATCTGCCAGAATAGCTTTCCTGGTCCCATCAGGGTAAGTATGGAACATACGAGACCGCTGAGGGTCTGTTGCATAATGAGCTAAATCTGCATCAATAACTAACTCGCCGCCAGGAGGAACAAAGTCTGAACTAGTAACTATACGGCCGAAAGCATCAAAATCTTTGTCTATCAATGCCGCAAGATTTGGAATAGCAAGGTCTCTTAAATCATAGATGAACAACATATCAGGCATCAAAGGAGCAATACCATCCCCCACAACAAAAAGAAATCGTCTGTGTGGCATTAATGCCATACCTGTAGCCATTACTTCATTACCTGATGCTGTTCTTAATTGTGTTTCGCGTACAGTATCTAATACTGCATAACCACTACGAAAAGTTGTGTCATTGACAACAGTATATTGCTTTTTTTGCAGAACTGCACCAAAAGAACCAGGATATAGAGAAGGATTGACTTGCGATAGAGTAGTTAGACTCCATTTCTGAACACTACGTACTCTATCTTCTGTCCAAGCAGGTTCTGTAGTATCAAGAATTGGCCGTTCTTCTTCTTGAAACTTACCTGATACTACCCTAATATGAGTATCTTCTCCTGTTAGATAAGTAACATCCACTTCTTCTACATAACTGAAAGTTCGTTGTGTTGTCCGACTATCATTGAAAAGAAAGGAAAGTTTCTCAACTATCTCTTTTCCGAAACGATCCTTTCCTTTAATCGTGACTTGAGCTTGTTGCCGAGACTCTGCTGAATAGAATAAAGAACCATGAGTAATAGTAACCGTCAGCTTATTGCTAAAAGGCAGAGTTGCATTGACAACAAAAGGAGCTTGTGAAACTTCTGCAATAAACAGGTTGGCATCTACAACTACATGCAGATTCGCAATACTTTGACTCTCAGCAAGACTGACTCGTGTTGGAGGAGATTCATAAAAGAGTGTTTCAAGACTATTAGGGTCTGTCAGAGATACTGTATACCAAACACCACTCTTTTTCCCCCGCATTGTTGGAGCTATTAAGACTTGATGACCCGGGAAATCTTCTGTGAATTGTAATGTGAAACCGCGTAATTCTACTTCACTAACTGGCCCCAAACCATTACAATCACAACGAATTAGCCAGTTATTTGCTAACTCTCGCTGAAGTTGCATCCTGAAATCTTCTAAAGGCTGAGCAATAGCATTAAGAACCTGAGCCCCAAGAGACTGTCTATCTTCCCTAATTACACTCCAACGAGGATATGAATTACACATATCCTGAGTAATATTAGGCAGATAGTATTTTCCTTCCATACCTTAAATCCAACTTATAGTGATAGCATTGATATCATCGGGATAGATAATAATTCTGCCGAAACTAGTTGTAGCATCTATCGGGCTAAGATCTCGCGGAGGATCAACCTTACTAAAGCTAGGATCATCTGGATCGGCTTTTTCATCATAGTACATTTCATCAATCGGTCTCCCGGGAGTGATTCCCATCGTCTGGATTTCATCAGATACCTCCATCACTCTCTGAATTGCTTCAGCTAGAGAAAAGGATTCACCGATATCCAGAGAGTTCACATACTCCTTCAATGACTGTCTTACATCTCGAGTAATAGCTGTCTGTTCTGAAGAAGTAATTGTCCTCCGAGACTTCAACGAAATGACAAACTTGAGTGATATTGTATCAGGAGCCTTTGCTATAACGTAAAGCCCTACTCCTTTCTTTTCTTCAATCGCTGCTTGAACAGCATCAATTAAAGACTGAGAAACTGTCGGTGTCGTAGACTTCAACAGAACCTCAAATGTTCCAGCCCCCTGAGCATAAGGATATAACACCACATCTGCTACCCCAGGCACAGCTAAAGCTGCCATCCTGATAGATGTCGAGTTAGCTGCTTCTGCCGCCACAACTTGCTGACTAAGCCGATACCGATAACTAGCGTCTGTCTCTGTGTCAGAACCATTATCAATCGAAGAAGTATTGATAACTTTCAGGTCAGTATAGTTATCAATCCCATTGAAATCATGATACTTTAATTGATAGCGACCTACACTAGCAGCAGACCCTGAAGCTAAAGATTCAACAGGGACATATTGTTCTGAGCGAGTACGATTGAGAACTACACTAACAGGGAGTCTATACTCTGCTATTCCAGTAGTTGTAGGACTGGCGCTGATATTGACACCGGCAGGAAGAGTAATATCCAGGCCGCCGTTAATAGAACCGAAAGTACCTGTTTCGACATAGAACTTTACGACTAGCTGACCAGCAGATACAGAAGCTCTAGTAGGTTGGCGACGTTCTAAAGACAATAGTTCGCCTAACCAGTCAAGGAATTTTCCTTCTGCATGACGAATGAAAGAAAGAAGAATAGTCTCATCAAATTGACGATAAGCTGTGGCTAAACGTTTGGCTACTGCTTCAGTCAAAGCTCGTGCTTTGGTTCCAGGTGCGGCAGTAGTTAATGCTGTATTATTGACGAGATCGGACACAATCTCGCTGACAATATCTTCTTGTGTTCTACCAAAGAAAGGCATGCTTTCCTCCTAGATAACTATTCCTTTACCACCAAACATGAACAAGAACTGTAGCCTTAAAAACCCTTCTTCAAGAGAATTTCTAGTAGTAGGCATAGCCTGAACCGCAATCAAAACTAACACAGACTCATGATTCACAGGAGTAACTTTGATAGCAAGGTCACTGGGTTGGACCTTGGCGTTAGCTACAATCGATTCAAATAGACGTTTATGAATAGCCTGAGCAGTATCTCGAGTATTAGGTTCTCCAATAAAACTTTCAATGTCAGCACCAAAATAAGGGAAGAACTCCCAATCTCGGAATTCTGATCGGACAATCGACACTACCATTTGACGCAATGCCTCAATCTGATCGTCTCTTGTATCAAATAGATCTCCATCCGGCCCTAACTCATAATCGCCGTTCCAGCTAAATGAAAGCTCTATCTGGTCGTAATTCCTAGGCAATTATTACCCCGCTGCTGCAGCTGCTTGTAGAGCTAGTGTTAATGCTACAAGGGGAGCTGCTGTTTGGACGAGAGCTAATAGAGGCATCATGGGTACATTGATAACCTTGGCCGGCATCATAGAAGCAATAGTAGAAGGCATGATATGCAAAAGGTCAGGTCCTGCATTCTTGGTCAACATAGCCTGTTCTTGAACATCTGTCCCATGAACAGAGAACTCTCGAGAATACTGTTTGAACTTTCCCTTAGGAGTCAATGACTCTTGCTGGCCATCAACATCCATGTGAATGCCAGTTTCATCAACAATAAACGTCACATTACCTTCTCGAACTAACATTGATAACTCCTCTGCCTATTATACTACAATCCAAATCCGTAAACAGGTGGCTTAGTAGGCTCTTGCTGAATATCTATCCCTCCAGCTATTGTAGCCAAAATAGTATCTCGCGCCCCTCCTGCAGCCTCTGTTGCATTAACTATATCTTCTTTCAAGGCTAATACAGTAGCTATTGGGTTACGCCATAATTGGTCAACAATTACTTCTACATAGGCACCTTTGAGTTTTCTGGCAGGGTCTGGGCCGAAAATCATATCCAGAACTTTGGGGGCATATCCTAAAACAATCCAGCTACCTCCATTCAGAAAGTGTTGAGGATTGCTTTCAGATACAATTTTAGCTAAGGGAAAAGTCTTTCCATCCTTAGTTGCTAACTCTCTGATAATACCTGTAGTTCTGTAAAGATCAGGTTCTCTTTTCCAGCTACTGAGATTCTTTTCTCTACGAAGTTTATCTACTATCCTCATCTCTTGTTACTCCGGAGAAGGTCCAAGACGAGATGCCTTGCCAAAAGGCTTTCCAATCGAAGTAAGGTCGCCACAGTATGCAGAAAGTTCCGCCATAGCGTCGTAGATACCACTTGCTCCATCACTAAACCATTTTACTGCTTCACCAACTGGTCGCCAGAACCAACTGGTTTGAGTATATCTGGTACCAAGACCAGCAGAAAGGGGTTTACCATTTAAGACCAAAGGTGTCACACAAATAGGATTACCATACTGAGTATAATGAACAATCTTTTTACCCAACATGGCTATTCCCAACATACTACCAGTTAACAAAGCCCCTCCTGCAATAGGAGTCGAGGCAACAACTAATCCACCAGCAGCAGAACCACTATAGGAAACACCGCCGGGAAGTAGTTTCTGAACATAATTCATCCAAGCTGGAGCACCTTCACCTTCAGGACCAGCATTCAAGTTGGCAGTATTATAACCATACATACCCTGAACTAGATAACCAAGAGCATCATGAACAGACATGGATGCCCATTCTCCTATAGATACACACATTCTGGGCTTGATAATAGTAATAAAGCCCGTCTCCTTACTTAATGTATGAGTAACAGCACCTACTTCAATAGGCCCGACCATATCGGAATAAGTATCAAGAATGAAGATGATATCGTGAACTTTGATATCAGGATTCCCTAGAAGAACTAGTTCGCCAGTATAGGCCTTTCGATATCCTTTCTTTAGAGCCGAGAGAGCATATCTGACTGCCATAATCTTGGATTCACAGTTAATCATCTCTTCGCCAGCTAGACGAAGTTCTCTAACCAGATGGTCAGGAATAGTCGCATGGCCTTTCATCTCGACTACTCCACTATCATGAGCATGACTTTCGAACTCGAACTGTTGAGTATCTTCATTGAAGCCGTCAACTTCGTTGTACTCAACAGCTACAGTATTAGCTACACCTTCAGGACTACTCCTAATATTGTTTGAAATGATATTGCCCCAAGAGGTAGCAACATGGTAATTACGGAATGGCTTAATTTGTTCGCGGCCTAAACCTTCTTGTAGAAGTAATTTATCCCGGTACTGTGCTATAAACCTACGTTCTACTTTTTGATAACTCTCGATAGACTGATTCAATAACCAAGAACTTGAACCTACATCAGGCAACCACCCTGGCCAACCTAATATCTGAGTTAGTCCTTCATGCCATTTATTGACAATACCTTCTGTCTCTTCTTCAAAAGGCTTTATAACTTCTTTCTCTATCTCTTGCTGTTCATGTGTCTTTAAGCCTCTAGCAAAATAGAATTGACTAGGAACGCCAAAAAACATAGTCATTCTGGGTCCCCAGGTGTCTTGATAATGCACAGGGTAGGCAATACACTCAGGATGTCGTAAAGTCATCTCCTGAAAAACATCCCAGATTGTAGTTCGATAGATAAAGTAGCGGAGATTGCTAGCAAAAAACCAACCTCCTCCACCAGATAGTTCTGAATCAGGAGGAAAAAGATTATCATCAGAAGGGTCTAGAATTACTTGCCAAGTTTTAGTTAGAGCATCTCGGGAAGGATTCCGTTCATAAGGTTCCCACCGACCAAAGTGTTTCATCTCAGGTTCTGCCAGGAGTTCAGATAATAGCTCTCCTGTCTCTGCATCATCGCCAAAGAAAGTTCCTGTCTCTTTCTCAGAAGGCTCTTCTAATCCTTTAATCACTTGTACAAGTTCATAGCCATAAGAATCAACAACGATAGTTACTACGTCAGTAGTTTCGTTGAATTCAACACCTGACACAGTGCCAACAAGGAGAGGAGTCAGTTTATCAGGATTGGCATCATAGCCCATCTTGAGTTCAACTTTGAGTCCTTCTTGGAGTAAGAATGACTTGATAGGATTCTCTTGTTCTGTATCCATATCTTTAATATTCTGACTCTCCCCCTTATTTGTCAGATTAGTCTCATCAGCTCCAAAAGCTCCAGGGTCACCGGCAAATCTTCTATTAGAAAGATTACCCCCGACATTAGAAAGAGTAATCACTGCATTGGAGACAGGGTTATCCTCATCACTATGGAAAGTAATTGAATGGACTGCCGAGTATGAAAAGAAATCATCAAATTGATGAACTGTCCGACGATTTTCATCTCGGTCTTCTTCAATGAAGTAGAGCTTGAAAGTTGGAAATGCCCGGCGCATTGTATAAGTATTATTCTTGAGCAATGACTCTTTAAGACTCTTCAGACTTCTATCTAGTAATGAATCTCCAAGTTTATATCCTTCTCCCCAAGCTCTTTTCCCTACCTCTGAAGCAATAGACTTGTTGAGTACAAAATCAGGGTCAACCTTCCCTGCTCTTATATATCCCGAAGGAATAATTCCAATAGCTTCCTGAAGTTTACCCCTATCTCGAATATGACATTCAAAATGTAAATGTCCTTGTTTTGGGTCTTGTCCACTACGACTTCTCTCATCACAACCTGGGAAAATTGGTCCGAGAGATTGTCCTTTCTTAACTTCATCTCCGACTTTGACAGGAATATGTGACCGAATATCCATATGCCAATACTGAGTAGCAAGACCTACTTGAGGATGTTCAACTGTAATGACAGTAGAATAATCTCGGCCATCAAGGACTTTATATCCCTGTTTGATACTAGATACTCTACCATCAGCAATAGACAAAGCATCAGCATCTGACTGACCATTAGCATCTCGACTATCAGTAGGCCAATCTTGTCCATAATGAAAAGAATTGCCACGCCAGCCAAAAGGAGAAATCACTCCACCATACATAAAGATAGGCTTATCTAATGGCTTTCCAAACTGTTCACGAGCTGCTGTTACTCCTCTTGACGCAGACGACCCTACAGAGCCTCTAACAATATCATTAGCTCCTAGACCATGAGTAATAGCCCCTTCATTCTTTACTTTGAATTGCGCGTCTATAATAGAATCATATCCATTCACTACATTCTCGTCTGCCCAAAAAGCAGGACCGGAGAACTTGCCGTTTCTTTGAATTTTCTTAGCTATAGAAGCATTACGACGCTGTCCAGTATCAATCTGGTCAGTCAAATAATTTCGTGCCGCCATTGCTGTTTTACCAGCACGACCTTTTGTGTTTACTATTTTGCTAATATTGCTATCAAGGGCAGCTCTCTCAGCCTTGGACAGATGATTCTTTAGATAGACTTCATTAATCCAAGACAAGAGAGTTGTATCATCTCCTCGGCCATGGTCCATCAAAAACTTATACTGACCTTGAACAATATCTTTAGCCGTATCAACCATTGCTCCTAAAGCTACAGGATCCCAAGCAACAGCTCCTTCGTCATAGAAATAGAAGTCAGGATTGATAAAGTCTCCACGCTGAGCTTCTTCAATTGTTTCCAAAGCCATATCAGGATAACAACTATTGCCTCCCAGAAGTCCTATCTTCTTGATTCTCTCCCAGATATCCATGAAATCAGTGACATTCTTTAGATATCCACGACGAATGATATTGCCGCAAATAGCCCAAATCTGTAAATCAATCTCTCGAACAGCTTTCAAGAGAATCTTCTTTAAGTTATCCTGAGTATTCTGTGATAAACCAGCTACCTCAATCAACGGTCTACGGCCTACAGTTACTTGACCTAATGGAGGATTTACAACAGAGATAGGAGTTTTACCAGACGAGACAGAAGGAATATAAGAAAGATCAGACTTCTCACTATAATCTTGACGAAGAGAATAATCTTGATGGTACTTGCCACCAAGAGGAGCTGTGTCTTTAGTGACTGTCCCACGATTATAAAAGGCCAAACCCTTTCTAGCTTGGTCTACCAAGAAAGAACCAGCAAGTGTCGAAGCTGTTAACTCTGATTCAAAATGAACAAGGATAGCCAAAGTGTCAGAGATTCTAATATCCGAGAATGCTTCAGAGATTTCTTTGTTAAGTTTTGGTGTCGAAATACTTTGTAGATAGCTAGTCAGTTTTGCTCCCATTAAAGGAACGCCTGCATCTGTTCCCTTTTGATGCATTTGAACCATTGCAGAAAGAGAATTAAAACCTTCTGCAATACCTGGAATACCATTATTAAGCACAGGAAGTAACTGACTCTTCACAAAATCTATCAGAAAACTCATCCCTCCTGGGTCTTGTACTAATCTTCCCCATCCTCGTTTAACTACCCACTGAGGCATATAACCAGGTGTCTTTTGTCTATCCCAAAGATTTGCTCTTACTGCTCCTAATTCACTAGAATCACCATTATCTAGGTCCATGAGATTCTTGAACTTTTCTAATAGAGCTTCTTGAATTTTGGGTTCAGTATCCAAGTAAGGAGTATAAGCCAAGTCTTGATTAACATCTTTGGCCGCAGCATCAACTGAAAAAGAAAGAGAGGCGGCATACTGACCTGGATTTCCTTCAATAGTAGTAACACTCAAGTTCTCGGGGACTAGATACTCTACTCCAAACATTGCAAGAAAATCATTTACCACAATCAAAGGATTTGAACGAGAGAATGCCCGCATTCGTAAAGAATTCTCTTGTAGAGCATCCCAACAAGATTGTAAATCGGAAATAGCTTCTGACCCATCCACTAACAGGTTAATCATTACTTTTCTATCAGCACCACCGACATGTTGAATAGTAGCATACTGATGACCGGCAAGAGGAAGCTGTACGTAATGATTAACATGTTGGAAAGCAAGGTCAGTTACTACAAAAGAAGGAGGATGAATAGGTAGATTCCTGCTGCGCCACATTACATCAAATTTGGCAAGATGAGCAGCTGTTCTGGTAAAACTCGTAAGCCCAAGAGGAGATGCAGCCATGTTGATAGTCTCATCTCCAAGTAACCGCCAGCCACCTTTCTGAAGAATTTCCCAGACCTCAGAAAAATCACGAAGCTCTCCCATTATTGATCTCTCAATAACGTAGCTTAACTCATGAGCTACCTCTATAGCTTCGCCCCAATTATCAGTAGCTTTTTCTTGTAACTCTTTAGCTCTTTCAAGAATAGTCAAAAATATCTTTTCAAACTGTTCCTGTTGAAACATCAGATGTTGATCTTCAGCATCAAGATCAGCATCTTGTTCTGGAGTCTGAACTTTTCCTTCTCCAGCTTCACTTGTCTTCTTCGTCTCTCTTTTTACCAGATCAAACTCAGTCCAAATGAAACGAAGATCTACTTGAGCCCTGGCCGGAGGATAGATGACATAATGTCGATCCACCATAGCTCTGCTAACCCAATCCATCCAGGGAACACTATTTTGTGGATTATCAGCGGCAACAGGTTCTTCATTCTCTTTGACATAGTCTTTGACAAACCGATAGCCAGACGAAAAAGGAAAATAGTTAAACCAGTCAATAACTAGTTCTAAAGAAAGATGATCTCGGTCTCCCTTGTTAGTATGAACAATAGCAGAGCGTACACATCCGGCCATATTTCTGACATCATTAGCATTAGCTGTCATATTCTGACGAACATACTCATTGTCGATATAGACATAGGGAGTAAGAGAAATCTCAGCCATCAAGCGTTGGAGTTTATCGATATCTTCTTTTCCAATAAACTCGATAGCAAGTTGAATCTGGGCTGCGGAATGACCACTTCTGATATGTAGAGGCGTAGAAGAACGAACAACATCCCAACGGAAGTTATGAGGAGTCTTGTCAATCTTGATACTGGTAGGAGGAATATTCAGTCTGATATCGTTTAACCAGAAAGCATCATTACCATATTTTCCTGTCCCACTAAATTCCGCCACTATATCTCTCCTAATACCATATCTTCCGCTTGTCTCTGAGAGAGCTTGTTTCGCCAATTACGGACATTGACATTAATGTTAGCACGATTCCTTGTTACTTGCGAGAGTTCACTAGCTAATTGATTGGCATCAACATCTGCTCTCGGACGAGCTGATATTTCGGCTCGCCAAGTATTTTGAACAAATCTACCAGCCTTCTGAATATAAGCCTTGGGACTAGCCATAATTCCAGCAGGAGCCCCAGGATGTCCCTGAAGCATTAACCCAGGTTGAGAAGGCCCAAGAGGTAAATCAGTTCCCGACCTCCGCCCCATATCCGGTCTAGGCGGAGCTTTGTCTCCAGATACTACAGGACCTGGAGACGAAAAGAATGACCCAATTGCTAAAGCTCCTGCAAATCCAAATGCTAAAGGTGTAGCATGAGGTAGGATACGCTCTCCAGCTTGAGCTAATCTCCGAAATGCTGAAGTAGCTCCTGAAGCTAAACGCTCACCCAAAGCTTCTTTTCCTGCTCCTCCAACAAGCATTTCCATACCCGGAAAGATATCTAATAATCTCCTGGACTTCTGAGCTGTCAAGCCGAAAGCTTCTGCCATAGAGACTTTAGCTCTTGGATTAGTGATATGGCGCATAAGAGTAGCAGGACTAACTTTAGCTGTTGGGTCTACAATTTGAAGTTGTTTCCCCAAGTCAAAGAGACGACCCAAATCACTTTCAAGATTATAGGCTTTAAGAGACATAGCTTCTTGAGCTGTACCAGATAATCCAGCCATTAGAGATACAGACCCACCACCAAACATCTTTGTTGCCGCTTGTCTAAATGGATCTGTTGAACCTCTAGCATCTACAGCACTACGAAGATATCCAGCTATACCCCCTATTGCCTGTTGTCTTTGTTGTGCTGATGCTGCTGGATTCATACCTAGTTTCATCCAGTTAGCTACATTTTGAGCTTCTCTTGCAGCTGTCTCCATCTGTGCAGTACTATAGTGTCTTGCCGAAATAGGGACCTGTTCTACAAGACCTAATAGACTCCCTAGTTTTAATGCTTCGTCTGTCCCAACAGCTCCACCTTCCAAACCATGTAATACACCAGCTCGTAAAGCACTAGAAGGAACAGAAATGATTCCTGTCATCATCTTTTCCATCTGTCCTTTAGTAGCTTCGAGTTGTCGAATCTTATCCAAAGACATACCTGCTGGCAGTTCTCCTCCAGGAGCTTTCATGCCTTCAGAAATCAAAGCATAACGCATAGCCTCAGATTGAACCATTTTCTGAGTAGTAATAGCTTTGGTTTCAGAAGGAAGGAAAAAGAGATTACCATGGTCAGCATCATAGTCACCGAAAGCAGCTGCTAATTCATCTACTCGCCATCTCTTAGTCTTCCCCCCAAGAGATACTTCCATTGCTTGTTCAGGCATCAAGAGTTGTGATTTCTTGAGTGTTGGGTCAATCCGAGCTCTAACAGTCTGTAAACTTAATGGATGAATAGTAGGGTGCCGCCAGAAAGCTGATATAGCTCCTTCTTCAGACCAAAGAGCTTTCTGAACTCTTTTAGCTTCTGCTGCTCCCCGTATTCTTTTAACTTCTCCCAGCATCTCAGACGCATCATGCTGACTGACTGCTACCTGACCAGCTTTTAACTTAAGACTTTGTTCCATAGCTGTGATAGTAAGAAACCTACTCATTGGAATCTTACCTCTGAGTAATCCTTTGACATTTGAACCGCTACCAAAACCAGTCAGAGTAGCAAATAGAGCCGGGTTAATACCTCTTTCTAGAGCAGCAGTAGCACGAGCAGAAGCTTCTGCAGGAGACCTACCAAGTTCTGTTGCTCGCATTGCTTCAATAACTTCAGAGAATGGCTCAACAAGATAATTACGAATAGGTGTGCCGCCAGGAACATCTCTGGCGCCCATCATGAATTCCATATGTTGAGTCCCTGGTACCCAGAACTTTTCTACATTCGCTTCTATCCCACCAAGATTCATAGCAAGAGTGCCTTTAGGTTTGGCCCAAAAACCTTGTCCTCCACGAGCTTCAATCATTTCAGCTAATTCATGGGCAGAAGAAGGAATCATTTCAAGAGGAACTGCCTCTCCTGTTTTAGTAGTAGCCTGGCCCATAATAGACCTTACAGATTCAAGTAATTCTGCCCCGGCAGCTTCTAATTCAGGAGCCTGCCATCTACGTGCTTTCAAGAGTTCTGCCATAACTACTTGTCCTTCTGGTCCATAATGAGCACTTGTAAACAACATACGTGGCTCAATAGAACCCATCCCTCCAGCTCCTAGCTCAGTAGTAGGACCTTTGGATGCAAGACGGAACACCCCTTGAAGTCGTAATGGGTCTTTTGCTAACGCCTGAGCAAATCTTGTTCTTGTCGCACCAGCTCCCATTCCTAATTGTTCTAGTCCAGCTTCTACAGCAGCAGGAGTTTCCATTCCTTTCAAGCCGGCCTCAGAATAATATCGTAAACCACCAAAGACTTCAGAAATGTGAACAGGAGAAAGAGGCCCATATTGTGTTTCTAATGCTGCTGCTCGTCCTAACATAGTCTCTGCCATAGTCTGTGGAGACCATCGTTCTGTTTGCATTCTTTGAAACAATCCTTCAACAACCTCTATGTCATGCCGTAACAACTGTATTGCATCAGCTCCTGCCCGCTTCATCAGCTGTCTTTCTAGTTCCATCAAGCCAGTAAACATTTGTTGATGTTGTAATGCCCGAACTCTTTTCAGTTCTTTAATAGGCGATACTCGTTCACTTCTGGCTATACCTCGTATAGCATCACGATGTATTTGTCGTACTAACTCAATACGTTCTGCTACTGGTAAATCTGTTCGAGCTTCGACAGCACGATAAGCTTCTTCTAAAGAAACCTCTTGTGCCATACTTTTCCAGGCCTGTTTATCAAAAGGCATTTCTACTCGAGGTCCAAAGAAGAACTTAGTTGATACAGCAGAACCTGCTTCTACAGGAGGAGTCCATTGAACTTTGACTTCAATTAAATCTTGAATAGCGCTTCCTTTAACTTTAGGAGTACGAGCTAAACTAATAACTTCTTCGCCTTCTTCAAGAAGTCTTACTGCTCCTGTTGCTTCTTCAAACCCTAGCTGTTCAAGTCTTCCAAAAGTACCTGGCGCTATAGCCTGGAATTGTTGGCCGCCAGCCATAAAGTTTCGTAATTTTTCGCCTACATCTAACTCAGATGCTTGAATTCGAATAGTCTTTACAGATGTTCTTTCTGTCAAATCTCGCACTATTTGTGATTCTCGTGAAATCCCAGCACCATCAGACATCCATTTAGCTTGACGACGCATAAGGTCATAATCAATAAAAGCAAGTCGCTCTAATGGCTCTGGAATAGCTTCACCATAAATTGCTGGCTTGAAAGCAGACCATGATAGTCGAGTAGGATCTAATCGTTGAAGTTTTTCAGCAGCTTCAATAGCTTTTGGTGATGGGCCCCAGTCTCTAATTGTGATTTCAGGTCTTGCTCCTACTCCCCAGAGGTCTCTATATTGACCTTCAGGAGTAAGATAAGAATAGCCAAAAGGGATAATATCACTTGTCGGAACAGTACTAACCGTCGAAGCCAAAGAACCTTTAGCCACACCGGCATAACTCATTGGCTTCCCGCCAACAGCTTCAGAAAGAACTTCTAGTTTTCCTCCTTCTAGACCGTAAGGAACTAACCGACCTACTGGTCCTCCTTCTGCTAATTGCAGACGAGTAATGTAACCACCGGCACGAAGTTCTTGGTAAGGTTCAAGTAATCCGCCGATAGCAGGAGTAGATTCACCCCTCCATGTTCCCATTTCAGCTCGATACTGTTTGAACAGACTTCTAGCTGCTTCTGGACTAGTAGCTGCTTCTATATTGGGTAGATATTGTTCTGCCCGCCAAAGAGCAAATTCAGAGAAAGTCATTGCTCGGCCAGCTACACCTTCTTGTCCATATACCATAAACCTACCAGGCATAAAAAGACTTTGCCCAACAGGCCCAGTACTAATCATTCCTCCACCAGGACCAAAAGCCATAGGAACATCCAGATGATGAGCAACTCCCCCAGCTTCAAATCGAAGCGAGCCTACTCCACCAGCACCAGGATAGACACTAGGAGCATAAGAGAATTGAGCTCCATATTTTGTCTGGAAATTAGCAAGCTTCTGTTTCATAAACTCTGAATTACCACTAAGCGCTCTGAAAGCATCCATCCCTACAACTTTACGAACTGGAGAAGCTCTTCCAGACAACCGAACCATATCCGGATGTCCCTCTCTTGAAGCTTTAAGTAGCTCGAAAAAGTTCTTCCTGAAGTTATCAAAAACGCCCCGAGTTTCATCCAAAGTCTTTCGAGTACTTAATTCATGGCCAATATGTTCAATGATAGCCTCTGGCGAAATTGCTTTAGCAGTCCCGCTAGTCCCAAACATTTGCATCAGTTTACTATGTTGACTTCGATAATGAGGACCTCCATAATAAACAGCTCCTTCCCATGCTGTCCTCAAATGATTAGTTAGAGGAGGTAGAGGACTGGTTTTAGATTGTCCTTCCAATACTTTGACTATTCTTTGAACCGCCTCATCTATTTCTACTTGTTCAACTGGCCGTACTCCAGCTTTTTGAACTAACTCTTCTATAGCTGTCCAAGCTTTTTGAATTCCTTTCCCTCTATCAGCTCCTGCTCGTAAAGTAGCATTAGCAGCCTCAGCTTGTTTGACATTACGAAGAGTAGTTAGAGCACCAACTCCAACAGCTCCTGCCATAGCCAAGCTAGCTAAAGTACGTCCGCCACTTTCTGTTCGTTCATCAGACAATTAGAATTGCCCTCGCATTTCTTTCAATTGGTCGGCCACATCATATTCAAGATTCACATTCACTTCATTCTGATTTCCCATTCCTCGATGCATAGAAATCATAGCTGTCGAGATATCAAGGTCAGTCATAAGACTTTTCAAACGTCCTTCGACCTCCCACTTACTCATTGTACCCCGAAAATCTTCTACTGCATCTTCGTTAATATATGACTTGTAAGGCATTGTTAGCATACGGTCAGGCCATAAACCATAATCGTGCATATCCATACCTTCGTCAGTGATATACTTCATAGCCACATCATCTAAATCGACCTGAGGTAAGAAGCCTATCCACGAAGGTCCTGGCATAGAGAACCCTAGTTCTTTAACTCTTTCAGCTATCTTTCTACGTCTAAACCAATCAGCATAGTTTTCTCCTTGGATTCTTGTAGAAAGGAATTCACCATATAAATCTTCATCAATGGGAAAACCTTCTGTCTTGACAGCTTCTTGAATACCAGCAATCTGTTCTTCAGCCTCGGCCTGAGACATACCTACTAGAGTATCGTTTCTAATAGAGTCTCGTAAGGCATCCATATACTTCAAATGCCATTGGCCGACAAGGAGAGGTTTTTCTACTTCAGGAACTATTTGAAGAATTCGATTTTTCTCTTCGTCTAATGTCACATCAGAAAAGGCTCTGAAGTAATCTCTCTCAGAAGAAGGAATAGACCTGTATAATTGAGATAGATTGCGGCCCATGACATTAACACCAGTAAGAGTAGTCCGCCGCAAATCTTCATATTGATTGGCCGCTTCTTGATTTCCTTGCTCAACAGCCACTCTCTTTAATCTTGTATACTTGACATATTTCAAAATATCGAAGAACTCAGAAACACCTCTTTGTTCTTGAACAGCAGTAGGAATACCTTGCCAGCCAAAAGCATTAGCTGTCTGCATGAAAAAAGGTTTGATGAAGTCTGAATAAGGTGAACCCCACATAGCAATCTTGGGGCCATACAGGACTTCTCTTTCATATGCTTGAATAGAAGTTCGCATATGAAGTAATTTGGACGCAGGAGCTAAAGGAGTCAAAGCTTCTAGAGGAGTCTCTAAAGCCAGACCAATAGTTTCCCAGTAAGTCCCTAATGTTCTACCAAAGAGACCTACTCCTTCTCCTCGTTGAGCTCGTTTCCTGGATTCAAGAAGCATATCTCTGGCAGATTCAGTGCCTCGGCCATATCTTTCTTCATAGAAGCGAGTCCCTTGTTTTTGTTCTTCTACTTGGCTTCTTATCTTTTCATACCAAGCAGTCTCATCTTCTGTTAATTGTCCCTGTTTAACAGCTCTAACCATCTCTCTCTGAGTAGCTTTGAACTGAGTAGAATATGGTGCTGACCGGGCCAGTACATAATACTGCCAGGGAAGAGGATAATCTTCAGGAGCTACTCCTTCTAATTCAGGATGAATAGCAGCTAACCCAGGACCAGGCAGCAGAGCCTCGCCCATGGGTATTTTCATGAAAGGGTCACCATGAAGAAAATCAGGTGACCTTTCTCCAGGCCCAGGCATCCATTCTGGCATCTGGTTTCTAATAGGTGGTTCTATTCTAGGTATCTGTCTTTGTTTATGAGGATAGAGTCTGCGCCACCATTCTGTTACTCCAACAGGGTCACCCATTTGGCCTTCCCAGAAACTTCTGAGTTCTTCTCCTCCATACATAGCTCCAGCAGTTCTGAGTCTAGCTTCTTGGTCCCACCAGCCCGGTCTTCCAGTAACTGCTTCTTTAACAGATTCCAACATGAAACCTGGTAGTCCAACGACTTCCTGCATCCGGTACATCTGTTCGCCTAACATATCTGTCAGGCCGCCTTCAGGACGTAAAGCTCCTGGACCTGTACCTCCTAATCCAGGAACAGAAGGAGTTTGTCTACCAGCAGGATAAAGAGTTCCACCGCCACCAGTCCATTCATCTGTATGATAATACTTGGCCGGTTTCACTATTTGTCCTAGAGTACCAGCTAACAAGGGACCGAAAATTGGTACGTCCGCAAAAGCAGGACCCGATTGGCCGTAGGGCCTATCTTCATAATGGAGGTCCTCGAGATGATAAGTAAAGTTTTGTAAGAACCATTTCATGAATGGACTTGTAGGGTCTCCCCATACTCCTGCTTCTTCTGGTTTGAAACGAGTAAGAGCAGCCCAATGAGGACGAAATTGCATAATTCTTTCGCCTTCATAGCTTGACCTGCCTGCAGGCCACCATCTGCCTTTTCTTATTGGTACATCTTCTTCACCGGAAAGTTGTCTCCAAAGAGAATCTGGTCGTTCAGAAGGAATAAGAGCGCCGGGAAGAAAAGGAAGAACTAAAGCTGCTCCAGCAGCTGCTCCTAACCAACCACGAAGACTTGTTGGTGATTTGGCTCTAAGTATATCTCCTACCTTGCCTAATTGTCTACTAAGCCATCCAGGTTGTTGGCCAGTAAGGTATTTGCCGCTATAGAGTTTATCCATAGCCCAGCCCATGACTTTTCCTTGATAGTCACGTCGGCCAAGAGCACCTTTTACACTACGCTCAATGAAATGACCCATTCGGCCTTCGAAACGAACAGCTCTTTGTTCAGCTTCAATAGCCATCTTCTCTAATTGAGCTTGATGTTCAGCTGAAAGAAATTCTACTTTGCTCCACTTTCTAAAATCTCGGGCTTGGCCTTGTAATAGGTCAAGAGCTCTTTTATGAGGTTCAGTCATCTGTTTATAGATTCTTTGTTTATGTAGATAACCAGCCGTCATACCCATAAAAGCACCAGCTGCTGGGAAAGCCGCAAGATGAGTCAGACTTGTAGAACCTGGAGCTGCTTCTTCTTGCCATTCTCTAATGGCATGTAGACCTGTATATTCAGCCGCTGTTGAAAGAGCAATCTGTCCTAACATATAACTCTTAGCAACCCAAGCATTGATACCTTCAGTACCTAATTCTCTTGTTGCCCAATCAACAGTATTCCAGGCACCAATAACCAGTGGCAGCCCAACACCTAACTTGAGTCCTAATTTGCCCCAAGTCTTCCATGCCTTGGTATGAGTTTCAATTACTCGTCCGCCAGGACCTATCATTCTTTCAACACCAAGGCCGAAAGGACGAAGAAATTCTGGCATCTGACGTTCTAATCCTTTACGTACTCTCTTTGCTCCAGGGATATATTTCTCGGCAACATCAGTCATTTGCCAGAGAAGTCTATTGAATCTTTGAGATATATCAGTAGCCACGCCACCAAACATTCTTTGGGCAGCTTCTCGTTTAGTTTTTCCTCCTGTAAGAATAAAGTGTTCACGCATCATTAAATCGCCAGAACCAATACCTTGACCTAAATACTGGAATTCACTAGGAACAGGAATCTTCTTTCCACCTCTGACTTTTTCAAAGAACGCTTCACCTGAATAAGCACCAGGAATAATACCTAGACCGCCACGAGCATAAGATTCCATTGCTCGAGTAGGACCTCGAGACATCAAAGGAGTGCGGAGAATACCTGCATGTTCCAGAAGAACTTCTCCTGCTGTTCCTTGTCCAGCAAAGACTTTCCCCTTAGCAAAAGTTGCCCCTTGCTCGATGAGAGCTGTTTCCTGAGCCGCAGATAGCCCCATTAGCTCACGATAATAGCCACCAAGGGGAGACCCTTGACCTGTCAGCCATTGTCCCCATTGTGTTCCAGGAATAAACCTGGCAGCTTGACCTTCAGAGCCAAAACCAGATAGCCAGGTAGAAGCCTGAAAAGTACGAAGAATTTTAGCCGGCGACCGTTCTTCTAAGAACCGTATCCCTTTGAGATACTGGTCCCAAATATTACCACCTCTGTAGGAAGCTCTACCTATAGCAGCAATAGCTCCTACACCACCAAAAAACTTGGTCCATTGCCAAAGAGGATTATCGTATGGTACTTGTTGTTCGCCCGTTCCTAAAACAGGCTGAGGCTGAAGGGGAGAAATATCCCAGGCCCCACTATCTCCCATTCGAAATGTGGAAGGTTGTAACATACTTCTATTATACTACTTTTGAGCATTATCAAGAGGCTTCTGTCTGCGAGTTCGACGGAACAAGTCAGCATGGGCTACCTTAGCTGTCTTGATATAGTCTGCCCGAAGCTTTCTTTGTTTTCCCCTCGCTTCTATTCTATCCCAAGCTCCCATAGTTCCTGCTATTTCTTGATTAGCACCACTGATATCTATCTCTTTGCCATCAAGAGTCTGGAACTTGAGCATCTCGGGAGGAAATACTTGTTCAGGTGCTAACTCTTCTAAAGGAATAGAAGTCTCTGGTGGTATCTGGTCTTTGGGAATTCCTGACAATTTTTGTAAACCAGTTCTCTTCTTGGCCATTTTCTGTCTTGGAGTCTCTTTAGGTTGAGCCGGGGTATCAACTATTTTGACTTCACCTTTCTTCTTATTCCATCTCCCAGTATTAGCCTTCTCTGCTTCAATAGCCCGAGCTACCATTTCTCTACGTTTAGCCAAAACTTCTGGCGGAATATCTTTTCCCTTATGTTGCGGTGCTACAGGCATCTCTGGAATACTCTGCATGCCACCAGGCATCTGATTAGCAACAGGCGGTATATTAACTCCGAAAATTCCTTGTTTCTTCTTCTCTTCTTTGGGTGATTCTAACTGTTTGATTTCAATAGGAGCTTTTAATAATCCCCGTTCAAGAAGAAGTAATTGTGCCCTAGCCAGTAATTTCAATATCTCGGCCCAAGACTTCTGGTCAAGAACATCTGGCGTATAAGTAGGAAACGCCATAAAGATTACTCTAGTAATATTGTCATACAAATCCTCATTATATACACCCATGAAATGATTAACAAAACCTTGAGTTTCTTCAGCACTTTGTGGGCCTGAAATAGCAAGGATTTGTTGAGCTATAGCAGTAACAGTTCCGGCACTAATATAGTGAGGGTAGCGGTCTTTGAATAGAGAGTCTCGGACACAATGTTGAAAGACAGCATTTTCTACTTCAGCTGAAGTAAGAAAACCTCTCTGAACAAGCTCTTGAAAACGAAGAAAGACTCTATAAGGAAGAGGAGAGACAAGAACATCTGTTCCGTCAGCTAACGAAACAAGAAACAGCTCTTCTTCTTGAAACTTTAGTTCAGCAGCTTTTTCTTGAAGAGTAAGAGGCACACGATTAGCCTAAAGCTTTACAGTCAGAATAGAAGCTACTTGTGGAGGCATGAAAGCTGAGTGTTCCATAATCGTATTTGCGTACGAAGCAAAAAGACCAGCCTTCTTCTCCATCTCAGAATCAGATAGACTCTTCCAAAGAGTCACTGCCTTGATAGTCTCAACCTCTTGGTCTACTTCAGGATTCTCAGCTACTAGCCGATTGAGCTTTGTCCATAAAGGACGAGAGATAGGATGGAAGATAAACATTTCTGTTTCGGATGCAGCAAAGACAAAAATCTCTCCATGTTCTGCCTTCCAAGCATCTAGAGTTTCTTTATCAGGCTTTGATGTAATCTGATTAAGAAGATTCTTAATGTCCGGTGGTGCCGGGGGTGTATTTTCCGTAGTTTCAGTTACTTGAGCTTCGTCAGTCATTTGGTTCCTCCATCTATCTAGTTTAAGAGAGGTGTATAGCAGTCGTCAAGAGGGAAATTAGAGTTTATCTTGGGCGAGGAAGGAATAAACTTCCAAAACATTCTCTCCACCAGGAGAAACTTGTATCTCTGAACCTAAGAGTTTTACTCCTATGAGCTTTTGTACTGTATGATTCTTCAAATTTCCCTGGGAAAAATCGCCAAAAGTTACCCAAAGTTCAAAAGGTCCCCAATGTGGGTCAGTTGCTTTTCGATATGGAGTATAAGTTGGATTACCACCTTCAGGATAAGCTATTTGTCCAGCAACATCTCCATCTTTTTTACTTCCCCAGAGCATATCTTCATATGTCTCCCAGAAGTTTTCTGCTGCCTGGTCAAAAGGTTTACCCCATGCATTTGTTTTAGTTAACATCCCAGCAATTGAATGAGTAAACTCTGTCAACTCTTCATTCTGACTTCCCCGAGCTTCTTTGTTCACAAAAGTCTGTCCACTTCCACTAGGACGACCTTCAGCCGGTTTACTCTGTCCATTGAGCTGACAAAGACGTTCAATAGTAGCCCGCATTACATCATGACTACCATTATCATTAGCAGATACTAATGGCCCTATCTCCCCTTGTCCTTGTAAAATATTCCATAAGTCTCTATATCGCTTCAAGATAAGATATAAGTAGCCGGATTCTTTGAAGTTAATAGCAAACTGGCCAGTGATTGAGATAAATCCATTTGTAGTAGCATCATATCTTCTCGAAGCATAACCATAAACCGGTTGCACATTTTCGTTAACTGAGTAGGCAAATTGAACTACTTCATCTACAAGAACATCACCAATGAATACACCGACTTGAGCACCAGAAAAATATTCATTATCGTAAACAGAAACAGTAACTGGCATAACACTGCTCCTAGAGGAATGGATTCATTCTATTCCGATATCGGGCATAATCAACATCTTCAATGAGTTTAGACCCTGTCAAGGACCAAGGCTTATTTACTGCTTGTGGCTTAGCTTGTGCATCAAAAGCACGTAATGGGTCCCAATCTCGTGCTATATATTGAAGTTGTGTCTCAGTCAATAAGTCTTCAACTGAAATAGTCATGCCCTCATTAACAAATTCTACTCCATAAAGAACCATTCTAGAAATGAACCCATATTCATTAGCTGCTACAAGAGTAAGGTCCATAGGAGGTAATTGGTCAGGAAGTTGATAGACTGCATTATCAAACCCTTCAAATCGGTTGGTAATGTTCTCCATAAGAATCCTGAATGGATGCTCATTGAATACAGTACAAATCATTGTCCCAGCAATTGTTCTTGTTCCGCGTGTATATCCTTTAGCCCCGGAAGCTAATAGAGCTCGAACAGGTACTTTCTCTCTATGTGAAGAAACAGATAAAGTCTGAGCAGTTGTTAGTTCTAAGAAAGCAATAGATTCATTTTCGTAGATTATAGTATCAGCTCCACTTGTAAGAACAGCAATTTGTTGCTCTAAAGCTTCTCTCTGAGCCCACAAAGTAGTACGTTCATCAGCAGAAAAGGAAGGAAGCAATAGTTGATCCATTACTAATGCGCTTTGAACTAATAGTTTCTCTGCTCTAGCTCTATTAGCCTCATCTATCTTCTCTTTAATATCTCGAAGAAGACCTCCTGCATTATAGATATTCAAAAGGATTCTAACATCAGTACCAGAAAAACTACTATTACCTGCAGCCCATATACTTCCTGTTTCTTTTACTCGGACGGGAAGATTCTGATAGTCTTTGATATCACGAACCCCATAACTACTCCATTGTGAAGGCAAAGCAGAAGGAAGAATCTGTCTAGTCCCTACTGCATCAGAAGACCAAATAGTCACTTTTAGCCTCGCAGAAAGAAAGAATCCGGGGAGTCTTTATTTAGACTCACCTGGATTCAGAATAACATGGAAGAGAGTTATTGACTAGTCGTTATTGGGATTACTATTTTGCACCAGCATAAAGCTGACGGGGATCTGGATTTTCGACAACAAACCACTTAGTTACATCGCGGGCAACATAAGTCATTTGCTCTTCAGATACAATATCATCAATAGAAACTCCATAACCTTCATTAAGAGTCTCTACTCCCCAAACCTTCATTACCGCAATAGCTCCATACTCATTAGCAGCTGCCAAGGTAATGTCAAACGGAGGTACTTGGTCTGCATACCAAGCAGGACGATAATTACCTGAAAGACCAATTCCTGCTCCTTCAAGAACATTTGTAGTAGAAACCGAAGCCCCACCTAGAGCAGTTACTGATCCTGGAATCGGATTGCCTGCCGCATCCCCAAAAGCTTTCGTTAAAGCAAGATCATCAAAATTCGTTCCCTGAGTAGGTCCTTCCCATAAATCTGACGATCCAGGAACAAGTTCATCATTATCAGCAAAGAACTGCATATTCATATTTTTCATTGCCGACATCATACCTGATTGGTCGAACATGATGAAAATCAGAGTACCAGCAATTCCTCGCTTACCACGAGCGAAAGCTCTTGGATTAGGACTGCCCATAGTATAGACAGGGCCTTTCTCTCGAGTAATTGAATAGGAAATAGCCTGAAGTTCTCCAACTACAGCCGATCCAAATACTGCCTTGATATCAGTCCCAGAGAAGCTGTTGTAGCTTCGTGCATATGGACTAGCTTGCTGCGCCATTCTTTAGTTCCTCCTCTTACCTTTATCTTTGCACATTACAGCGTTGCCGCAAGACTCATTGTGATCGTAATGCGCCGCAGTTCGAACTCAGGCACCAGAACTAGCTCGATTGTCGCTTCACCTGAGATTTCCTGGTTAGTTGTAGCAGAAACGTCGCAATAGCCTCCCTTCAAACCATGACCCACATAACGACCAACCACTGAATCAATTTGGGTCTTCAGAGCTGCCCGCTGTAGAGCAGAGTTAGCTTCACCAATGAAGGGATCACATACGATTCGAATATCATTCAGCACTCGCTTGACTGTCTGAACAGTAGACTGCCGCTGATAATCACTATCAGGACGAGCCGCTGTAGGTGCATCTACCCACACAACACCCTTGGTTCGCTTGCCAATCATGACATAACGGAACCGGCTCAGAGCATCAAGCTTAGTCAGATTGACGCGATAAGGTAGACGTGCCTTCCGAACCAACTTGTTAGTCGGAGCAGAACCAGTCCCTAGACTAGACACAAAGCCAGCATAAGCAGCCGACATGTTTGTGATATAGCCGTTGCCAGTCGTATCCCAAGGAGTATTCAGAACTCCCCAGCCAGCTACAATACTGAGATACTTGCCGATATCAATCAGATGGCCGTTCCCATCAATCTGTTCGATACTACCACTTTGAGTAGGATACTCATCGGCTGTCAGAACGAAACCACCATAAGCAGCACCTGACCGATAAGTGCTCTTCCCGGCCATAAACTTGTTACCAAGAAGACCAGTCCCATTATCAGCAGCAGCCGCGACATATAGATTCTGGTCATCATCATAACTATATGTAGGAGCCTTACCAATCCAGGAAATGACTGAAGCTGAATCCAGACCATGAGGCGGCAATACTCCAATCATTCCTACACACTCATGTGTGCTAACCGATTGGTTATAGCAGAAGTCTGCTAGTTGATAAGCAAAGTTGACTTCCCGGAAATCAGCAGTTGTCAGAGTTGTTCCTTCTGCATCAGTTGTTGCACTAGATAGACCGACACTTGGATACAGCTCAGCAACACCATCTCCATTCAGGTCCCACCAGAAATACCATTCACCTAGATACTCTTGAGCAAAGAGTTTACCAAGACCATCATATTGCGTTTGAGTTAGGGGAAGAGGATAAGTCTGTGGTGTAGCCGGAGTATATCCACTAAAGAGAGTAGGAGACTCGACTACGTTAGCGACATCCATATAGACTTCCATAGGCACAACGAAGTCCATAGCCTCGTTTTCAAGCAGCTTATAGGCTGCAAACAGAAGCTCATACTTCTTCATATAGCTAGGAGCTGCAGCTCCAACACCATCACTACCAGCCAGATAGGTCAGGCCGACAGGAGGATCGTCAAAGTCTACACCATCATCTGGACCAGGATCGCCAGTAACAGGAATTGTTCCAATATCCGACCCTGAAGCATCATAAGTGCCGGTAACTGCAACAATACCACCATCTACATCAGCACCTGGAGAACCATCGAAATCACGATGATAAACTAGATCGCCAGAAGCACCCCAAACAAAAAGCTCTGCTTCACTTTGGTCCCAAGCTAACTTGACACCATCAGCAGCGGTTGCGTCTTTCTGAATAGTCTTGATGACGATACCGGAATCGATACCGCTCATCACAGAGCCTACACCACCTAGAGTGCAGACATCACCACCAAAACGCCATAGCCGGAAATTCTTTCCGCCCCAACCATAAGCTTCCATCAGGCCACGAGTAAGAGACCCCTCAAAGCCAAACTCAGTAACGCCTTCAGTCGGGCTGGTGATTCTGTAGTAAGTCTCAGATTCACCTTTGGCAGCAGTACCAAGAATTAGGATTTCAGGAGCTGCTGCTATTTCTTGCAGAGTTAGCTTTCCATCCAGTTTGTTGGTAGTTACACCAGGAAGATTTTCGAAGCTCATGCTTAATGCCTCCTAGACTAGATAATTCCGGTTGACGTCTACTACGATGCGTGTCAAAGTCTTCTCACTCATTGTTGAAATCAACTCGGTTCTCACAAAATATCGCAGGGGCCTTCCATAGATTTTGTTCTTATCTTGCCCCTTTGCAACCTCTCTATCACGTCCATCATACAATACTTTTGCCACTCCGCAACTGCGGAAGAACCATTCCATCTCGAACATCAGCTTCTCTAACCAGATAGACCGGTCATTAGCTTCTTTGTTTGTTCTGCACCAAGGAGTAAGGGTAATGATGTTGTCATACCAATAGCCAAACACTAGTAATCGATACCCAGGATTATTAGGGTCAGCCGTTACTTCTCGAAGTATTGGGCCGCGATTCTTTACTGTCCCTTCAAAAGGACCACCCTGCGAAAAACTACCAGGTGCCCGACGAGCAATAGAACATGTAATAGTAGTCGTTTGTAAAGGAATATCAGGGTCTTCGTAAGTAAAAATTACTCTGTTCTGTTCCGGTTTGCCTTCCTGGATTTCATATTGAACAATGACTTGTCTGACTAGCTCAAAGAATTCATAGATATTCTTGGCTGGGTCAGGTGTTCTAGAATACTGAGTTGTCTGTGTCATGCCAAGACGAGCAGGAGTATATCGACTTAAAAGATTAGAAACATGTTTCTGAACAAAAATCTTGGCATTATCTTCGTCTCTAAATTCTTCAATCTTTTCGGCAGTTAAGAGACTAGTGTCTAGTTTACTGGACATCGCTACCTAAACCTCGTCCGTCGATATCATCAGAATGGACGGTAAATTTCCAATATTCAATACGGCCGCTAACAGAACGAATAGGAATAGCAGTACCAAGCCGATAGACTCTTTCTCTTTGGTAAGGGACAACAAGAGCACCTTCAACTGTCCGTTTCATAGAGACTATTCTGTCTTCAATATGACCACGAATAATAGTTGGTTCGACTAGATAGTCAGTATAAATAACCATTCGCGGAACTCTTAAAAGACCTGGTTCTTCATACTCTTCTCGAAGAGCCATAGCTGAATCAAGACCAACCTCGACAAGATAGTAGTCCAGCCAGCTTTCGTCCCATAAATGTCCCATACCAAGACAGAGTTCACAATCAGGGTCTCTATCTGGCTCATGTGTAACTAAGTCTACACAAGAACATCTAATCATTCTACCTTGACCATCGACTCTCATTTTTCTATAGAGACCGCGTTGAGCATGAGCAACTTCTTGTCCTGAACCATAAAGAAAATCACGAAGTTCAGTTCGTAAATCTCCTTCATAAGGGTCTAGAATAAGCCGACGATTAGCTGGAGGAACAGCAGTGCCCCAGATATCAAGGTTATTAGACATTAACCTTTGAGTCTCCTAGATAGATATGTCTTGGAATATCTACGAAGATATGGCCCTTTATATTTTACATTTCCAGCAGGCATGATTCTACCAGAAATATCTGCATCAGGACTAATCCAGTCACGACCGAAAGCAGGACGGTCTAAGTCATTATCACCCTTCACAAAATGAGCTGCTCGTTTGATTTTTACTCCACCAGATTCCATAGCTGGTAGCCAATCTTCCATACAAGCAAGAGCTTTCTCGAGAGCAATCTTGGCTTGATTCTCATGCCAAGTCACATCATGGTCGCCTACTCTCTTTCTCTTAATATCAAAGTCTTGCATAGCCTCAAGAAGAAGAACTTCTTCAGCTCTACATCTAGTCCACATTCTCCTGGCGAAGAGGAAATAATCACTCAGCGCTACAGTATCTGGACTTACAAGAGACCTATCATTAGCTTCCAAGGAAGCAGAAAGAATAGCCCGCCAAATAGTATCTTTCGGGATATTCCTGACATACCTGCCGATATCAAGCATAATCTGATTATAGTGTGTATAGGTAGGAGTATATTCTGTCGTGAAATAAAACTCGTAATCTTCTTCTAAACTCCCTCCTTCCGAAGAACGCACATCCTTATCTATTGTAATTGTTACTACATTGTTAGAACGCAGACTTGTTTCAGTGATAATACCTGAATCAACAACATTGAAGTCAAAGACATATGAAAGAGCTTCCCCATCTAACCAACCTGTCCATCTATCATGCCATACACCAGCAGTAGGATTATAAGGGACAGTATAGGTAGAAACATACACTCCTGTACTAGGACTAACAGGAGTAAGCATAGCTAGAGCAGTAGAAAAATCGCTTACATCTCCGTCAGGGTCAAAGATATAAGTGGCAACTCCACTAGCAACAGCCAAATCTTCAGCAGAATTACGGATATAAACTACTAACTCGAGGTCATGACCTGGCGAAGCTGCTGTTCGTGTTTGAGGCATACTCTACAACTCCCACCCACCTATTCTAGCATGAACTACTGCTTTCGAAACTCTGTCACTAAATCCCACTCAGAATCTAAATGCTGACCGTCAATATCATGATTGATTATACCTTTGAAAGAATGCATCACTTCATGAGCTAAAGCAGTCTCTTTAAGATTTGGCAGCCAACCTACTGTAATTACTTGTGAATCTTCCACATCACATGCTCCATTGAGCCATTCTTTCTTACATCTGAAAGGCTTACTTTCCCAGGTAAGTTTCATACCTGAAAGGACACGTCGCATATCTTCCATAGAAAAGATAGGCTGACTAGCTAAAAAGAGCATATAAGAAGCAAAGAAATTCTCTAATTCAGCTTTGGTTGTATATTCAGACCAATGATTAGAATGGGTAAAAACTTGAACACCATGAGAAGTGACGAACTTTCTACGTTTTCCTAACCAACGAACAAGTAGCCAGATGCCTCCACATAGAAGAAAAGCAGCACAAAAGCCGACAATAAGCCAGACCCACCACTCTTCCATTATGGACTGGTACCACCTGTTGACGGTTCTATAGACACAACAGGGGCAGGAGAGGATTGTGCTTTAGCTCCATTGACAACCCAATTAACAGTAATCTGAAGACCTAGGAAACCAAGAACAGCTGCTATCAAGAGGAGAAATTTCATAGGCCGAGAGGCTTTATCCATCCAATTGTCTTTCTTAGTTTCTGGCTGAATTACAGCAATACTATGTACTCCTGTAACTTCTTTCTGCGGTCTTGCTACTCCCATTTGTCCTTCTATTCGAAACACAGCAGAACGAATTTCTCCTACATCAGTTTTGATATCAGGAATAGGGGCTACTCGAACTTGTAATTGTTGAACTCCGGTCCTTAATTCCTTGATATCATCACCATGCGATTCAAGAGTACGCATGATAAGTTTCTTGTCTTCTCTATACCCATTATGCTCACTATCACTGGGTTTCGCTGGCACAGCACAACCTCCACATAAGAGACTACTGACTAGAAATAGGCTTCAAGATAGGAAGGTCAGGAGCATCATTAAGAGTCTCCTGAGGACTATAGGCTACTACAACATAGCCAGTAGGAGTATGAACTACATGCTTACTGGTTAATCCATAATCTTGGCGGAACTTATCTAAAAGTTCCTCTACTCTTTCGGCAATCTCTTGAATCTTTCGAGAACCTTCTCGTTGTACTTTCTCAGCTTCACGTTCAAGAGCTACCAATTGAGTCACAACATCATTAGGAGCTAGTCCAACAGGAATTAAATTGGCCGGAATCTTCTTAGCACTCATAAAACACTTCCTTTCTAACGAACTCTAATAGGTTGAATATCAATTGCTCCTGGACCATCATCTGGAACAGGAACTTCCGCCGTATTCAGAATATCTTTTACTTCTCTTTGCTTTACTGCTGTCAGATATCTAAACTTACCAAGAACTTGCTGGTCTACATCAACAGCCCAACGTGCAGCTTCTCTATCAATTGCCGCCTGGAGATGTTCAATAAGAGTTCCTCCATAGGCTTCAACCATAGCTGCTGCCAAATCCTTATCAATTGTCACTGTTACACTTTCAGTTGCCATTTCTTTCCTCCTTTACGGTAAATACTCTGGAGTACCACCACCCCGAGTAAAGTAAGTTGCTTGACTTGCATTCTGTCCATTAGTTTGATTGATAGTATACGTATCCTCTAAATCACCGTTAATAAACAGATATTCAATAGTCTTATCCGGAAATGTTCCATCTTCAGGAAGCTGATCTTGATAACCTAAACCACCACCATAAAGGTTAGGAACCCATATGGCTGGATCAGGAAAAGAACCACCAGTAGATTGAAACCATGATCTAACCTGGGCAGACCGTCCTTTCAGACTGTAGTCGATAAATGCTGTATTATATCCTGCACCTAGATATCCAGTATATCTATTACCATTAGTCATTGCAGCAGGAAATGCTGGCTTAGTTCCAGAAAACACACCAACAATTTCTTGATTATTTGCCCAGACTCTAACTCTATCAGCTTCTATAGCTTCATCGCCATCCCATTGTAAATAGAGATGAAACCATTCACCACTTGCTGGAGGACTAGGCAACGTGAAATCACAATATCGATAAAGAGCAGCCCCGTAATATTCGTAGTAAGACCAACGAATATAAGGAGCAGGACCAGCCGTATAGTAGAAAATAGTCTGTTCGTAAGCAGGAATAAGAGCATCATATAATACAGCATGATTAGCTACATCATCAAACTTCAGCCACATACTGAAGCCCCACTTCACCATATTATCATGCCATCCAGTAAGAGGATTAGGATTCCAGTTGATAGAAGCATCATTCCAGTTCCAACCACAGCCACCCCAATAACCAGGTAAATCAATAGCATCAATAGC